CAAGCTCGTGGTGAGCTTGATGGACGGCGATTTGATTGTGTTCCGGCCCAAAGGCACACGGCAGCGCAAGGCGGTCAGTGCATTCGACTTGTATTCCTACGTCCACCGGGTTGAGGTCGCTGCGCTCGCACGGGCGAAGCGTGAGGCCGCCAAAGAGCGGCGGGCGGCGAGGGGGCGTGCTTGAGCCTTTTAATATGGCAAATTCGCCGCAATTAAAATCCCTCACGGAGTCACCGTGACACGGGCTTTCAGCCGTGCGATAAAAAGAGGTCAATTTGGTCAACGCTGTAGAACACACACTATGAAAGCAGAACAAGCAGATAAAGTCGCCGAAAAGTATCAGATGGGATTTTTAACGCCCGACATTACTCCGCCGGTCGCTCCTATCGCCAAGCCAGTGACGGCCCAGCCGCCCGCACGGACTCAAGATGCCGAAACCGGACGCATCACGTTCGCTGAAAAGGTGGACAGTGCGGCAATCCTGCTGCTGGAAGCGAAGCTGGTTGACGCCACTGCCAAGCTGGAAAACTGCCGCACGGCTTTCATCGCCATCATGCGGTCAACCGAGCAGGCGAGGCGTTGTAGCGATGGGGAAATCCGCTTCAACATCACCGCCGCCGAAATCATCGCAAAGAACGCCTTGAAGTCCCTATGAGTTACGCCGCAGGCGAGCTTCCAGACCACAATGCTTCCGGTAACGGGTTTTCACATACGGCGTGGCGACGCGACAATCGGCAACGAATGCACGACGATCAATATCGCTCGCATAAAACGGATAGTTACCGAGTGCGGTTAGCCGAGATAATTCTTCTCCGGCTTGGGCGGGGCGAGCTTTCCACCCAAGCGGCGGCGGCGGTAGAGCGGGATTACAAGAAGGAGTTCAAGCAGCTTCGTGCTAAAAACACGTAGCACTTGCGCACTTGCGCGTTGCGGTTCGCTGTGTTACGCCATTTGCAATGCAAGTTCGGCCCGCAAATGTTGCCTTCACGCCCGGCGCAAATTGGCGTTACAACTACAACCCGCTTGTCGGCCTGACAATGTCGCGGTTGGTGTCAATGCTGAACATGGCGGAGCGGGGTTATTACGCCGACATTTCTTGGCTGTTTCACTACATTGAAAAGCGTGACGCCACATTGCTTGCGGTGAAACGGCGAAGGTTCGCGGCCATCAAAACTCTGGACTGGTCAATCAAAGTGAAAGAGAAGTTCGCCAAGAAGACGAAGGGCGGCGATTCCAAGCCTACAGACGCCGCAAAGAAGCAGCAGGAATTTCTTCACGAATGCTACGACGGGGTTGACAACCTAAAAGCCTCAATCGAGTTCCTTGCTGGAGCGGATTTCCGTGGGTTTGCGCACATCGAGAAACACTACCGGAATCAGCGACCGGATGAAGGGGTGTTTCACTTTGAGCCTGTTCCGCAGTGGTATTGGGCGAGGCGGATGCCAGACCCGAAGTGGTATTACAATCCTCGCGCCATCAGCACAAACCGAGGCCAAGAGATTAACCCGATTAACTTCGTGATTCGTGAAGTGGAAAGCCCGATTGACGAAATCGCGTCCATCTGTTTTCTGCGGAAGAACATGAGCCAAAAGGATTGGGATGGGTTCGTGGAAACATTCGGAATCCCGCCGCTGTTCATCGAAATGCCAATGGGTGTCGGCACGGGCGGCGCGGAGTATCAGACCATTATCGAGCAGGTCATTGGCGACTCACGCGGCGTGCTGCCCAACGGCGCAAAAGTGGCGAGCGTCCCCGACGGTTCCCGTGGCGGAAGGCCGTTTATGGAGCACATTGACTATCAGGACAAACAGATTGTCTTGGCAGCGACCGGTGGGCTTCTAACCGCGCTGTCGCAGGCCACCGGCATGAATGAGGGGCAGTCAAAGAACCACCAAGATGCCTTCACAGACATTGCAGCGGGTGAGGCGGTGCTGATTTCAGAGGCGTTCCAACGCCAGTATGACGAAATTGAGCTTGCCCGCGAATTCCCAGACGCGGATGCGATGGTGTATTTCGCACTTAACCATCAAGACATTGGTGAAGGCGACAAGACTATCAAGGACGCGCAAGAATTGAATGCGGCTGGCTACGAGATGGATGTTGGACAGCTTATCGAAAAGACTGGCTACCGCATCAAACTCAAGCGTGAGATTGAAGTCGAGTTGCAGGAGAAAGCGGCAGCAGCGGAACAAGCGAAACAGGAAGCCGCTGCCAAAGCTGAACAGGAAGCGGCAGCGCAGCAGCAGGAGGAAGACCCTTACGCCGGGTTCAACTTTGACGAGGCTACGCAGAACAGCATCAGGTCGGTTGCGACAGAGATTGAGAAGGCGACCAAAGCCAGCGACGCGATGCTGAACCGCGAGCTTGAGAACATCAGCGAGGTTGCAGGGCGGTTCATCGCCGACGCCGGGGTGGACAATAAGAAAGCCATTCGCTACGGCGACCACACGGCTTCGAGGGTGCGTGCGATTATCGGTTCGGTGTCAAAATAATTTTGCAAAACCCTTGACGTGGTGCTTGGAGGCGTGTAACTTCCTCACATCGCACCGTAATTCCGGTGGCAACAAAACAACGACAACGACAAAACTATGGAAGCCCCAAAAACAACCCTGTATCACAGCGAACTGTCCAAACGTGGGCAGGTTGCCGTGCTGGTCGAGACGGACGTTCTGAACTCTAAGTATGCCGGAAAGCCGCCCTACGTCATGCTCAAGCTGGACGGCTATTCCCGCCGCTACGACACCGAGAATGACGCTTGTGCGCAAGCGTTGACCGGGTTGAAGGGGCGGGAGGTTTCGCTTACCGCCCTTGGAGGCCGCGAAACGGCAACCATCGCTGTTGCCCCAGTTGGCAACGCACCGCTGCCGCAGCAACTCCCGCAAGCCCAGCACGCACCGGTTCCGCAGCAAGTCGGCCAAACGGTTACGATTGCTGCCCAAAGGACAGTCCCGCAGCAGGCTCCAGTAGCCCGCACCGTCGCCAGCGAGAATCCGGTCGCACACTGCAAGCGGGAACTGAACAAGTTGGCGAACGGCTACCTGTTCTGCCTTGCGGGAGGCGAATACGTGCGCACTGAATTCGATAAAGGTCACATTGATAGGCCGATGACTGACGAGCAGTTTCAGGCAGTCGTGTCCACGCTCTTCATCGCCGCCGACCGCCGTATGTTGTTCACCGACATCCCGTGCGGCAGCATCGAGAAAATCAGCTAACCGTCGGACAGCCTTTCAATCTATGAGCGCACTCATACTTTTCAGCGGGCCAATGTCTAGCGTAGAACTGGCACCATCATCACACGAACGTCGGGCTATCATCCTTGCGGACTCATCGCAGGTCGAGTCCGTCGCCAGCGCAGACGAGCAACGTGTCGCCGCAGAAGTTTGCCGAGACATTAAGGGACTGTTGGGCGACCTTGAAATCGCCAGAACTTCAGTCAAGAAACCGGTGTTGGATTTAGGGCGGAAGATTGATAGCATCGCCAAAGATTTCTCCGGTCAGTTGGATTCCGAATACAGTCGGGTTACAAGGCTGATTTCTACGTTTCAGAATGCTGAGATACAGCGGGTGGAGCACGAGAACCGTCGGCGGGCGGATGCCATTGCACAGTTGCAGGCCAATGAGCAAGCCGCACGGGACGCCCAAGCCGCAGCCGAAGCCAAGCTGAACAACCCAATGGCCGGGCCAGTGGAGCTTGACCGTGCGGTAGCGGCGGAGGCGGTGGTGATTCAGGCGGCAGCAGCCGCAACGACTGCTATCTACGCACCATTGCCAGAGGTTCAGAGGGCAACCGGCATGGCCGTTAAGCGAGTGCCGACCGTTGTGGTGAAAGACTTGGTGGCACTGCTTGCCCACAACCCAGCACTGGTTCGCATGGAGCTTAACCGCTCTGCGCTGAACGATGTTCTTTTTGAGGGGGCAGAGTTCCCCGGACTTGAAATCACTTGGGGCGTGACCGTGTCGGTGCGCTCGTAATCTGTGCTGCCATGAGCCAACAAACATTTCACGACATTCTCGTTCCTCCACTCAACGAGGTTGAGGCAGGCACAGCGCGGACGATACAGGAGAAGTTTGAGAGTTTTCACGACATAAATCCAACGGTGTTCAACTTGTTGGTTGCGCTGGCCCGGCAAATACAAAGCCGAGGCCGCAGAAAAATCGGCATTGGGATGCTCTACGAAGTCCTTCGCTGGAACTACTATCAGTCCACCGACGACCCGAACAGCGACTACAAGTTGTGCAACAACTATCGTAGTCGCTACGCGAGGAAGATGATGGCGGAACACCCCGACTTACAAGGCTTCATCACGTTCAGGGAGCTTCGGACGCCGTGACCGCCTGCCCACACTGCCGGGAGATTCAGGAGGAGCGGGCCGCAATCCACCAATACGACGGCGGCGCAACCCGCGAACGGGCCGAAGCCTTGGCCGCAACCGAGCGGTGTCAGGAGCATCGTAGCCGTATATGCCGATTCCTCTGCGATGAATGTGGCGTGGAAGTGGTTTTTAACGCTGCCACGACCAATCCGTTAAGCTTGACCGGCGGCTGTAAGGACTGCGGCAGCAAGCGGTGGCGAATCATCGGGCCGGATGGAGAGCCGTTGGCGTGAGTCTGTGGCTGCGATTTGAGAGCGAGTGCGCTGGATTCAGGAAGCCTACCCTCGCATGAGTCCCGCCGTGAGGTGTTGAGTATCAGATTTGATGACAGTAAGATTTATCGTTGACAGTAATAACTGGCGGCTTACTAATTCTCTCATGTATTGCAAGCTCTTCGCCTCCCTCTACCAAGGCACGCTCCGAGGCCGCGCCCATGAAATCCTCGTCTTCACCAACCTCCTTGCGCACTGCGACCGGGATGGTTTCGTGGACAAGCACTTCAAGGCAATCTCTGATGAGGTCGGTTTGAGCCTTGATGAAGTGAAGGCTGCCATCGAACATTTGGAGGCTCCTGACACTGAAAGCCGGTCGCCGGAAGAGGGTGGTGCGAGGCTTGTGCGGATGGATGCTCACCGCGTATGGGGTTGGCAGGTAGTGAATTACGTCAAATACCGGACAATCAGGGACTCCGAAGACAAGCGAGAGCAGAACCGCAAGGCGCAGTCGAAATACCGTGCCGTGAAGGCCGCAGAAGCGTCAGCCGCCGTCAGCCGTAGTAAGCCGCCGTCAGCCGTAGTAAGCCGTAGTAAGCCGCAATCAGCCCATGCAGAGGGAGAGGCAACAGGGAGCAGGCAACAGGGAGAGGCAGGAACCATTCTCGCCGCAAGCGGCGAGCCGGTTGTGGTGACGGGAGCCGGGATTCAGTCTGAGCCTGCCGTGGAGCCGCCTGCAAGCCCCGCCGCGCCTTCGGAACCCTCAAACCCTGCCGAGACGCCCGGTGACGCCAAAAAGAGCCGCAAGCCTTACGTGGGCGCGAAGAACGGTGTCGCTCACGCGCACTTCTTCTCCGAATGGTGCGCCGCCTACGAAAACGACCGAGGCGAGAAATACAAGGTGACGGGTGGCATGGATGGCAAGGCCGTCAAGGAACTCCTCGCCTTTGACCCCGACGTGGACGAACTCATCGCCACGGCGCAGGCGGCTTGGCAGAAGTCCGGGCCGAAGTTCTGGCACTGCGAGAAGGCCGTGACCATTACCTACTTCGCCGCCCGCCTGAACGAGATTCGAGCAGAGCTTGCCGCACCGGAGCCAGCCAGCACCCACCGCACGTCCGGCCAACCGCAGTCCACCACGCCCGTCTTGATGGGCAAAGTCATGCAGCTATGAGCGAGCAAATGGCGTTGGAAGAATGGCAGCAGCGCGAAGAGGAGTTCCCGCAAGTGAACTCCCCCGAACTCATGCACGACACCGAAAATAAGTATGCTTGGTGCAGGGACGGCGAGGTGAAGGAGAAGCTCTTCGTCACAAGGCTGTTTGACTCCGGTGCGTCCGTGTTACTGAACCCGGCAAAATCCACTGACCAATACACACATGATTTATTCCTCATGCTCCAGTGCGATGTAAAGACCGTCACCACGCCATTTCGGACAGCTTTTGCAAAGTTTGGCATACAATCAAGCGATGCAGTAACCTTGAACGTCAAGGACGTGGAGCGTTACAAGGAGAAATATCCCAACATATGCATCATCTTTGATGTGAACCATGAATTTTACACCGGCACACACATGGTTCTCCTAAAGTCGCTTCTCATGCGTATTGAGACTGGAAAGGTTCCAATTCACCGATACGAGAGGCGCGTAAATGACGAAGCTGGGAATGCCAAGGATAGCTATGTGCTGAATTGCAAGATGATGCCAAAGCTACTGTGAACGCAAAGCAACTCATATTCAGACAACTCGAAACTGAAAGCCAAACCCTATGACCGAACCACTCACCGACACGCTGAAAATCTCACTTGAAAGGTTGCAAGCGGCAGGCCCAATTCGCACGGCGGAGGAGCGGAACGCCCGTGAAGCTGAAAGGCAGCGGGACATGAATGAGTGCAAGGCTGCTGAACTCAGGCTCAACTGGAATGCGCCCAAGCGACAGTTAAACACCACAGTCGCAATGGATGGCGAGTGGGGCAAAACGCTAAGTGCGTTCGCACCGAAACTTGGCACCGGGTTTCTGGTGGTGCTGCACGGTGTCCACGGCGGCGGCAAGACGCAGCTTGGTGTCGAACTCATGCGCTACCAAATCGAGAAGCGGATGAAGTCGGCGAGGTTCACGACGGCGATGGAATTCTTCATGGCAGTTAAAGCGACATATAAGGACGAAGCCGATAAGGACGAGACAAAGCTGATTGAGGAATATAGGAAGCCAAGCTTGCTTGTGATTGACGAAGTGGAAAAGCGCGGTGAGTCGCTGTGGGAGAATAATCTTTTATTTCACTTGTTGAATCGGAGATATAATGACGTGAAAGACACGGTGCTGATTTCCAATCTCACGTCATCGGAACTCAGCACGCATCTTGGCCCGTCGCTGGTGTCACGCTTAAATGAGACGGGTGGAATGATTGCCTGCAACTGGCCGAGCCGCCGATGAGCGTCACACAGGAAAACTGGCCGCAGGTTGTGGCAGACGCTATCAAGGCTGGCTGGCTTCCAAAGATTCAACTCAGCAAGGCTCCAGTCATTGTTCAAGTGCGTGCGGAGCGGAAGCCGAGAACCGTTGTTCCGGCGGATGGCCGCTCAAAGAACGAGCGAAATCTGGAATGTATGCGGCGCATCCGAGCCGAGCGAAAGGCGGCTGGCTTACAGACCGGCACCGGGTTTCCGTTGATACGAAAGAAGCGGCCTGAACTGGCTGGACTCAGCGGGCGAGCGTATCACCAATCTTATGAGAAGCTAGTCCGACGGAAAAGCGGGCCACGTATCAGAATTGACGCCGCGTAAGCGTCGTGCTACATCGCTGCTGACGACAACGACAAATGAAAATTAAAACACAGCATAAGGGTTTTATTATCTACGGCGACAATACCTAAATCTTGTTTGGCTTCCACAACGCTTACATAGAACCAGTTAAAATTTTATGACCAAAAATTTAACACGCTCTCAGCCAACGAGCAAAAGCCAAAAATACACCTGTAAAATTTACAACGGGCGCGTGCGAATATACATCAGCGGACGGCTGTTTTTTTGCTTCAACCAACTAGATTTCAGAGGGCTTTACGCATACAAAGACGACACTGCTCTTTATGGTTTAGACATTTACTTAATGGACAAAAGCGGCGGCGAAACCACAATGGAAATCTATTTCAAAACCAAAGAAGCGTGGTTGCAAACGCTTAACATTATGGACACGCTTGTATGAGAATCACTCAGCAGAAACAAACCGAATTGCTGTGGATGAGTCCGCAGTGTGTTGAAGCGATGAGCCACGGGCCTTTATTTGACGTGGTTTGAAATACCAAAACCTTCATTATGCAAACCCCAATCAAAGCCAGCCGACGGTGTGAGATTTTCAAGCGCATCATGGACGCCATGTGCCCGACGCCGCGCATTGTCTATCGTGAGGTTGAGATGCGCAACAGCATCACGCTGACCGTCGAGCCATCACCGGCCTGCTTCGGTGCTGTGCTGGGCAAGAGCGCGGCGAACCTGCACGCCTTGGAGCTTTTGTATCGCATCGCTGTCGAGAAGGAGAACGGCAAGGAGGGCCGCATGGTCATCACCACGCCCGACGAGCGGGATAACACACGCCGCCAGTTCACGCGCAACCCGGACTTTGGGGCGGCGCAACTGACGCCGTTGCTGCGCGAGATTGCTGACTTGGTGTTCGATGGGGGAACAATTGACTGTCAGGACGTGACCACCGACACCACGGTTGTCGAACTGCTGATTGATGCCAAGGAGTCGCTGCCGTTCACGGACGAACAGGTTCAGGACGCCTTCCGTGTTGTGGTCAACTCCATCGGAAAGGTGAATGGCCGTGAGGTGCGGCTGGACTTGGCCCGCAACTACCACGGCGAGCGACCGGCGATTCTCGCTTGATAGAATTGTGCGGTTGACGCAAAGCAAAAAAAGATTTCAAAACCACTTGACGGAAGAAAAATCGGTAGTAATCTGGTGACAGTTGCGAGCGGTTTGAGATGAACCCAGAAAACTCCGCAGAGCGGCGACCCGGCAAAGCTCACCAACGGTGAAGCTGAGACACGGACGACTGCAAGACTGCGTTACCAAACTGCCGTTCAAGAAGCGGCCAGCTTGTGATGCGAAGTTCTACATACAGCAGAGCGACAGCGCACAGGTGCAAATTCTTTGAAGCAAAACCGTGTCAGGAGGCATCCGCTTTCCGACACGGTCAATTTAAGTAGTGGCGCAAACAAATGCCATCGGGGTTGTATCGCCGCTACTTCGGAGTAATCCGACGCAACAGTGTCTTGCGGAGTCCACGTTGAACGAAAGGCCGTCGAAAGGCGGTTACGAAAACGACGTGATAAGGCTGGGTGTAGGCGAAATGACAGACACATCACCAAAATTTCAATCGCTGGAAAACGTATCCGGTGAGAGAGGGTTGTCACGCAACTGGACAAGTAGTGTGACTCTAAAAAAGCGGGGTAAAATTCCTCAACTTGTATACTTTTCGGATTCAGAGCGGCCTCCCGCTAACGGAGGCAAGCCGCAGGCACTTGTAACCTGCAACTGAGTCCACAACGTAGCCGCAGACGCCGCCCGCAGTCGTGCAACCGACTTCGGTCAACGGCTAAGAAGCGGCTAAGTGTCGTCACCGTGGCAACCAGCCGTTGCAGGCTGCTTGAAGGTGCGGGCGACAACGATTTAATGGCGAAGTAAACGCTTTCAAGCGTTGTGAACCGTCTTGCCAGTCACCCGGCGAGTGGTGGAAGCGCACGGGAAACCGCTGCGTCCCCTGAAGCTGGATGACCACCAATCAGAAGGCTTCAACTTTTTACGGGCACGTCATGGTTTTGACTACGAAAACTAGGACGGCGCGACACGCCGAGGATGATTGTTGGCCTCGTTAAATCTCCAATCACCAGTCAAATGCTAACGCACTAGACATGGCTCCCTCACTGGCCGAGGCCGATGCGATTCTCGCACGGTTCGGCTTCGTCGAGGAAGCTCTCGCGGCTTAATCAGCCCCGACAGCGCACGCTGGACGCCTGCTAAGGCGATGCGCTGAAGATAGCAGGACGGAGCGGGGTGCAAGGGCGGCACTCTGACGTATCCAAGCCCACAAAAACGTCGCTACAGCCATCCTTGGCGGGCTGCGACGGCGGGCAGTCAAGGGAAGCGTGTGGATGTGACGTTTGAACATTTGTAGGACGTGGGTTCGACTCCCACCGTGTCCATTCCTTTTGCGGTTGACTGAGTTGAACCGCGTCGAGTATCAATCCATCCTATGTCATACGTGTTTACGTTCGTTGCTGGAGCGGCTGTGGGTTTTGTTGGATGCCTTTTGTTCAGCCGCCGCAACAAAAGCATCGTTGAAAAAGTGGGCAGCGTTATTGACGCGGTGAAAAAGTAATTTCAAGTCTGACAACTGGGCTGTTGAACGCCTCCGATGCGCGGTGAGGCTCCACGGTCAGACTCAATTTACACACCCCTCAATAACCAAACCAAATAAGCTATGCAGAACTTAGAGCCTGAAAACCGCATTCTTACCCGCGCCTCGTCTCGTATTATCACGCCGGTTCAGGCTGGGCCTAACATCTTAATACGAAAGCACGCACACCGCATGGAGGCGGAGCGTCGCCAACTCAAGACGGCTTGGGGTGAGCGGTATCACACCCGCGTTGGAACGTGGCGGAGCCTCATTGTGAAGGACATGAAGCAGCGTAAGTGCGGAGCCTACGAAGCCGCGATGAATTTCATCAGCATCCTGAAGGGCCGCAAGAAGCTGAAGCCCATGTTGCGGGCGGTCATTCAGTCCGCCGCACTTGACGTGATGGAAATGAAGCTGGCGTGATTGCTGCCTAACCTTGGGCAGTAACGACGCTTAGTTCCGCTCCGGTTGCCAACCACTTTTCGCGCCGCGTTCGCTTCACCATTGAAATGCAACTAATCCAGTAGCGGACTCCACCTGTTGTGGAACGGCGCGGAAACTTTCGGCCCGTAAGGTTGTCGGTAAGAACCCGACCGGGCCAACCATTTGACCACGCACCGCTTCAAAGAAAACACTTGACTGGCTCGCTTCTAAAATCAAAAGTGTCCTATGATACTGAACCAAAAGCAAATCAAGGAACTCGCCAAGGCCACGAAGCCGTTGCTCGCGCTCCTGCGCAGCTACCATCCGCACGTCACCATCATTGCGACAAGCGAAGGGGCTGAGTTGGTGGAAGGTCTGGCAGTGGTGGTGCCCAAGGAACGTCACGCCAAGGCCAAGTGACCAGATTATGAGTGAACCGATTACGTGGACAACGGAGAAGCGCAAGGTGCGCGACCTGACGCCCTACGAATACAACCCGCGCCAGTTGACCGCCGACCAGCACCGGCTGCTCACCGAGTCGTTGCAGAAGTTCGGGCTGGCTGACGTTCCCATCGTCAACCCCGACAACCGGCTCATCGGCGGACACCAGCGGGTGCGGGTGATGATTGAGCTTGGGATGGCGGACACTGTGATTGACGTGCGGGTGCCGAGCCGTCCACTGACCGCAGCGGAGTTCAAAGAGCTTGTGGTTCGGCTCAACAAAAACACGGGCGAGTGGAACTACGACGTGCTCGCCAACAATTTTGAACTGGACGACCTGAAAGCGTGGGGGTTCAGCGATGTTGAGCTTGGCCTTGGATTTGATGACCCGCCCGCTGACGACGCTGAAGCAGAGCCGAAAGAGGCCAAGCATCACGTCTGCCCTTCCTGTTCCTACAAGTTCAAAGATTGACAAACAAATACACTTGACAGGCTGCACGCATGGTGTAAGGTCGCACCATGTATTACGAGATTGATGGTTCACCGACGGAGTGGAATTCCTGTTGCAAGTGCGGCAAGTCCGCAAAGCACGCCCTTCATTCGGTGCTGCGCTTCTACGACCCGGCCCGCCAGCCCGCCGACCCCGTGGACGAGTTCTGCCGTGAACACTATCCGGCTGGCCCGCTGGCCTTCGACCATCGGCAGCATCAGTCCATGATGGCGGCGGTCACGCCCCGGAGGTTCGCATGAGCGGTCGGCCACGCCACGGCTGCCCCGCCGACAGAGGTTCAGCGGATGCTTGGTATAACCGCTTGCCATGCCCGCACTATATCACCGCTGACAGTCAGCGGGTTGAAGAGGACAAGATGACGCCCGCCGAGATTGCGGAGTATCGTGCGGCCTACGACGGCGAGGAAGACCGAAAAGATTGGGGCGATTGAAAACAATACACTTGACAGAAGCCGGTCGAAGTGCGAGAGTCACGCCATGTTAAAACTGAATTCTGAATTAAGTGAAATGACAAGCCGTGAGGTTGTCGCCACTTGGAACGTGATGCAGTTCCTTCGCCGGACTCTCAACGGCGGCGTTCACGAGAATGAGCCGCTTGTGGCGGCAGAGTTGGTGCGCCGTGGAATTCCGCACGTTGCGGGGAAAAGGATTGTGACACAGTGAAAATCCAAACGGTATTCAGCCCGAAGTTTGCGGCCAACACGCCGACCCCGTCCATGCGTAAGCTGGCCCCGGTGGCGGCGGCAGCGGCGAAGCTCGGCTACGCACAGTTGCAGGAGCCGGACTTGGCGCACTTGCTGGGAATCGTGACCCGCTTAAATGCGCTTCACGACCCGGATTACGTTGCTGCGTTCGTGAGTGGAGAGGGCCGACTGGCGAGTTCCAACGGATTCACTTGGAGTCCGCAGATTCGTGACGGCGTGTTAGCGATGAATGCCGGGATGCTCTCAGGCGCACGGCTGGCGATTGCGCACGGCATTGCGGCGTGTGTGAGCCAAGGATTTCATCACAGCCAACCGAATCACGGCGGCGGGTTCTGCACGTTCAACGGGTTGGCTCTTGTCGCTAAGGAAACCCCCGGTCGCCGGGTGTTCGTGTTGGATTGCGATAATCATGGCGGCGATGGCACGGCGGAGTTCGCTAAGTCGCTTCCAAATCTGTTCAACTACTCGGTCTGCGGTTCGATGTTTGGTGCGGAGTCGCACAGTCGCAGCGTGGTTGACCATGTGATGCTGACGGGTGACTTCAAGCCGTATGCCGAGGCACTTGGGCGGGCGTTCAAGGCAGCGGCGGTCTTCAAGCCGGGCATCGTTCTTTATCAGGCTGGGATGGACGCACACTGCGATGACCCGCTTGGTGGTGCCAACCTCACGACAGAGCAGATTTACGAGCGTGACCTGACGGTGTTCCGCCACTTCAAGGCGGCGGGCATCCCGGTTCTGTTCAATCTTGCTGGTGGTTACTCCACCTTGGACAAGGTGGTGGCGTTGCACGTCGGCACGTTCAAGGCGGCGGCGGAAGTGTGGGGTGGCAAGTGAGCGGTTTCATTTACCGAGTCCGGCAACCCCGCACTTCCCGGCGTGCCGGTTTCGTTCAAGCGATGCAGCAGCAGGAGCGTGCCAGAGGCGGGTATCGGCCAAGCGGCGTGTTCATCACAGTGCCAAACGCCAGCGTGAAGATGACGATTCTACTTGGCAACCCGGTCGCACGTAGGAGCAACAGGGAAACCATCGAAAGCTTCCGGCAGTTCGACTACACGTTCAATCTGCCCGTTGGGTGGGTGAAGACGGTTCCGCCGGTTCAGTGCGAGTATGGAACTCAGGTCGCCAGAAACACGGTCAGCGGCGACAGGGTAATCACGAATCGAAACGACGTGTGCCCGATGACGGAGATTAACAGTGCCCGATGAAGCTGCTTGCAATCGCCCCACGATTCACTAAACGAAGCCAGTGACCGCCACTGCTGCCTACACAGTTATCGTAAATGACGCCCGCCTACTGGCGAACACGGGGCAGCCTTGCGGCGACGGCTTCATCGCCGGGGGGCTTGAATGCCACGTCGGGGCCGGTGACGCACAGCGGGCGGGTTCACGGCGGACGCCAGAGCGTCAGGCGAGGGTATTGGAGATTCAGCGTGAAATGAAGCGGACGCAAGGATTGCCACAGGAAAGGAGCCAGATTCCAGCCGCCGCTTACCAAACTCTCAGGAGGGCAGCCGACCGTCGGGAAGCGAACCTGCACGCACGAGAATCCGGTCAAGCGCAGCGTCCGGCGATTCAGCGGCCAGAGCCGGTTGCGGCACCCGCACAACCGGCGGAGGACACTTCGGCTATTGCGCGGCGGCACGCCGAGATTGATGCGCGGGCGGCGCAGCTTGAAACTGACCGGGCTGCTGAAGCGGCGAGGCAGGCGGCAACACTTCAGGCGGGGCGGTGGTGGCGTCGAGCGACTGTGGATGATGTTCCCGCTGTCTCCGCTTCACCGACTCTGGACGCGGCGATGGCGGCGACGATGGGGCGGGAGAATGCCGCACGAGCGGAGGCCGTTCAACAGGCCATTGAAATCACCAGACGCGCCGCTAGTGAGGCTGATGCACGGGTGGCGGCAGCGGTTCAGGCGGCAGCGCAGCCGGAGGCAAGGCAACCCGCTCCGGTTTCCGCGCCCGCTGCGGCCCCCGTGGCGCAGTCAGTGATGCCAGAGGCTCCACAGAGATACAGTTTGCAGGACATACAGCGCAGATTTCCAGACAGCACGGCTGCGGTCGCAACAATTCTGCCACTAGCGCGGGCTGGAAATTACAACGCGATTTCCGATTTGGAGTTGGAACCCTCAGTGAACGCGGACGTTCGTGCGTGGCGTCAGTCGGTTGTTGACTATCTGCGAGCCAATGACGCTGCCGCCGCAAACGATTTAGCTGCGGTGATGGCGATTAACAGCGGCGCACAGGCCGACCCTGTTCGCGCTGGACTCATTGCCGCGCTTCCGGTTCAGCCGTTCTCCGACCCGGCGAACGCTCCGCTGTCGCACGCTTATGTGTTGGCGGTTCGGGAGGCGGCTGGAACTGGCAACTTGGCTGCGGTTAGGGCGATTTCTCCAAGCCCTCCAATCAATCAGAACGCCCGTGACTGGCAAGCCGCCGTGATTCGGCACATGGAGCAGAACGGAACTCCCGCGCAGGCCGCTGTCCCGGTCGCCGCCCCAACACCCGTAGCCGCACCCGTAGCCGCAGCCGCAGCCGCAGCCGTGGCGGCAGCAAGCCCCGTAGCGGCAGCAAGCCCCGTGGTTGCGCCCCCGCTGCCGCGTGAGCCACACACCAACCCGAATCACGTTGAGGGACAGAGATATTTGAGTCGTATCCGCTCTGCTGTTGCCAGCCGCAATCCAGACTCAATCCGCTATCTGAGGATGGCGGGTTCGGATGCAAGTCGCGGTCAATATGCGATACTACGTGAGTATCACCAGCGGCTCATTGACCACGTTGGTCAGTATGGTTTTTCACAAGCAGCGCAAGCAGGACAGGCTGCTGCACCCGCTGCACCCGCTGCACCCGCACAACTTGCGCAGAACTCGATACCCGCCGCGCCAGAGATTCCAAGCGACCGCGCTGGCAGGTCTGACGACTACCCCCACACTCGCGCTTTTGTTGACCGCGTGAACACCGCAATTGCCACGGGCAACTTAGATGCTGTTCGGGCCGCTGGGGCTGGCGGTGGTGAGCCGCTTTCACAGCACCGGACGTGGCACACCAATGTCGTTGCACACATGGAACAGCAGGCGCGTGAGGCTGCATTAACCCCCGAAGCGAGGGCGCGTGAGGTAGCTCGCGTTGAGAGGGAGCGTGTGCGTGATGAGGCGATGCAGGCGCGGTTGAATCCAGTGTATCCAGTTGTGATTCCACCGGGAAGGAGCTTGAGCGCAGAAGAGCAGGCTGATATTAACCGGATTGATTCCGAGCGGCAAGCCGTTGAAAGCCGTTCCGAAACCGAGCGGAACGCTGCCGCTGCGGCAGAGCGGCAGGCTTTTGCTAGTCACGCGCCAGCGATTGCTCAAGCTGAATCAAATACACGCACCGCAGCCGCAGATTTAGAACGCGCTAACGAAGCGCATCGTGCCGCCTTACTGGCTAGAACCAGTGAGGTTGCTCCAGCCCGTGAAGCTGCAAGACTTTCGGCTGAACGCCGGGTTCAAGAAATCAGCCGCTTAGAAAAGGAGGAGACTCTTGCGAGGGTTGGCAAAGCGAGCGCAACTTTAACTAGAAGTGACGGGACGGTAATTTTTCAGCCGTCTGACTTTGTGCCGAACAGCGCAGCCGGTCACAACGCAACGTATGTTGAAGACGCATCGTTAATCAGACACGCCAGAGTGGTTGCGGCGACGTTTGGAGTGCCACAAACAGAGGTTGCGGCAAAAATAAAGGACACGGTGCTGTCAATGGTGAGTGATTTGCCTGAAAAAATTGGCAGCGTCACAGCGAAATGGCAAGTGAAGGCCGTCGCTGATTCCGGTGGCGGGCTTGAAGTTTCATTCATTCATCCGGGAATGCCTTCCGCTATTACGCGCAGCTTCAGCATGGGCGCAAATGGGCTATCTGTTTATCATGGCTATTTTAATGCGGGAGACAACAAAGGAGAGGGGATTTCACAACGACTGTTCAAGCAGAGCATTGGCGCATACGAGCGGGCTGGGGTGAAAGAAATAAAAGTTTTTGCTGCGCTTTCGCACGGCGGATACGTATGGCTTAAACATGGATTCGTGCCGGATGAATCAGACGGCAGCGCGGAAAACTACCGCACCATTGCCCGATCAACGCTTGCGCGGCTGAAGACGCAGGGCGCAAACTTAGCGAGCGACGGTCGGCACACAAAGCCTGACACGGCTGTTAAAATCGCCAAGATTGATACCGATGAAAAAAACAACGTAATCACCAAAGATGAAGCGTCGCAAAAACGCAATGCGCTGATTAACAAAAACTCAATTTACAACCACAAGACGGACAATGTTCCACTCCCCGGAACCAAGATTTCGGAAGAGGCTTACACAGAGTTAATGAAGCTGGTTGACAGCGGCGACCCGCGTGACCTGATTCGGCTGGCATCCGCTAAATACGGGTGCATTAAAATCGGTGCTGAAATGTTCGTCGGCAAGACGTTTCACGGAACAATAAAGATGGCTACGGCTAACCTTGATGAAACGAAGCGGTATGTCATGCGAAAAAAGACGCCGGAAAACACGCCAAGTTGTTAATCCATTATGAACGACGTAACTGAAGATGATGACTTCGCAGAGCCGGACGTTTGCTTTCTGGACGTGTCTCCAGACGGGACTATCAAAGATGTTGATGGCCTTCCGCTGCCGGACACGCTGACACGGGTTGTTCCGCCGGTCAATGCGGCAGGCCCGTCCACATACGCCGAAATTGTCCGGGCCGCACGTTCGGCAGGCGTGTAATTGGTGCTACAAAACACTTGACGACGGGCGGCGGTCGTGCAAAGCTCCTCGCATGACAAGACAAGCCTTGCTGAATCAGTTGGCGGATGTGGACTGCCAACTCTCGCCTGAGAACCTGTGCGGCGACGGTGAGTTCCCCCGTTCCTACGTGAACAAGCGTCTCGCCGTGCTGACCAAGCAACGCAACGGCATTATCGCCAAGCTGGGAAGCCTCCCGGCACCGACCGCCAACTTGGAAATTACCATCGCCTGATGCCACAGCGAATAGAAATCAAAGGCGTCCTTCCAAGCGAGGCCATCATTGACCAAGTGGCCGCACAGAGCGGCGGCAAGGTGTCGCTGGCGTTCAGCGGCGGCAAGGATGCGGTTGCCGCCATGATTGCGCTGCAACGACGGGGTGTGAAGGTGTTCCCGTATTTCTACTACATCCATCCGCACTTGGAGTTCGTGAACCGCACGATTGACTACTACGAGGAGAAGTTCGGTGAGAAAATCACACGGGTTCCGTCACCAATGCTTTATCGGTGGTGGATTGACTGCACGTATGCCACACCAGAGCAGGTTGCACCGTGCATGGCTTCATCGCTTCCGGTGTTCAACGCACACGACCTTCAGGCTGGTGTCATCCAGCATTTGAAGCTCCCGGCGACCACGTTCACGGCCCTTGGCGTGCGGGCGGCGGATTCAATCTTCCGCCGGACGATGTTCACCCGCAGCGGGGCGATAAATCACAAAAACAAAAAGTTCTACCCGGTGTGGGACTGGACTAAGGAAGAGGTTCGTGTGGAAATCTTCAAGGCGAAGCTGAAGCTGCCGGTTGACTACTGGATTTTTGGCCGGTCGTTGGACGGGTTGGACTACCGCTTCATCGCCCCCATAAAAAAACATTTCCCGAAGGATTACGAACGGCTTCGTGAATACTTCCCACTCATCGAGTGCGAGTTGAAGCGTGGCGAGTTCGCCGGAATGAAAGACCATTTATGAGCGACAAAACATTGAAATACACGCCCGTCAAAGACCCGCTGGCGAAACTGCCTGTCACTGGGAACATCGAGAGCGATAGCTACGACGAGCAGAAGGCCATGACGGACGCCTTTGCCGAGCAGAAGGTGAAGGCGGGTCACTTCAAGGGCAAGGAGAAGAAAGAGAACGACCGGCAAGGGCTGGCGATGGACACGAACTATTGGTGCTGCCTCGTTTTCCAGAGCGAGGCGCAGAAGATGGCCTTCCTCGAAAACGCCGGGTTGACCGAGCTTGGCCCTCGCTACCTCGACGGGCGGTTGGTGGCGAAAAAGTTTGGGGTTGCAATCCCTGAACAGGCCGTCAACTTCATCGGCGAGAAGCAAGACAAGGCAATGACTTTGAACTTCGACCCAATCGAACCGCTTCCGCAGGAAGGGGGTGAGTAATCATGCAACGAATCAATCGTAACGCCCGTGATGGCACCCGTAATTACCGAGGTGGTGGAGTCAACTTCCCCGGTCGCGGCGGTGCCGGTGGTGGGGCTTCACCTCCGCCCGGTGACGGTGCTGGCTTCCTTCGCCGAGCCGCTGAAGTCGCCGGTCGCCAGTAAACAGTAATTTCGAGCGGCGGCAGGCAACCCCTGCCGTCGCCCTCCCTTAACAAGACAACGACAATGCAAATCAAGGTCATCGGTGAAGGCCCGCTATATCGGGTAACAAGCGCAGTGGGCTTTGCGGTCAACCTCCAGCCGATTGACGGGGAAGAAGGCCGCTTCCACGCCTTCTCAGACACCCGGTATCGCTGCCCGTCGTGCATGGTGAAGTTCACCAGCAAGTCGGAGAAGCCGTGTCCGCACTGCGGGGCCGCTGCCGAGCCGGTCAGCTATCTTGTGGACGTGGTGAGCAACGGCGGGCGTGGTCGCTGCACTTGTGAGAGCTTCACCTGTAACAAGCGGGACGTTCAGGAGCCGGATGCGTGGCAAAGCTGCAAGCACGTCTTCTCAGCCATCGTGCTGTTCGGTCACTTCAAGGCGGTTGAGGTTGCCGAGCGCAATCGGGTGGCGAAGCTGTCACCGCCGAAGCCGTTCGTCGCACCATTCACGGTCGCTGTTAAATCCATCATGGACTCTATTGCAAATCCACAATGAACGCCGACGACAAGCAACTCATTCTTGGTGCGTTAGACTCGCTGGCTACAGCCCTGTCGCAGCACGGTCACAGGTGGTCGGAAGGGGAGAGGGCTATCTACGAGCAGGCGACGACTGCCCTTGGACGGCACAGCACGCTTGGAGACGACGACACGCCGGGAGAGGAGTGGAAAAAGTGAGCCTCTACGGATATAAGCCAACAACAAAGCCTGCCTTGTGGACTTTGAACAAGGTCGGGACGAATCCCTGTGTCGCCGCTGAAAAGCCCGCCAAGTTGAATCCTGAACTCAAAGCGGCTGGCATAACTCGCTGCACTATAAACTCTGTGACTGCAAAAAAACCTCGCAAAACGGTCAATCATGTGTCCAAAGTCCGTTCAGCCCAGTTGCGTGAGTATAGCCGGATGGTTAAAGCGTGGAAGGCGTTGCCAGAGAATCGGATGTGCAGTTATACCGGCGGGTGCGACAAACCGACTACGGACTGTCACCATTCCAGAGGGAAGATTGGGGCTTTGCTGACGGATGCCCGGTGGTGGAAGCCGCTCTGCCGGATGCACCACGACTGGGTCGGCAGCCATCCGGTTGAGGCGCGTGCGCTTGGGCTGATTGCGCCGAGCGGCCAGTGGAACACGTCGCCTGAACAGCGTCAGAAAACACTTGACAGAAATGCAGCACTGATTCAACGTGGGCAAGTTATACATACAGACGACGCGCATGGTGTTCATCCGCACAGCAAGCGGAGTGCGGTGGCGTCTAATGGCGTCAGAGTCGGTGGTAGTTGAAGGCACAGGAAGGACAATGACAGAGGCCCGAAAGTTGGCTTCAAAAGCAAAACATAAACAACAAGACAAAGACAATGAGCGAATCAAAGAAATGGAAAAGATACCGCGAAGTGCGGGCAGCATTGCAAGCGGCCATCCGTGGCGAAAATTTGACCGCAGTGCAGAACTTCGCAAGCGAGCTATCGAAGCTGGCTACTGAACTCAAAGAGGCTAAACGTGCCTAAGTGGACAACCCAACAGCTTGCGGCAACTAAGGTTGGCCGAAAATTCGTTGATGCCGAACTGGCGCGTGCGGCTATTAAGCTTAATCCACTCACAACACTCGTTCTGGCAACGAGCATCCTCAGTGGGCCTGCGCTTTTAGAGCGAGAGCATGAGAGCGTCACCCTGACACTGCCGTATCCTCCTTCGGCCAACCGTTACTGGCGTTCGATTGTGATTAAGGGAGCCGTGCGGGTGCTGGTGTCCGCCGAGGCGCGGCAATATAAGGCGAAGTGCGCCATAATTGCTGCCGCCGCCTTCAAGCGTCCATTTGAAGGCCCGGTGGGAATCAAGCTGCTGGTTCACCGCCCGATTCGCCGGGGCGACCTTGGCAACCGCATCAAGGTGATTGAAGATGTGCTGCAAGGATTCGCCTACGCTGACGACGCTCAGATTGAGCGCATCGAAGCGCAACGATTCGACGACAAACTTAACCCGCGAGTAGTGGTTTCAGTGTGGAAACTAAACGCAACAATATGAGCAAGAGCAAATCGAAATACAGCAATCCATTCACAGCAGAGTGGTCGGATTACAAGTCACGCGCCTACCCGGTTGGGATGGCCTATGAGCAGGAGAAGCAAGTGCGACAGGCGTTTCATGCGGGCGCGGTCTCCTGCATGGCGGTCGTGGCTCAATCCATCAACGAGAACAAAACCGACAAGCAGGAGATTGACTTCATGGACAGCTTGCACAACGAGGTTCGCACCGTAGGTTTTACACAGCAGGAGCGTGTTGTGAACGGGGCGCACAGATTTTCAGGAAATTAACCAAACAAAACTATGATGATTCATCTCGAAAACCAAACCGTTCTCACCCCCGAAGAAATCGTAAAGCTCGTGGGCTTGTTGCCCTCGCCGTCTGCCACTGACTCACCTGATACGGTGGTGGTCACAATGGAAGGCAGCAAGAGCGAGTTCGCATTCACCAAGCTGAAGGTGAACCCGGAGGCAGGGCTGACGTTCAAAGACGCCACAGGAGCGGATGTTGTCACCGCTGGTCAATGGGCTTGGGTATTCAGCGGCCCGCTGGCGTTCGTGGAGCGAACATGATGACAGACACAGTAACGGGAATCCGCGAGCGCGTGGACGTGGAGCGGCTGAAGCACGAGGCCAGTCAGGGGGATTTCCTTTTAAGCGTGGTGCTGGAACCGTATCAGGCCCGCGCCGTGGCTTGGCTGCGCACCAAGCGGCGGGGAGCAGTCCACTCGCCCGCAGGCTCAGGCAAGACCATCATCGGTGCGGCGACACTTGACTCCGTGCTGGCCTCAAAGCCGCGCCAAGGACGGGTGCAAATCGGCTGGATGTGCAACACCGTTGAGCAAGCATCCCAAGCGCGGTCAGCCCTCGCACACTTCCCACACATAGCCTCGTGCGCGGACGTGCGGGTGGCGTGCGCTGCTGCTGCAACGGATTGGAGCGACTGCGTGGCGTTGGTGGTGGATGAATGCCAGCACGCCGTAGCCCAAGGCTGGGCTGAACAGATTGCAACTTGTCATGGAGCGGTGTGGGGCTTTACCGCAACGCCGCCCGTGGAAGGCGACGAACGGTTCCCGCCATACAAGGCGATTTTTGGGAACGAGTTCTTCACCGTGGAGCGTGAGGAGGTTGGTTCGCGCCTCGTTCAAGCCCGCGTCGTCACGCTCTCAGCAACCGACCCCGGCCTGAAGGACGCGATAGACCAAGAGATTGACGGTGCGATGGCTTACCGCCGCCGCTACTGGCACACGGGCGAGGTTGCCATGTGCCGACGCACCTTGGCCGACACATCAGCGTCCGAGGAGCGGAAGCGTGCGGCGGTGGCGATGATGGCGAAGTTCGAGGCAATACTTTGGGGGCAGGTTGCTTTCCAGAAATGCGTGGAGCTTGGGATAGTCCGCAACAAGCTTCGCACCCGCGCCGCCGTCGCCAAGGCGGTCGCACACCGCAGAGATTCCGTGATTGTGCTAGTGAACCACGTTGACCACGCCAAGGCGATTGCCGAGATGATACCCGGTGCGGTGGCGTGCTTCTCCAAGATGGGTGTCAAGAAACGCCGGGAGACGCTGGCGGAGTTCGCCGCCGGTCATTGCCCGTGCATCGTGGCGACGAGTCTGGCTGATGAGGGATTGGATTTGCCGAGGGCCAATGTGCTTGTGCTTGTGTCAGCCGGTCGCAGCAACGCACGGACAGAGCAGCGCACTGGACGGGTGCTTCGCAGCTTCGCCGGAAAATCATCGGGTGTGATTTACGACTTCGCAGACTACTGGCATCCACTCGCTGCTAAACACAGCCGAGTCCGTCACGACCTGTATCGGCGGCTTGGTTACGCAACTTTGTAGCTGCAAGAAATACCCTTGACAGATTTCAAGTAGCGTGAGACAGTGCTGGTATGAATAACGCACTGATTGCAGACGAAGAATTCGGGGACGGTTGCAGCAACGAGTTCCAGCGGGCCTTCGAGGTGTCTCGCATGAGCGAGCATCGGGTTGACATTTCCGGCGACATTGCGGCCTTGGTTGCTGTTGGCCGGTTCGTCGTCACCACGGACGATTACGTTCACTGCCGCTACACGGATGCGGTTTTGTTTTCGCAGGAAAACATCGCCGGAGACTTCGCCAGCCGTGCGGAGGCCGACGCCAAGGCGGATGAACTTTCGGGCTACTGCGATGGCGGCTTGTGCGTGTATCCACGCCTGCCGGTCGTTGCGCTGGTTCCAGTTTTCGACTCCGAAATCGGCGAGCAGGCTCCATTCTGAAACACCAACACCACTATGTATCCAAGCATTTCCATCAAAGGCAAGAGCCGGTCACAGGCCAGCTTACGGAGCTTGTTCGGCTACGATTACACGGAGACGTGCGACAAGTGCGACCGTGGAATTGACAACGGTTGCATCGAATGGATGGGCATTTCATTCCTTAGCTTCGACGGGCGTTTCCTCTGCCCTTCGTGCCGGTGCAAGGAGCGAGCGCAGAGGCAAGCGTCGCTGGAGGCTAGGATTGCGCTGGCGAAAGCTACCCGTAAAATTTCCATGTCGAAAAGATTGTGGTAAAAAACTCTTGACGTGAGAAGTCTGTGGCTGCATACTCACAACAGTTAGAACACCAAACACCAAACACCAAACACCAAACACTGATGAAACTCTCACCTGAATCCCTCGCCCGGTTCGTCGCAGAGATTCCCGACGCCGCATGGCTGGAGGAACACGGCTACAGTGGCCCGCAGCAGTTCGCCTACAGCATGGTGAGCGACGCCCACAAGGACGCCCACGGCATCCGCCCTCGCTGGATGGCCCTCGCATCGGTCGAGGAGTGTGCGGCGGAATACTTCAACTGCGTGGACGCCTGCATCGCCAACGAGCGGGAGCAGCAAGAGCGGGAGCTTGCGGAGCAGGCTGCGATGGCGGCGGATGAAGCGGCCTTCGCCAACGCCTTCCGTGCGGCGGTCAACCCGGCCCGGTTCGGGCTGCAACTTTCGGCTGTCTGGCCTGCGTGAAATGAAAATCACCTACGCCACTTCAACCAAGGCACGGTCGCTTTGCGGCTGGTGGAAACATCTTCGCCGTGAAGGTAAGCAAATGGCAAATCGGGCAACCCGCCGCATCGAGAAAGCGGCAATCGGAAAGGCAACTGAATGAGCAGACTGATTCAACGATGGGAACGCAACGAAGACCGGAGCATCAAGCCGATGCAAATGCGCTGCGACTGCGGTTGCACCTTGGAAGGCTGGCGGGCGGGAGGCGACGTGGACTGCCGGTGCGGTCGGGAATACAACTCGTCCGGCCAGTTGCTTGCGGCTCGCCACTTTTGGGGGGAAGAGACGGGGGAGCATCCGGCGGACATTGCACGGGCATTCATGGGGCGTGAAGAAAGTTGAGAAAAGAGTTGACTTCAAACTATGTAGCTGCAAAGATACACGGCAGATAACGACAACAACAACGACAACGACATGAGCGCAAAATCTGAAATCCATTGGCCGACCAAAGCAACCCACGCACGCCAGCTAGTTGACGGCGTTTCGGTTGTGGTGCGGCGTGACAACTTCGACACCCTGATTCCCGGCAAGTCATTCGACTTCGGGATTTGGAAAGACCGCCAGTTCGCTCTGGTGCCAAAGGAGGCGGCCCCCTCGCCCGTGGCGGCTCCCGTGGTGTTAACTGCGGCTGGCATCGCACCCGTGGCTTCCTTGCCCGTGGCGAGGCCCGCAGGACGGCCCGTGCTGACTTGGGGTGGCAGGCGTGCCTTCATTGCCGAGCACGTCTTTGACGGCGTGCTGACGGCCCGTGAGATTGCGGCCTTGGTGGTTGCGCAGTGGCCCGACGTTCCGGCGGCAAAGGCATTGGCGCACGCCCGGGCAACGGCTGGGCATCTGAAGGTGGCTGGCTACAACGTCACGTATCGCAAAGAGGGCGGCGCACCTGTGGTAAACTTCCCGGCGGCTTAACCAAACACTGAAATGAAACGCAAACTGCAATTTGGAATGACGCTGACGCTCGTTGACACGGAGACTGAGTGTGTCGAGGTCGAGGTCAACGTGGAGGCGAACTATTGGCCCGGCCATGCGGCGGTCATGTATCTCCGCAACGGCGACCCCGGACACCCGGAGGAACCGGACGAGGTTGAAATCATCAAGGTCACTCGCAAGGATGACGGCACAGAGCTTGAATGGGATTTCATTCCTGCACGATGCAAGGAAGCCTTGGAGGAAGCGGCCCGTGAGAGCTTGGCGGGTGCGGATGACGACGGCCCGGAGCCGCCAGACCGTGAGCCGGAAGATGATACGTGCCGGACTGAACACTTCGCTGACACTGCGGCTGACCGATAACCATTATGCCAAGACAAACACAAGCAACACCGACCGCCAGTGGCGGCGTCGAGACAATGGCCTTTAACACGCAGCCAGCGTGGCACGGGCTAGGGCTGGACATCGGCGACAACTGCCGAGACAGCAGCCTTGCGATTGACGCCGCCGGGCTGAACTGGAGCGTCGAGAAGCGTCCCGTGCTGTTCAAGCGCACGGGCGGGCACGAGACAGTCGCAAGTGCGTTCGTCAACGTGCGGATGGACACCGAGCGGGCAGTGGGGGTGGTCGGCAATCACTATACGTCCTTTCAAAACCGGGACGCCTTCGCCTTCTTTGACCCGATTCTGCGGGAGCATGGCGGCTGTTATGAAACGGCAGGCTCGCTTCATGGCGGTCGGCGCGTGTGGGCGTTGGTGCGACTAGCGGGCGAGATTCGGGTGAAGCGAGACGACGTGGTGCGGAAGTATGCGCTGTTGTCGAACTCGCACGACGGTCAATCCCGTGTTCTATACGGCTTCACGGGCGTCCGAGTCTGCTGCGAGAATACGCTGCGGCTGGCACTCAGCGATTACGAAGCGTTCGGCGGCAGTCGTCACCGGCTGAACGTAGCGGAGAACGTCGCAGCGGCGTCACGCATCATGGAAACTGCGGTCAACACTTTCGAGAAAGCGGGCGAACTGTTCACCGGCATGGCGGGCGTAAACCTGAATGCAGAAACGGTAAACGCATACTTCCGTAAGGTGTATCAGCGTCCAGCCTTAACCGGGTGGCGTGCGGAGGACAAGCTGACGCAGCTTTTCGAGACTGGCCGGGGCAACGCCGAGCGCGGGGTGCGCGGGACGCTGTGGGCGGCTTACAATGCCGTGACCGAATACGAGGACTACCGGCCCTACTACGCCGAAGACAAGTCCAGCCGCCGCTTGGAGCACGTCTGGTGGGGCAACGGTGCCAAGGTGAAGTATCGGGCGTTGACCGTGGCGAGGGCTTTGGTAGCTGCATGAACCTGCCGACGGTCGCCTGACGTTTTGCGCTTGCAAACGATGGCGGTAAAGTTACGTGTGCGCTACCTATGAAGCGCACTCCTTTTTCGGTAAGCAACGGACGCAACCACGGAAACAGCCTTGCGGCCAAGCGGGCTTCCGACCTTGCGCTGGTGAACGGCACGTCGGAAGGTGCGCTGAAAGGCTGGGAGACGCGGCGGGCGGGAGGTGGCGGATTACAGCCAAAAGACACGGTTGCCAGTGTTCGCGCCAGCATCGCAGCCAATGACCCGAAAGAATTTCCTGAGCAAAGGAAGCGGTTGGAAGAGTATGTGAAGTGGGCAGGAAGCGAGGATGCGAATAAGCGGGTTGTGGACGCATCAAACGGCGACGGGCCTCCCTTGATTAAGAAACACAAGGACGGGGTTCAATACCTTCACGCGGACAACGAGACCTACTCCAACCCAGTTCACCCAAGGTCGTCCACTTGGGATTTCCCGCATGACGCAACGAAGATGCACCCAACTTTGAAAGCGAGGCTTGTGAAAGGTGGGGCGACTCCGGCATATAAAAATTCAGCACAGCCCGACGCCGACACCCTCGCCAACAAGCTCGCCGCCGCCACGAAGCCCGCCGACGCGCTGGCGAACGGCGAGTTCAAGCTGTTCAAGAAAGGGCAGAACTCCCTTGGCGACATCGCGGCAGACGAGTCCAAAGATAAAGAAGAGGATGCGAAGGATGGCGGAATAGACGAAGAAAAAGAAGGTGAAGGCGCGAACAAAAAGATGGCAAACGGCGAGTTCGTGCTGTTCAAGAAGGGCCAAAACTCCCTTGGCGACATAAAAGACGACGCCAAGAAAGAGCCGGAACACAAAGACGGCAAAGGCCCGAACGATGACGGCGATGAAGAGGATAAAGACGGCAAGAAAGCGTGGGTTCCGCCGTGGAAGAAAGACGGCGTGGAGAACGCAGGCAACTCCGAAGGCGCACACGAAGGTTGGCTGACCCGTCGCGGCGGCGTCCGTGCTGGCGACACGTTCGACCACGAAAGCGGCAGCGGCAAGCACGTCAAGTTGACAATCCAAGGTCAGCTTGATGGGCAGAAGAACATCGAACTGGATTTGCCGAAGGACGTTCACACCGCGATTGCAGCGGGTTCTTGGAAACCGAATGCGGACTTCGAGAAGAATTCCCGTGGCGAAGATTTCCACACCATCCACGGCTACGAGCCAGTGACGAAGCCCGGCGGCATCCGCGAGAAATACGGCAAGGGCAGCGAGCCGGACAAGGCGAACGGCCTCATCGGTCAGAACGTGTCCCGCGCTAAGGCTTACTACGCCCGCGCCCGTGACTTCGGCGATGGCACTGAGGCGCAGAACGCACTCAAGGCCAAGGCTGAATCCATTCTCAAGGAGATTCACAGCAAGTATCACCCCGCACTGGTGAAGGCCAAGGCCGCGCACGCATCATCGCTCGGAAACCGTGCCTACGGTGCGCTGCTCAACAGCTTCCGTGGCGGTCTGCTGAAGAACTACCAGCACGACGTTCAAGAGATGCTGGATGAAGTAGCGGACTATGCCAGCAACGGGGAAACGCTGCCGGACGACCTTCGTGAGCAATACGAGGAGTGGATGGATGAACAAAACTGAGCTATGACACAGTTCTACAAACTGTTTAACGGCGGGTGCGGCTGCGCCAAGTGTGAGGCCGACGACGAGCAAGCCGCCGACACCAAGATTGTCAACGACTATGACACCAAGATCGTCAACGACTATGAAGGTGACGACGATGAAGAGATGGAGAACGGCGGCTACCGGGCGGCAATGAGCGCAATGCGAAACTCGCGTCTCGCGTCACTTTCGGAGAGCGCACTCGTCACGAAGGATGACCCGAACTCGCTTGAAGGACTCGCCAAGGTTGGTGAGGAAATCAAGGAGCGGAAGATGTGGAAGGACTCGCACTCGGTTAGCAACAGCGTCGGCAGCCTGTTCAACTCACAGCCCTGCGGCGACAGCCACATCCCCGACGGGCATCAATGCCGTGTCGGTCAAGGCGCGGCTCCACAAGAGTCGTCAAAACAGATTGCTCGCATAGATGCGGTAATTCTCGGGGATGGGGCGAAATACGTTAAGTTTAACGGCCAGATTGTTGAGATTCATGCTTCATCGTCGCGTATTGACCGATTACGTGACGGCGACAAGCGTGCTGTTATCATTTCGGAGAAAACTCACCCTAAATATGGGAAATACCTATCCGCCGACTTGCCACCTCCTCGCCGCTATTCAAATTCTCAACCCTGCGGCGACTCGCACATTCCCGATGGGCATCAATGCCGTGTCGGGGACGGTTCCCGTCCAACGTATCAGAGCGAGCCGAAGACAACCCCTAATTCCGATACCGATCAAAAGCACGAGGAACGCTACATAGCCACCACGATTATTGACCAAATCAAAGCCACCGACCGCAGTGCTATAATGGCGTGGGGCACCAGAAATCTTACCATCATGCCCGCTGGCTCGACACCGGACGGCGGCTACCAGAGGGGCGGCGTTCAGTTCAAAGTCAACGGCGGCAAGCTCGGTCACGGCATCGTGAAGGTGCGCCTCATGGCGAACGACACTTATATGGTTGAAACTGGCAAGGTGCGGATGGGCCAGTGGAAGCCGCAGGGCAAGCGCGACGACGTGTATGCCGACAACCTGATGGAGACGATTGACCACATGGTTGAGCGTGACCGTCCGGGTTACGCTAACCGCTACCATGATGCGCTGGAGGCGATGGTGAATGCGGGTGCTGGCGGACAGCCGTGCGGCGACTCGCACATCGCAGCCGGTCTGACGTGCCGCCTTAGCAAGACTCAAAAGGCATTGGTTGAGCGGTCTGGCAGGGAGACATTCACTGCCAAAAAGTATGGGGCTGGACACGTATTGGCCGCTGGCCGCGCCGAGCCAAATGAGGCTAGAAAGCTGCCGGAACTTTTCCTGCACGTTGAGTCCCTCGAAGGGGTTGGAGAAGTTTTCAAAGTGCTGAACAAAGACCGGGAAAAGATAGCGAATGCGGGAACGAGCGAGGGTGTGAGGAAATCTTGGGAGACGCGGCGTAATGGCGATGGTGTTCATCATCTTTCGCTTGGCGGCGATGACATTGATACCGACCCGGTTGAGGCTGCGCTTCCCGCCAACGCCTCATCATTCAAGCGGTTCTTGTCGGTGGACGAGAGACGCCGCTACGACCGCGCCGTTACAGGCGAGCCGACAGAGCGAGGCGAGATTGAATCAGACAAAATGACAGAGATTGCGTTTCGGCGGATGCGGCAGTTTTACGAACAGGGCAAGAAGGCGCGTGACATTGCGCCCGTTGCGGCTCCGCCAACAGCGAGTCCCGGCCCATCGGCAGTTCAAGTTGGAACTGCGGCTGAACAGGCCGCGATGGACGCCCGCGTTCGCTCGCCACAATTTCGCAAGATGATTGAACGCCGACGCATTGCTGGTAAGAAATGGCAAGAAAAGCACGAGAACCGCTCCGTCACAGAACCGCTCGAAACGATTGTGAACGCTGGTGCCGGTGGACAGCCCTGCGGCGACTCGCACATCGCAGCCGGTCTGACGTGCCGTGTCGGAGAATCCGCAACGCCAGCCTCCGTGGACGACGCTGTTTTCAAACGCCGGGCCGTGAAGGTTCACTTTGACAGCGGCGACAGTTTCGCCACAGAAATAAACGGCACTAAGGAAGATGTGGAGAAGCATTATCTCGGCAGGCCGTTTGAGCGGAGCAATGAGAAGTTGCATAAGGTGGTGAAAGTCGAACATCTGCCAGTTCAAGTTGGAACCGCTGAAGAGCGGGCAGCGATGGACGCCCGTGTTCGCTCACCACAATTTCGTAAGATGATTGAACGCCGACGCATTGCTGGCGAGAAGTGGCAAAAAAAGCACGAGTAGCCCATGTTCTACAAACTCTTCAACCGTGCCAGCACCAAGACGACCGCCGCGCCGTCGCGTGCCCGTGTCTCTCAGCACGTCACCGCCAAGAAGGTAGCCGTTGGGCAGCACAACCTGACCCCTGACCGTTTGGCCCGCATCACGGCGTCAGCGAAGCAGCGTGAGTATCGGGAGCGGCAGAAGACCGTTCCCCGGATGGAGATTGATTCCGCTGCTACGGAAGACGCTACGAAACAGGAACAGGGCGACACGGTGGCTCCGATGCACAGCCTGAGCGGTGAGCAGGCTTTGGCGAACGGGCAGCCGTGCGGCGACTCGCACATCCCTGACGGTCATCAATGCCATGTCGGCGGTGAAGGTTCGCATGACATTTCCGATTTTGACCGGGCTAATTTATCCGTCAGAACGTGGAACCCGGAAACCAAGCAACCCGTTTGGCAATACATGAGTGATGGCAAGTTCGTGAGTGCTCCGACAGACGACCACGGGATACCGACTCCTGATTTCATCCGCCGCTCTTTGAAACTCCCGCTTCTAAGCTCTGTCACAACCGACGAGACGCATCGAACGATTAACGAAGGCGAAAAATACAAGCAGGGATACCGGGTGGACACCTACGCGAAGGGGACGAGAATCCCAGTCGCGCTTCAAAGCAACGAGGAAAGGATAGACTCGTCAGGCGTGAAGGTGATGTATCCGCTGCGGAGTAAAACCATTTACGGAAACACATCCGAAGTCCGGCTTGGCATCTGCGTTGAAGCCGTGAGCAAGCTGAACAACCGATTCAGTGTTCCATCCGACGGCTGGATTCACCTTGCACCGTTCGGCAGCCATCCTCATCCAACCGGCGTGGTGCAACTGATTGATGCAAAATCGGTGGACGCTATGGTGGCGAACTTTGCCGCCCGCAAGGCCAGCGACAAAAACTTCACCGGAGCATTGCTGGACTTTGACCACTTCTCTCAGTCAGGCGATAAGCCATCGGAGGCGGGCGGCTGGATTGAAAACCTTGCCAAGCGTAACGACGGTATGTGGGGACAGGTGCGATGGACAGACGTAGGCGAGAAGGCGGTCAACGGCGGGCGGTATAGGCTCGTCTCGCCAGTATGGCTCAAGCGCAATTGCGAAACACTTGACAACGGCCAGTTGCGTCCAATGGTGCTAGATTCAGTAGCTTTGACTAATGAGCCAAACCTAAAGGGTCTAACTCCTATTTCACGGTGAAAAAATTTCTTAAAATTGTTTTGACAACCATGCGGCTTGAATTACATCCGCAATAACGAACGCGATATATGAATCACAAAGAACAACTTATCAGTCTGCTCGGTCTGGCGAATTCGGCCACTGACGAGGAAATCTCTTTGGCTAACTCATCCTTCCAAAAGGATATGGTCGGCTACAAGGAGCAGATGGACGATGCCATCCTCAAGGCACGCGATGAAGTCGCTGTCGCAAACGCTGAGACGACCGCTTCTAATGAGCGGATTGTGTCGCTCCAGAACCGCACGGTTGTCCTCCTCGAAGAGCTTGCCAACCGCGACGTGGAAGCGTTCAAGTCGGTCATCCGCGACGCCGCCTCCGTAAAGGAGTCTCTGATTTCCAACCGTGATGCGACGTATAAGTTCCTCACCGGCCTGAAGTCGGCTCCCGCTGCTCCTTCGGCTGACACCGCCACCGTGTCCGCCCCGTTGCATAATCGCAACCGTTCCGCTCTCCCGGCATCCATCGTCGGCGATTCCGCTGCCACCATGCCCGCCTCTGACAGCGCGTGGATTCGCAACCGGACAACCGAGATTCAGCTTTCCAACAAGGGTATGGCTCACCGAGACGCCTTCCATAAGGCACGCACGGAACTGTCCATCAAAAACTCCATTTAACTCACTGTCCACGTAATCAGAACAAACCAAACCAAAATATGTCCCCCACAATGTCGAACACTCAGTCGGGCCTGATTGCCGTGAACAGCACGGCCTCTCTGTCCGGTAAAGAGGGCTACCTCGTCGTCATCGCATCGGCCTCCAGTGCCGCGACCGCCGCTGTTCCCGCCGCCATCACCGACAACGCCCTGTGCGTGGTTGAGGACGGGGCCGGGGCTGGCGAGAAATCCACCCTTCGCCCCATCTTCTCCGGCGGCTCGGTTCGCGTGAAGGCCAAGAGCACTGGTGCTGCTGGCGTTCGCTTGGTGAACGCTGACCCGGCGACCGCCGCCGACGCGGGCAAGGTTCGCGCTATCCCCGGTGCCAGTGGCACCTATGCCGTTATCGGCATCGCCCTCGAAGATTTCGTTGACGGCCAGCTTGTCAACGTGTTGCCGGTTCACATCGGCAACGTCACTATCTAGTAATACTGACGAGTCAATCCAAACAACCAGCAAAAACAAAATATGCCTACACGTCTCCAATCCGTCAGTGAGAGCAAGATGCTTCGTGATTACGCGCAAGGCGCGGCTCAGGAAGGCGTTCAGCCTGTCGCCGACTTCATCGCCCCCACCGTGCCTGTCGCTGCCAGCGTTGGCCGCTACAAGCAATACACCGAGAAGAACCGCTTCCGCATCCCCGCCACCCTTCGTGGCATCGGTGGACGCGCCACGGAACTCTCGTTCGCCGTCGCCGACGCAACCTATAATTGCGCCCCGCACGCCCTCGACTTCCCTGTGGACAACCTCGAAGAGCTTGAAGCTGAAGGGCTGGAATCCGTGCTCGAAGAGGGTGCCACCCTCGTCGCTGAAATCGCGGGCCTCGCCCACGAAAAGCTTGTCGTGGATACCGCGCTCTCCAGCATCGGAGCGGGAACCGACAAGACGTGGAACTCGTCCGCCGACCCCGTCAACGACATTGACACCTATGTTCTCGCCGTCATCAAGGCCGCGAAGTATGGCTCCCTCATGGGTGTCGGCGTCCTGTTCGGTGCGTCTGCGTTTCGCATCTTCAAGAATCAGGCGAACGTCCGCGCTCGCTTCACCACGGCTGGCGGCAATGCCATCCCGAACATCACCCCGGAATCCGCGTCCTCGCTGTTCCTCGGCTCCCCTGACGTGCGCGTGTCCTACATGGTGTATGACAACGCCCCCGAAGGCGTCGCCGAAGACATCAACTTCGTGCTGGATTCCACCGTCCTCATCTTCGCCCGCCGCGCTAACCCCACGCGCCGCGACCCGTCGTTTATGAAGACGTTCCGCCTCACCAACAACTACATGGTGCCGGGCAGCTACGTCCGCGACGACGGGCGTGTGGAAGTCGCCAAGTTTGACTGGAGTGAGGATGTCAAGGTGACAAACTCGACTGCCGCCGTCCGACTGAACATCACCTCCTAAGCGAAAATCTCAACAAAAGCCCCGGTTTCCGAAAGGAGCCGGGGTTTTTGCTTTTTAGAAACGGTCAACGCGGCACAAGTTCAACCGTTTCCTCTTGACCACGTTGCTGATTCTAAGAGGTTTCGTAACCATGCGAACGATCATCGCTGGTTGTGGTGGCGTGGCGGAGTATCGAGAGGTATTTGCGGCGATGATGGCTTATCCGTTTGCGGTGTCGGAAGTGGTGTTGGGTTGCGCAGCAGAGGATGCGCTTGGCGAGCAGTGGGCAGAGGAACACGGGATACCTGTTCGGCGGCTTCCGTCAGACGATGCCAGTGACCGGATGACTCAAGTTCAGCGGCGGCAGATGATTGCGTATGCGGACGCCTTGGTTGTGGTGCGAAGCGGGGAGGATGTTGACGGGCTGATACAGGAGGCGAAGCGTGGCGGGTTGAAGGTGTTTGCGCATCAGGTTGACCGTCCGAAGTGCAGTTCGCTTTTTAATTCCGGCTGATTTAATTCCTAGACAGCCGTTTGCGCTTGAAATCCACGGTGGCGCAGTTACCAACGGCGTGAGCCGTGCCGCAGACCTGCGGCGGTTCGCACTATGGCTTGGATTCTTGTTTCTGAAAACTCGTTAAAGACCCGCATCAGCGGCCCGGAACTAGCGGCCTTCCGTTCGGCGGCATTGGCGGCTGGGCAGGCCGACCCGGTAGCGGCGGTGACGTTGCAGGTTGTAGATTTGGTGCGGGGCTACATTGCGGCGTGCCAGCGAAATCGGCTTGGCCCGGATGACACGATTCCTGAGAAGCTTCTGGGGGCAACACTTGACCTGTTGGTGGTTGAGGTGGAGAAGCGGTGCGCTGGCAAGCTGATTGACCCGAACGGACACCGGGCGAATTCGGCGCGGGAGGCAATGGCGATTCTGCGTGACGTGGCACGTTGTAATTTTGCGGTGGACTTGCCGAGCGTGCTAGACGCTGAGACAACTCAAGTTTTCACGCCGACAATTGATGCTCGCAAACGAACATTTCGTGACCAAGACGGATTATAAATGCACAACCCCTCCGTTATTTACGCTACGCGGGTTCGTGAGGTGGTTGCGTTCCTGAACCGCTCCCGGTTTCCGGCGGCAGTCACCCGCCAAGTATTGCAATCCGTCCTTCCCGGAGGTGCTGCGTTCAAAGAGTTCATCCAGAATGGCCCGCCTGCGCGTCAGGCTGGCGCGTGGGCGAACAGGGTGAGTGAATGGGCTAATCCTGCGGTTAGCGTTCCAAACTCGTTTGAGCGGCTTACGAACGGCCAGCCGTGCGGGGCTGGATTTGTTGAGGATGGCGACACTTGCCATGTTGGGGTGACGCCGGAGAAGGACGCGGCGTATGCGAAGGCGGTGGAGTCTGGTGACACGGCCACGGCTCAGAAGATGGTGGATGAAGCGGCGGCGGCGGCTGGATATACGGTTGGCCCGGCTGTTCACAGAACCAATGCTAATTTTGCAGACTTCGACATTTCAAAGTCAAGGGAAGGAGCGGTGCTTGGCCCCGCGATTTATGCGACCTTGGAAGGCTCTTGGAATCCAGCGCAACTTGCCTCTGGCCGAGTTGCGTCCGGTTACGTTGGCGGTCGTGTGGTTGACATGACAAAGCCAATAACGCCGGAAGTTGCGGGTGCCGTCGGAACACTTCTCGGAAGAACTGTGACTGACGCTTTGCCGCTTATCTCGCTGGAGCGTCGGTATGGCAGCGTAGCCGCTGGACTTTTGAAGGCTGGATTCTCGGCGGCGATACACGACGGGCCGGGAGCGACCGGAAGGCATATTGCAATCTTTGACACTTCAAAATTCAAGCGAAGTGATGCGGTTGTTCGTGATGATACTGGCAGTGTGATTCCGCTTTCCCAGCGGTTCAATAGCAACAACAGCAAGTTCAACAACCGCACCGACATAGTGGCAGCGACCGTGCTAGGCCAGCCGGTGACGGTGGCGGCGGCTCCGACGGATGCGCAGAAAGAGTCCGGCAACTACCTGAAGGGCGAGGCGACGTGGAACGGCCTGTCAATCAGCGTCGAGAATCCCAAGGGCGGCGTCCGTAGTGGGACGAACAGTGAAGGGGAAACTTGGGCGACGGTGATGCCAGCTTCGTATGGCTACGTCATTGACACTGAGGGAGCCGACGGAGATGAGGTTGACGTGTATCTCGGCGACGCACCCGATTCCAGCAAGGTGTTTGTGATTGACCAAGTGGATGCCAACACGGGTGACTTTGACGAACACAAGGTCATGCTGGCGTTCCCGAACCTGTTCACCGCACTCAGCACATATCATAAGGGATTCAGCGACGGTCGCGGTGCAGAGCGGGTCGGCGACGTGACGCCGATGACGGTTGACGAGTTCAAGGCGTGGTTGAAGATGGAGGACACGACGCAGCCGGTCAGCGAAGAACTGGACAACGACGCACCGTGGATTGAAGACGATGCGCTGTCGAACAAGCCATGCGGTGCGTCCTTCATTTCCGATGACAAGACGTGCCGTGAAGGTGACTTCTCACACGCAGAGGGAAAGCAGTTGGTGACGAAGCTCAGGAAGTCAGGCGGCTTCACCTACGAACCGGCTCAGAACAAGTCTCCAAAGTCCGGCTTCGCAGTCAGTGCCTACAAGCATTTAGAGGTGGTGTTGAACGCCAAGCAGCTTTCCGTCAAGGCGGTGAAGGGTTTCTTCGACCGGGCGGCAGAGACGTTGAAGAAAGACCCTCTGGCGCACATGGGCGGCTGGTTTGACAAGGTGAGCGGCAAGATTTTCTTGGACGTGGTTCAGATTCACAAGGCGGTCGGCGGCGCAATGGAGCAGGCCAAGCAGTTGAAGGAACTCGCTATTTTCGACCTTGGCAAGATGGCGGAGATTCGCTTGCAGAATGCCGCTCCGGGCGGGCGCGTGAGCTTTATATTCCCGCGTGGTGTGTCCGCAGAGGAGATGCACGAACAGATTGCGAAGTTGGTCAAGGAGAACAGCGAAGGCACACTGGAAAACAAGGCGTGCGGCAAGTCATTCATCGGCGAGGAAATGGAGTGCCACATTGGCGAGACAGCCCCGACAAAGGATGCGCCGGTCACGGCGGCGGTGGCGGCGACTCCGAAGGCGGATAAGGCGGGCAAGACGGATTCTGCGGGTGCCAAGCCCATGTCCACAATGGCAGCGTCCGGCCAAATCAAGATGGTGAAGCCGAAAAGCATCGAAGAGGTTGGCAAATTGCTTGGCGAGTTGAAGGCGCACGTCGAGACAGCGAAGGCTCTTCCTGACACAGACAAGATGAAGGAACTGAAAGTCCTTCACGCCTTGCAGCAGCAACAGCGAGCCATCGGCGCGTCGCGCAAACTTTCCGACAAGATAGGCGAGTATCTTGGCGCACAGCCGGAAGCGGCCAAGGCGGCTGAATCGCCGAAGGCACCGGAAGCTGCGGTCAAGGCGGTTGAGGAGAAGCCGGTGAAGGCCACAGCGGAAGAGGAGGCTGGCAAGGCGGCGGTCACTGCGCTTAAAGGCGGTGGTGACGTGGTTCTGAAAAGCGTGAAAGAGGTCAACACCGCAATTGAGGAAATCCACAAGTTTGCTAACGAAGCTAAGAAGAGCGGCGAGAAGGTAAACCTGAATCTGTGCAAGGTGTCCGTGCCGGGAACCAACCTGTTCTGCGGCGAGTCATTGAAGGGCGACGACGGTAAGCCGATTCCACGCTCCGAGATGCCGCAACTGGCTGGGTTTCCGGTAAAAGGTTCAACCGTGGACGATGAGAAAAATTTCCCGAAGGATAAAGCGGGCGAGGTTAATGTCGGCGAAGCGTTCGTTCAGAGCCTCTTAAAGAAGGGCGTCAAGACCGAAGACATTGACCAACCTGCTTCTTCATTGAAAGCGTCGCAGAGCGAGTTGAAGGGCAGCAACGTGGCGTTTATGATGTCGCCGGAGGGTCAGAAGGCGGTCGGCCTTGATGAGAACTCCATCTTCGTGTCGCGTGATGGCTATGTGATTGATGGGCACCACCGCTGGGCGGCGAAGATTGGGCTGGATGCGAAGGACGGAAAGTTCGGCGACACAAAAATCAAGACGCGCCGAATTGACATGGACATCAAAGATGTGTTGAAGGCGGCAAACAAGTTCACAAAGGAGATGGGCATTGCGCCGAAGAAGCTGGCGAATCGTGACGAACCGATGCTGAACAGAAACACCGGCAAGCCGTGCGGTGAGTCGTCAATCTCCGCAGACAAAACGTGCCATGTTGGTGAAGGTGAAGGCCAGACCGCGCCAGCACTCAGGCCCGCCAGCACAGAATCGCCTGAGTTCAAGGAATGGTTCGGAGACTCGAAGGTTGTGGATAAGGACGGGAAGCCGCTTGTGGTCTATCACGGAACCAATGCTGGTTTCACGGAGTTTGGAAGGGTAAAGGAAGGTTTAGGCTCGCATTTCGGAACGGCACAGCAGGCAAACGACATCATAAATTACAACTTTAGAAGCCGATTCTTTCAAGGATACGAAAACCCAGCCTACGCCGAAGGCGCGAACATAAAGCCTGTTTATATCAGCATAAAAAACCCACTAAGGCTGGATGATTTTGATTGGCACAATGTTCACAACAAGATGTTCAACGAAGGGGTAATCTCTAAATCCAAACACAAAGAATGGATTGATGAACTGAACGAGAACTCGACCTATGGCAGCAAGGGGCGATGGCTCGTGAACGTGAAGTGGCTCAACAGCATTGGTTACGACGGTGTTATTTACGATAACAAGGGCGAGTCCAAAGGCACAAGTTACATCGCATTGCGTCCTGAACAGATTAAATCGGCATTCAACCGTGGCACATGGAGTAAGGGCGACAGGAACATCAGCAACAGCGGCCAGCCGTGCGGTGATTCATTCATCGAAGCCGGAGACACTTGCCACGTCGGAGTTACGCCGGAGCAGGACGCAGCCTATACGGGTGCGGTGGCGGCGGGTGACACTGTGACCGCTCAGAAGATGGTGGACGATGCGGCGAAGGCGGCTGGCTACACGGTTGCCTACCATCGAACCAGAAATGGGTCGCCGATTGAGGTTTTTCAAACCGAGTATCCACGGACACCGCTTTCGATTGAGAATGAGGTTTGGGGTGACTTTGCGGCCAAGCACGGGGCCGATGCTTGGGTCAAGGCGGTTGACGCTGGCAAGTTGCCGGACGACTACAAGCCATCTGAAGGCGTTGGAAAAACAACGTATAGGAAAGCAGTCTATCTAACACCGACGGTTGAAGATTCAAACAGGCTTTTGAAGTTCACAGACATTGGTGTTGGTATGATGAAGCCTGTAAAATACTTTGTCAACTTGGGGCGAACGGCAACAGTTAAAGACGGGATAAGGTCTTCAAGTAACATATCTAGCAGAGACATTGATGACTTAATAAGAAAAGGATTCAATTCTGTCAGTGGATATATGACGGCTGGTGGGCTTGGTGAAGTGAAAACTCGCAGCAGGGAGATAGCTGTTTTCGACTCCGCTAGGATAAAGTCGTCTTCACCTGTTGTGTTCGACTCCGCTGGCAACGTCATCCCACTTTCTAAACGGTTCAACAGGGCGAGCAACAAAATCAGCAACAGCGGCCAGCCCTGCGGCGAGAGCTTTATTGAGTCCGGCGACACTTGCCATGTGGGGGTCACACCTGAGCAGGACGCGGCCTACGCAGGCGCGGTGGCGTCGGGCGACACGTTCACGGCTCAGAAGATGGTGGATGAGGCGGCGAAGGCGGCGGGGTATGGCACCAAGGCTTATCACGGGACAGATAAGAAGTTCACTGAATTTTCAAACGACGTAGGTGACGGGATATACTTTGCAGACTCTCCGGTGAACGACCTGCCACAAATGGAGGTGTTTCTTAAAACTAATAACCCGCTGTCAGTCGATGCAAAAGGCTCCCAGTGGTATGATGTAACCTACGGCAATACTCGCAGCGACATAGGAGACATCGCAGGCATTGCCCAAACTCGCGGGCATGATTCTCTCAAGGTAAGCAACGTAGTCGAAGGGGGGCAGACAGCCACGAGCAATGTCACTGTCGTCTTCAGCCCCTCCCAAATCAAATCCGCCGACCCCATCACCCGCGACGACCAAGGCAACGTCATCCCGCTCTCTAAACGGTTCAACAAGTCGAGCAACAAAATCAGTAACTCCGGCGAGTTTGAGGAGTCGCTTCACCCTCGCGCCGCCGACGGCAAGTTCGCACCCAAGGAAGGCGGCGGATTGAAAGAGATGGCTGAGTCGAACCCGCAGGCCAAGGCTGCCGTGTCCATCCTCGGTGAGATTGAACGGCAGTTCCCCGGCACGAATCCGCTCATTGTCGGCGGCGCGGTCAGAGACATGGTGATGGGCAAGACGCCGAAGGACTTCGACATTGCGACGCCGCTGCCCGCAGCGAAGTTGCAGTCCGCTTTCCGCTCGCACGAAATCGGCAACAGCGCAGACTTTGGCATTGTGGCGATTCCACATGAGGGCCACACATTCGAGGTCGCACAGTTCCGCACGGACGGGGCTTACACCGACCAGCGCAGGCCGGATTCTGTCACGGCGGCGGGCAGCTTCGATGAAGACTCGAAGCGTCGTGACTTTACCATCAATGCGATGGCGATGGACGCCGCAGGCAACTTGGTTGACCCGCAGAACGGCAAAGCCGACATAGAAGCCAAGGTGATTCGCGCCGTCGGCGACCCGGAGGCAAGGTTCACTGAAGACCCGTTGCGGATGATTCGGGCGGCGAGGTTCGCCGGTCGGCTGGGCTTCGACATTGAAGCGAAGACGATGGACGCCATGAAGAAACTGGCTCCGTCAGTCGCCACGATTTCCGGCGAGCGCATCCGTGACGAGGTGTTCAAGGCGGCGGACAACGGCAAGTCGCTGGCGAAGTTCGTGTCGGTGATGAGCGAGGCCGGGCTGCTGGAGCACACGCTGCCAGAGGTGGCGGCGATGCGTGGACTGCCGCACAACCCGAAGCACCACCCGGAGGGCGGCGTGTATGAGCACGTCTTGGAGGCGGTCAAGGCCAGCAACACCAATGATGCGACAACGAACGTCGCCATTCTGCTTCACGACATCGGCAAGGCCACCACCCGTGGTGAGAAGGACGGCCAGCCGACCTACATCGCGCACGAGGCCGCTGGCATCCCGCTCTTGGAGAAGGCAGCCGCACGGTTGAAGTTCAGCAACGAGCAGAAAGAGGCGATTGCGCTGGCGGTGGAACACCACATGGTCGGCCACAACTTCGACGCGGTGAGCGACAGGCTCGCGCTGCGGTTCCGGCAGGAGAAGAACTGGCCGCTGCTGCGAGAGGTCATGCGCAGCGATGAAGCGTCCCGTGGTGCGCTGTTCAAGGCGGAGGATTTCGAGAAAAAGATGGGCCGTGCCGACCGCTTGGTTGAGCAGTTCGGCAAGAAAGAGGAGATGGAAAAGCGGCTCTCAGCCGTGTTCACCGGCAAGGACATTATGGCTGCGGCTCCCAAGCTCAAGGGGACTCAAATCGGGGCGGTCAAGGCGTCCGTCCGTGATTGGGTGCTGGAAAAAAACTTTGAGGTCACGCCGGAGCAGGTTCGTGCCAAGATTCTCGAAGAATCGGAGGCGATGAAGAATCGCGCTGACGAGCCGGACGAACACCCGGAACTCGCGTTTACATCGCAGCAATCCTAATTACTTTCCCGAAAAATGCTCAACCAAGCATACGCCCAGATTGTTCGCACGGCACGCACGCTGGCAAACGCCCGTGTGCGTGGTGGTAAGGCGTGCGGTGACAGCTTCATAGCAGCGGACAAAGAGTGCCACGCCGGTCAGGGCGACAAACTCGGAGTGGACGTGCCTGAGACAGCCAGAATGGCGGCGGTCACGTTCAAGGCAAAGGACGCCAGCGGCACGCAGCGGGTTTTCATGGTCGTGGCGAGCAAGAACACGCGGGCCGGGGCGAGGTTCGCCTACGAACAGAATCCAGAGGCAGTGCTGGCCGAGCATCAAAAGACGTTCACCATTCCAGAGATGGAGAAGACGTTCAGGGCGACGCTGCTAGAGGTCGTGGACGAGATTCCAAAAGCCATGTTCCACAACAGCTACGACTCAATCAAGGACGCGGCGAGTCGCGGATTCGACGAGATGTTGCACTTCGCCAAGCAGGTTAAGAACTTGGTCGGCGGCGTCACTGAGCGGGACGTTCAGCTACGGAACCGTGGCAAGTTCAGCTTCGATGAATTGATGGCGGCGTGCGACGGGCCGGTTGCCTTGGCGAACAGCGGGCAACCGTGCGGCGAGTCATTCAACAACTCTGCCGAGTTTGAGAAATCTCAGAACAAGCCGAGCAAAGACATGATTGAGGAAGCCGCTCGCGGTCTGGCTTGGCGCAGAGAACACAACCGAGGAGGAACCGAGGTCGGGGTTGCTCGCGCTAGGGACATTAGCAACGAATCAAATCTTTCCGACGACACCGTTAAGCGGATGCACTCGTTTTTTGCGCGACACGAAGTTGATAAAAAGGGGCAAGGTTTTACGCCTAATGAAGATGGCTTTCCCTCCGCAGGCCGCATTGCGTGGGCATTGTGGGGCGGAGACGCGGGGCAAACATGGGCGGCTGCAAGAGTCAGTCGCATGGTGACATAGTTGCCGCAAACTAAAAAGCATCGCTATTGACATGGCAAGCGGCTTAGTTAATTTCCAAAAAATGCTCAACCAAGCATACGCCGAGATTGTTCGCACGGCACGCACGCTGGCAAACGCCCGTGTGCGTGGTGGTAAGGCGTGCGGCGACGGATTCATCGCAGGCGACCTGAAGTGCCACGTCGGGGCTGGGGCTGGTAATCAAGGCGATATTGGGAAGATACCCAAGTTTGGCAGGAAGCACTACGCCAAGGTCGGCGGCAGGCTGCAACGGGTGGCGGATGTTGAGAAACCGAATCCGATGTCAGCCGAGTGGCCCCCTCGCCGTGCGCTCCCCGGCAGACCGGACACGGCTCCACCGCCGCAGGCCGCACGCCCGGCGATTCAGCGACCGGCCCCATTGCCAGTTCCGTCGCCAGAGGACGCCCGCCGGGCGGTCATTGTGGCCGAACACAACGCCCGTGCCGCCGAAGCCAACGCACAGGCCGTCCGTGACGCTAAAATCGCGGCGGACATCGCACGGCAGGCAGCAGTGCAACCCCCGGCGGCTGGCCCGTTGCGAGGCCAAGCGGCGATTATTGCACGGCAAGCAGCGGCGCAACATCTGCCACCGCGTGCGCCAGTCATTAGGCCACAGGCACACGCACCAATCGGAAGGGCTGGAATCGCCGCAATCAATCAGGCGATTTATCGCAACGACGTGGCTGCTGTGCGCGGCGTGAATCTGAACGGTGCTGCCCCACGGATTAAAAGGTGGCAGCAGGACGTGATAGCGCACATGGAGCGAAATTCGATGCGCCCCGTGGCCCCCGTAGCCCAAGCCGCCCCGGCAGCGCAGCCAATTGCGCCAGTCACACCCGGAAATTTCCAATCCAACATTCACGCCGAACAGCAGAAAGTGGCGGGCGATATTGCAACTTCAACCACAAGAAAATTGGACAAGTTGGGCGGCAGGCAAAACTACAGCCAGTCTTTCATTCTGAAGGCTACCGCAGCCGACGGAACCGTTACGAAAGGCGTCTTCAAGCCGGAATCGGGTGAAGGTAAGGGTGCCAGATCGAACATTGATGATCGTGCAGTTAGCGGCGCGAAGCGTGAGGTTGCCTCCTACGATATTGCAAAACAACTTGGGATTGAGCATTCCATAACAGCGATGGTGATAGTGGACGGCAAGAAAGGCTCACTGCAATCGTTGATTGACTTCGATCCTGATTCAGTGCCTACCAAAAACGCTTACGGGGATGAGGTTCGCGCAAAGAAGTTTTGGCCGAAACTTTGGGATAATGACAAGTCTAGGTTGGCGGAGTTGGCAGTGCTTGACTACATCACTGGAAACACTGACCGACATAGTGGCAACATGATGGTTGACAAGGTTGGAAGGCTTCATCCAATTGACCACGGATTGACGTTGCCAGAGAGCCACCACACCTACGAGCACACCGGGCTTGTTGGGGGCAACGTCTCTACGGCGATGGTTTTTGCGCACGAGGTTCAGATGGATGCAGCGGCAGACCGGAGAGTTTCAGAGCTTTCAAGAAAAGTAAATTCTCCAGAATTCGCAACGTGGCTTGACACCTTTGGAGCAACGCATGGATTGTTGCCCGGTTCAGTCTCGACAATGAAACAGCGTGCGGCTAATCTGCAACCCATGCTTCATGCCAGCGGCGGCGCAAACCCGACTTTTTTCAAGGCGATGCGCAAGTCGGCGCATGGGACGAAAGATGCGGATAATTTCCTTGCTAGACTGAGAGCACCATGAGCCGTCACATTCAAATTCAGGAGTTTTCGCGTGAAACACAGGCGAGAATTTGGGCTGGTGAGATTGAGTTTCTGCCGGACGGCAGGATGCGCTGGACGGACACCGCCGCGACGGAAATGGTCGTCAAGCAGGACTTTTTTGACCCGGAGAGCGAGCGGAGCGTGGACATCACCGACGAGCCGGAGTTGTTCTGCGACAGCCTTATCAGGCTGTGCGGAAACTACAATCTGTCCGTGGTGCCGATGGATGACCCGGCGCGGGCTGTCGAATTGTTGCCAACGCCGAATGACGTAGCGAGCTTCACGCAGTTTCCGAAGGATGTTGACCGCCGCCTTGTGCCGGATGACGGGACGGTGTGGGAGCAGTCACCGGAGATGGAGGCGTATCTGAAAGAGTTGGATGCCAAGTTCGGGCCGCGAACAGTGTAGTTATCGTGACCACCATCACCATCAAGGGTGACATTCTCGCCGAGATTGAGCGCGTCAAATCTAAGCTCAATCCGAAGGCGGTTGCGATGATTGCAGCGAAGGCAGTTAGGGATGAGATAAAGCAGCACTTGGTCAGCTACGGAGGCTCGCACCCAAACAAGTTGGGCGGGACTACGACTGGTTATTACCAAAAGCTCGCTGGAAACACGGTGGCCTCTGAAACGCAGGAGGGGGCAAGAGTCACGACGACCGGGCCGGGCGTGAATCAGCGGATTTACGGCGGTGTAATCACTGCGAAAAATGGCCGCTACCTCGCTATCCCGGTTGACGCCCTTGCGCACGGCAAGTCACCGCGCAGCATGAATCTTGAGCCGGTCATCCGCTACATCAACGGCAGCCCACGCATGGTGGCCTTGGCTGAACCAATGACAGGTAGGCGAATGTTCGTGATGAAAGAGTCAGTCCGACAGGCTGGCGACCCGGCAGTGGTGCCGTCTGCTGACCGGTTTGAAGAAGTAATTAACGATGCAGTTGGGAAGGCGTTAGCATGAGTGACAGCATTACAAATCTTCAAGATGAAGGCTACTACCGGGTAGTTGCTGACGCCGGACTTGCTCAGGTGGCGGTCATCAATCAGCGCAAAGGCGACATTCTGAATGATGTGGTTTCCTCGCTCGGCACGTTTAACGAGCGCGGCAGCAAGGTGGGCGCGTGCATCATCGTGCTGGCCCCGACGGCGAAGCTAGACCCCGGACTGATTGGGGTTCCGGGTGCGCCATTGACCATCGGGCTTGCCTTTCGCGTGCTGGAAGACCCAGTGGTGAATCAAGGCGCAACCGGCACACTGATGTCAGCTACGGCTATCGTGCGCCGACTGTTCGACTTGCTTGCAGGTTTCCGCCCGCATGGCTTCGGCCAGCCGTTCCGACCGCTGTCGAGTTGCATCATCCCTGTGGACGACCCTTTGGCCCCAGTCGCTTTCGAGGTAAGGTTTGAGACGGACGAAGCGGACAGCGAACCCTACCTAAAAGTGTCGCAGCCGGTAGCCAGTCCAAAAGAGGGGGCTGCACCTCAGACCGTGACGCTGACTTGTAGCACGTCCGGGGCGGCAATTTATTACACTATGGACGGCTCGCATCCCTATGCCGGGAATGTGAACTCTTCTCTTTACAGCGTTCCTTTTTCTGTTACGAACTCAAAAAGCATACGAGCTTGCGCGTTCAAAGCAGGCTGGATTGCAAGCGATGTTGTTCGTGCAGTGTTCACTTAACTAAAAAAAATATGCCAATTATCCGCAATAATATCATCAAAGGGCCAGCGATGGTCACGTATCGCGGCCAGAAGTTTTTCGCCAAGGATGACATTCAGCTTTCCACTTCGCTTGACACGTTCAACGTGGAGTCCTCCGCGCACGGCAAGCTGGACGAGCGTATTACCGCCCGCAAGGTAGAGGTTTCGTTCACCCCGGTTGGTGCGCTTACGACAGACTTCATTAACGTGCTTTGGCCGTTCTCTGCAATGCGGCTCGGAAAATCAATCTTCCACCCGGCCAGTTACGCCACGCCCAACTCAGGCACGGACTTTCCGCTAGTCATTAACACGCTTGCTGGCACTGTGATTACGCTCAAGTCCGCCGCTATCACCAAAATGCCTGACTTGGAGTTGTCCGCTACGAAGACTTCTATCGGCTCGGTCACGTTCACTGGAATCGGTGAAGACAACACGGACTGGAACGATGCCAACAACTTGATGACAATAGCCGCAGGCGCGTTCACTGATGCCGACCTTGGCACCCTATTGCTCACCGACATTAAAACCGTTGGCTACCAAGCGACGTGGGGAACGGTGGCCGGTTTTACTAATTTCAATTCATCCAACGGGTTCAAAGTGAGCTTCGATATGTCCTTGAAGCCGATTGAGACGGACGAACTGGGTGTGGTAGACATGGTTTTCGCCGACTTGAATGCGTCGGCAAGCTGTATGCCGCTTGGCTTAACGGAGGCGCAGCTTCTTGTCGCAACCGGGCTTCAGGAAACCACTACAAAGCGCGGCGGAAGCTTTTCTGCTGCTGGTAACGACCTTGTAATTGGAGGCTACGTAGCTGGCGACCCCAAAGTGACGATCACCAAAGCTGCCATTAAGCAGGGCGGCATGGCGTTCGGCGCGGCAACGCCTCGCATCGGCGGACTCTCGTTTGTGGCAACGCGGAATTTCACCGCTGGTCTTCCCGATCCACTGTTCGTCATAGGGACAGTGTAAACTTAACAACAGCCTGCGTGTGTGCTTGTCTTGTTCAGATATGCGACCAGTTCAGCTACTCCGCCAACTACTGCGGAGCTTGAAATCTGCGGCAACGCTGACGCCCTGCAACTGACCGGAGTTGGTGGAAAGAACGTGCTGGATATTTTCCAGCCGACTTACGCCAGCGAAGTTAAGGTTTTCAACCGTGGAAACCATCAAAGCGAAATTGGCTTTGTGGTAACAAAACTTCACGCCACCGGAGCCGACGCGAACACGCACGCGATGCTGCTTGCGGTTGGCACGTCTGGAGTTGGAGTCTTATGGAAGGGAAATGTGGATGACGCTCCGAATGGCTCTCAGTGGGCTTACATCAAAGGCGGCTTCACGAACACTCAAGTTAAAATTATTGGAGCAACCACCATCTCCACTTTTGCATTTGTTGGCGGGAAACCGTCAAGTTCGGTTCTCATCCCTGACCCCAAATAACTATGCCAGCCCCATTTTACACCAGTGAGAGAGTTCGGTTGATGTTCTCAATGAACAGCGTCGCGGACAGTCGTGATGAGATTACGCGCAAGGGGGTTGATTTGTGGCGGCAGACCGACTGGCGTTTTGAATGCGGCTTCTCATTCAACGACGCGATGGTTGACGCTTCGATTTACGAGTCGGCTAAAATCGAAATCATGCCGACTTCAAATCGCTCTGGGGCTGCGCTGGCGACAGCCTCCGTTGATGCTAGTGGAATTGTTGGAACCGTTACGCTGGCGGACTGGCAGGCCGGGATAGCTCAACACTGCGTTTTTGAGTTTCCACACAGCGAAACAAACTTTGATTTAGGAAGTGAAGTGAGCGTAAGCTACTTCCTCGTTTGCTCGCTTCGCACTACGTCTGGAAAGTGGATTATTGCTGGTTACGCAACCGTCACAGTTTTTAACCCCGGCACCCCAAAAGACTCTGACTATCCGGTTCAAGGCGGGAACCTGATTGGAGTTGGGGCAGTGTATGACGGCGCGGGAGACTACGCGGTTTCGGTGACGATGGGTAAGGCGTATCGCATCGCCTTTGGAGCGAATGAGGTCACCGTTACGAACGGGGCTGAGACGTTGACCGCAAGCGGCGTGCTGGACGCTCAGGGCGGAACCATCACGCTTCACGGAACTCCCGCCGCACTGGTTACGGCGGTTTTGCGAGGCGACATTTACCTTTCAGCGGATGAGTTGGACGCCCGCTACTTTAGCGACCGGCAGACAGTGACGCAGGCCGGTCACGGGTTGACGGCGATGAATGTGGTGCGGTTTGACGGAGCAAATTACGTAAAGGCGCAAGCGAACTCTGTTGTGAACGCGGAGGCTGTCGGGATTGTGGAGCGCGTTGATGGAAACGATTTTATCTTGGTTCGCAACGGCGGATTGCTTCGTGGCGTGTCCGGTCTTGAGTCTGGAACGGTTTACTTTCTTTCGGAGGATATAGCGGGGTTTATTACCACCACGGAACCGGCGGCGGATGGTCAGGTATCCAAGCCGGTCTTGATTGGACTCACCGACGCCAAGGGGCTAGTGATGAATTATCGTGGCGTCCTAATTGAATCCGGTGAAAACGGGACTCTGGTGACGGACGAGCTTGTGACGGGAACGGTTGACGGTTCAAACACGATTTACACCACGGCTTACGACTTCAAGGCAGGTTCAACGGCGGTCTATATCCGTGGAATTCGGCAGTCAAGAGTTGCAGGAAGCTATTCAGAGTCAGGAACCAGCGGCATTGTTTTTTCAACTGCTCCGCTAATTGGCGATGCTCCTAAAATTGACTATGTGAAGGCGTAATATGGCTGAAACCAAACCGCTCGCTAGGCAGATTTTTGATTTTTCAACGCAGGCTGATGCCCGCATTGACGCGAAGCGTAATGTGGCTGGTGGCATTTGCGGACTCGACAGCGACGGGAAGGTTTTATCGGTTCAGTTTCCAGCGGAGGCTCAAAGGAATGTGGCTGGCGGTCTATGCGGGCTTGACGCTGACGGTAAAATTGCGACGGCTCAGTTGCCAGCGGCGGCACTTGGCGGTTTGAACTACCGTGGAGCTTGGAACGCCAACACGAACAGCCCGGCCATCGTTTCAGCAACCGGAACGGCAGGTTACTACTACAAGGTATCGGTTGCTGGAGCCACCACGATTGACGGCGAGAGCGATTGGTCTGTCGGCGACTGGATTATCTTCAGCGGATCAACTTGGCAGAAGGTGGACAACACCGACAAAGTTTCGTCGGTCAACGGCTACATCGGGGCAGTATCGCTCACCAAAAGCGACCTGAGCCTTAGCGATGTTGAAAACACCGCACTTTCGACTTGGACTGGCACAACGCAAGTTGCAACGCTTGGCACTGTTTTAACCGGAGTTTGGTCTGCAACAGCGATTGCGATAGCTAAAGGCGGCACTGGTGCAACCAGCGCGTCAGATGCGAGGACAAACCTTGGACTCGGAACGATGGCTAGGGCGGCGGCGGAGGATTATTTGTCAGCGGCAAACAATCTTTCTAACTTGGCGAGCGCGTCCACGGCTCGGACAAACCTTGGACTCGGAACGATAGCGGTGGCAGCGGCTTCCAGCTACCTTGCGGTAACTAACAACCTTTCAGATTTGGCAAGTGCGTCCACGGCGCGAACCAATCTTGGACTCGGCACAATCGCAACGGCGGCGACTTCGAGCTACCTTGCGGCTGCAAACAATCTCTCCGACCTGACGAGCGCGACGGCTGCGAGAACGACCTTGGGCCTTGGCAGTGCCGCACTCAATGCCGCTGGTGATTTTGCGGCAGCAAGCCACACGCACGCGGCTGCGGACGTTGTGAGCGGAGTGATTGCCGTGGCGCGACTTGGCACTGGGACGCCGACATCAAACACATACCTCCGTGGTGATGGTGTTTGGGCAACCGGCGACGGGGCCGGAGACATTGTTGGGCCTTCATCGGCAGTAAATCTTCGGGTTGTGGTTTTTAATGGAACCACCGGCAAGCTGGTGTCGGACGGAGGCAGCACTGTGGGGAACCTGCTTGACCGCGCAAACCACACAGGCACGCAGGCGTGGGCAACTCTCACTGGCACGCCCACCACCATCAGCGGATACGGAATCACCGACTTCAACAGCCTTGGTGATGCAAGATACCTAAAACTTTCAGGCGGTGCAATGGCCGCCGACGCATCGGTCACTATAGCCGAATCCACTGGCGGCCACGACTCCGAGCTTTCGGGTTGGGGACTTGGCGTGCAACTATCCGCCGACCATTCCAAGGGGACGATGGTGATTTTCGACGGCATAGATACTTATGACGGGGCAAACCACCTGTTAGTAAAGCCGACGGGAATCGTTTTTCAGAATGGCTCGCGGCTAATGATGGGAACTACAGACCTCGGAATCGGGGCCAACAAGGGAATTTCGCTTCGTTGCTCCATTGACTACGAGTTGAACTGGCAGGCGGGCTGGTTGACCGCCTACGGGCAAGACGGCACGACGGAGCAAGACATCTGGCTGCGCTCCTCTCTGGCGTTCGGCGGCAACGCTGCAAAAACAGTTGGGATGAATCGCCACACCACCAGCGACACGGCTGGAAACTCGCTCACCATGAAGGCCGGTGGCGCGAGCAACGGCGCGACGAACAAGCACGGCGGCTGGCTGACCTTGTCCGGCGGAATCTCGACAGGCACGGGCGTCAGTGGACTCGCCTTTTCTGCTGCGCCCGGCTCCAGTTCAGGAACCGCAGACAACGCCCCAATTGAGGCGATGGAAGTCACCGCCTTGAGAACGTGGGTAAGGCGTTTGGACATACGCTCTAGTGCAGCCAGCTTCGACCTTCAAATTGGAAGCGATGAAACGCTCACCGGACATCGAAAGCTGGCGGTGTTCCTCGGAAACGCCAACCGTGAACTGACCGTGTCCGGCAACTCGGACATCAACGGCAACTTCAGCGGCACATCCTCCGGCACAAACACAGGCGACAATTCGGCGAACTCGCTTTACAGCGGTATTATCACATTCCCCGGCTTTGGAACAAGTGGAGCTACGGCTTGCGTGGGCAACGACTCGCGCCTATCAGACGCCCGCACCCCCGTTGGAACCGCTCTCACTTCAGCCAACATTTTAGTTGGCAGCGGGAGCAACGTCGCTGCTTCAGTAGCCGTTTCTGGTGACGTGACCATCACGAACGCAGGCGTCACAGCCATTGGAGCAGGAAAAGTCACCAACTCAATGCTCGACGGTTCGATTGCCAACGCAAAACTTTCCAACAGCGCAGTCACGATTGGCTCAACCGCAGTCTCACTCGGCGCAACCGCTGCCACAGTTGCAGGACTAACGCTCACGTCACCGACTATAAACGGTGGAACCTTCACAGGAACCCCGACCGCTCCTACGGCTATCGGAGGCACTAACACGACTCAAATCGCTACGACGGCCTTCGTGGGCGCGGCGGTGAGCCTTGCCGTGACGGGACTGCTGGAACTGAAAGGGAGCGCAGACTGCTCGACCAATCCATACTACCCGGCAGGCAGCGTGGGCGACACTTACTACGTTACAGTTGCGGGAAAGATTGGCGGAGCGAGCGGGATAGTCGTTGACATAGGAGACACATACATTTGCCAGACTGACAACGCCGGAGGCACGCAGTCGGCGGTGGGCGCGAGTTGGTTCATACTTGAACACAACCTCGTTGGCGCACTGCTGTCGGCGAACAACTTGAGTGACGTGGCAAGCGCAAGCTCGGCACGAAGCAACCTTGGCCTCGGCACGCTTGCAACACAGAGCGGAACTTTCAGCGGGACATCCTCTAACACAAACACGGGCGACGTGACGCTGGCGGGCGAAAACTACCTGAGCATTTCCGCTCAAGTCATCACCGCCGCTGCTGTCAACCTGAGCGGCACGCACGTCACTGGCACGTTGGCAGATGCACGCTTCCCGGCGACGTTGCCTGCTCTCAGCGGCGTGAACCTCACCGCCCTCAACGCGACGAACATCGCTTCTGGAACGCTGCCTGCGGCACGGATGCCAGCCCTTACGGGGGATGTAACGACCGTTGCCGGGGCTGTGGCAACCACCATTGCAAACTCAGCGGTGAGCTTGGCGAAGATGGCAGATGTAGCGACGGCGAGCGTCTTCTATCGCAAGACGGCAAACGCGGGTGCGCCTGAAGTGAACACGCTGGCTACGCTGAAGACTGACCTCGGCTTGACTGGAACAAACTCAGGCGACCAGACAACGATTGTTGGCATCACCGGCACGAAGGCTCAATTCGATACCGCCGTTTCTGACGGCAATATCCTCTATGTCGGCGACGCGGTGACAGGTGTTACTGGCACCGCCCCCGTCGTCTCCTCCGGCGGCACTACACCAGCCATCAGCATTCCAGCCGCCACAGCAGCCGTAGCGGGCCACATGACGGCTGCGGCCATGACCAAATTAGACGGCATTGCAACTGGGGCTAACCTCTACGTCCACCCGAATCACTCAGGCGTTGTGACCAGCACCGCCGATGGGGCTACGGCCATTGCCGATGCTGCGCTGTCCATCGCCAAAACCTCTGGATTGCAGTCGGCACTTGATGCAAAACAGCCTTTAGATGCCGCCCTCACCGCACTTGCTGCTGGCAGTGACTTCGTTCAATTCACAGGCCCAATCACCAGCACTAAGATTTTCACCCTGCCGGACGCGAGCAGCACGCTGCTATTTTCCGGTGGCGCACTCGGCACCCCATCTGGCGGCACAGCAACCAACCTCACCGGAACAGCTTCAGGACTAACTGCCGGAAATGTCACTACTAACGCCAACCTTACTGGTGACGTTACCTCTGTTGGAAACGCGACCACCATTGGTGCGTTGAAGGTTACGAATGCGATGCTGGAGGGTTCCATCGCCTACTCAAAGTTGGTGCTTACGGGTGAGATTCTCGATGCCGACCTCGCAGGGAGCATTGCAGCGAGCAAGCTGGTAGGGACGGACATCTCCACCGTGGGCACTCTCTCCGCAGGGGAAATCCCGACCACGCTCCTGACCGGAACCATCACCAACGCGCAGTTGGCCGGTTCTATAGACCTCACCACCAAGGTAACGGGTGTCCTCCCCATAGCCAACGGCGGCACGAATGCCTCCACTGATTCTGGTGCGAGGACTGCGCTTGGCCTCGGCACAATAGCTACGGCTGCCGCGACTGATTACCTCCCGCTTACACAGTCAGCCATCCCAACCTCTTTTGTTGACCTTTTGGGAAATACCCGTGCAGCCATCACAAAGCTGAATTACACAATCACAGGCCCAGTAACAAATAGCACCAGCACAGGTCTTGTTGAAATGGTGACAGTGGCGGCCACACTGGGGACTGGCGGCTCACACAATTACTACGGCAAGTGGATTCAAACGGTTGTGCCTGCGACCAATAGTGAAAATCTCAACGCGGTTTATGCCTCGTTGATGTATAACTACCACTATGGAACTGGCACCCTCCAAAATTGTTACGGAACCTATTCCTTGGCAGCACAAGCCTTGGGCGCGGGAGCCGTTACCACTTTGGTAGGAGCAATAGTCAATGCTTCGGCCCAAGCATCTAGCGGAGTCACTAATCAAACCGGCCTCCACATCGCCGCAAATCGCTCCACCAGCGTTGGAGGAACAACCGCCGACAGGCGTGCAATCCACATTAGTGCCCTAAGTAGCGGTGGAACCATAACGGACACCTATGGCCTCTACATAGGCTCTCAAACAGCAGGCACACAGACCAATCTGCCATTCAGCATTTACTCCGTTGATGCTAATGCAAAGATGTATCATGCAGGAAACGTCGGCATCGGCACGACGAGTCCGGGAAATAAACTTAGTGTTAACACACCAGTAGCTGCCAGTGAAGCCTCTGTTTTTATAACTCAAGATGGCTCGTTTAATGGTAAAGGTTTATTGGTGCGAAGGTCAGCAGTCGCCCAAGTCGTTGCTCCGGTATTCGCGGTGGAGGACTCTGTTGGAAACGCATACTTTCAGGTTGGTGCTGATGGCTCATTTTCTGGTTCCAATGGCCTTTCGTCTGGCATCTTTACTATCGGGCAAGGCGGCGGTGGGCCTTATCTGAAACTGAATTTTAATGGCGGCACTAAGCATTACCGGCTCGGAACTGACGACGCCCAATTCTACATCCACGATGAGGCGGCAGCTTTAAGGCGGCTTGTAATATCTGCGGCGACGGGCAACGTCGGCATCGGGACGACGAGTCCGGGGGCGAAGTTGGATATTTCCAGCAGTTTCCCCACTGTTCCAATTCCATTAAAAGTAACCGACCAGTCAGGATACGGTATATATATAGGTAACCGCAATCAATTAAATTTTGATTATGGGCTAGATGCTGATACAACTTCTGGTAATTCGGGTGGCATAAACTATACCGGATATAATGGCGGCACTACTCGGTTCAGAAGCTTGACTGTTTTTGATGGTAAACAAAACGCGATAGCATTTTTTGATGGAAGCACGCGCAAAGTCGGCATCGGCACGGCGTCTCCCGGCGCACAGTTGCAGGTCAACGCTGGAGCAGCAGGAACCATTGGTTCAATAATCAAACTCGCAGCCTCGGCAACGGCGAACGCACTGGAAGTGCAGAACAGCAGCGGAACTGTGCTGGCGAAGATTAACTCGGCGGGAAGCCTGCACATTGCCATCTCCCCACCCGACAACACTGGGACAGTTTATGGGATAAGGAGCGTCCTGACAGGAGGAGCAAACAACAATTTGGTCGCAGGCTACTTCTCCTCCATAGGTGCAAGCTCGAATTATGGACTGATGGTGGTTGGGGCAGTGGACATCACAGGAGACACTCTCGTCCAAGGTGTCATTAACACGCGAAGCACCAAGAGTTCAACGCTCGGGAATCTGTTCGTCGGCGAAAACCCCACGAACGGAGTTTATGCGGCAGGCAACGGCGGCACAATTGTTTTTGGAGGTAGCACTGCTGGTCAAGGTGCTGTGGACACCACATTCGCCAGCATTGGAGGGGTTAAGGAGAACTCCACATACATGAACAGTCTCGGAGCTTTAGTCTTTGGAACACAAAGCACGACCGCAGGACAGAGCGTGCTGGCAACGGTTACGGAAAAGATGCGAATCACTTCCTCCGGCAACGTCGGCATCGGCACCACCGCTCCCGACAAGGTTTGTGAAATCAACCTCGGCCCGTCATCGGCTCTGCGCCTGACCTACAACGATGCGAACGGCAGCGCAACGACTTACATGGACACGACGGTTTCCAGTGTGGGGCTTACTACGTTCACGGCGGCGGGGAGTGCGCCTAGTTTCACCTTCGCCAATGCGGTGGCGATGGCCGCAAGCAAGGCACTAACTGTTGCGACAGGTGACAACTACGGCTTGAAGTTTTCTGGTGGCGGAACGATTGAGGAATACAGCAACTACATGGTGCTATCGGCCCCATACACAGGCTTCATATTCTACTCCCCGCAGACCGGAACCAATGTGCTTACGACGGACAATACGAGCGCGACGTTCCTGATTGACGTTGCGATGGGGGCAGCAAAAACATTTTACTGGGCTGGCACAGGATGCAGCATGACGGGGCCAGCAGCACTTAATCTAGTTGCATACCAAAACTTCGACTTCACCACGTCAGGAGGCAGCGGCAGAAAGGTTTTCACGATTGAAAACACGGGTGTTATTCGCAGTTACTACGCCTACACTAACGCGAGCAACTACCAGCGATTCTCCATAAATCAAACAGCTAACTCATTCACTCTGGCAGCGGAGACTGCGGGAACGGGGGCGGCGAACATTGACGTGATAATTGCCCCTGCCGGGACGGGCAAAGTCGGCATCGGGACGACGAGTCCTGCGAATACGCTCCACGTTTTTTCAAGCGGATTCCCCGCGAGGTTTGAAAAGTCTGGTGGACACAATGTGCAATTAGCCAACGTGTCTAATTCTCCCTATTGGCAATTCTTAAATAGTGCAAATAACGCTGTTGTTGCTGCTGGTTTAGATGCCGCCAGCTTAAATCTCGGTAGAGGAAATGTCCAAATAATCGGCGCAGATGCTCCAGCGACAGTAACAATCCCTGCTCGCCTTTACGTTGTCGGGGATGGAACAAACCCGGCTGCGATATTTAACACCGGCAAAGTCGGCATCGGCATCACAATCCCCACATCTACTCTGCACGTTGTCGGCGACTCAAATTTAGGTGGCTTTATTGTCAGTAGTGCGGGACTTTTGACCGCCGGAACCGTTCCCGTCGCTCGGATTACCGGCCTGACCAATTTGGAAGCAATCTACAACTCAATGATGAACTAACTTTATGGCCTCATTCCTCCCCGTCACTTTCGGCACCAGCAATAAGCCTGTTTTGGTAGTCGCTACCGCCATTGCATCCGGCACGACCATTCACACCGCAACCGCTGGAGCAGCAAACATAGACGAAATCTGGATTTGGGCGCAAAACAACCACACCGTTAATGTAGATTTAGTGATTGGGTGGGGCGGTGTGGTTGACCCCGGAGAGTGTATTAAGGCTACAATCGCGTTCAAGAGCGGCCTTTATCTCGTCGTGCCGGGGATTAGGCTGAATGGCGGGCTTTTTGTAAAGGCTGCGGCCTCAACCACAAACGTGATTAGCCTTTTTGTGAACGTGAACAATTACACGACATGAGTGTTGCGACACAAAGTAGGCAACGCAGCCGAATCCCCGGCCCTGTGGATTCGTATGCCTCGCCGCTGTTCAACGTCCTCACGTCCATTGCTGGATGTCAGTTGTGGATGGACGCCTCACAACTTACCGGCCTTGCCAACGCCGCCGCTTTGACGACATTTACGGATTTGAGCGGGGCAGCGCGTCACGCCACCGGAGTAACAACCACGCGGCCAACCTACTACAACTCGGCGAATTTGATTAACAGTTTGCCTGTCGTTCGGTTCGACGCCACTACGCACAAGATGACGACGGGATACACGGTCTCCGGTGCTTTCACGATTTTCTTGGTGGAGAAAGGCGTTACTTCCGTGACGTATGCGAGAACCATAAACAACGGTGGCGGTTCAGAAACCTGCATCAACCTTGCAGCGAGGAATTCGGGCAATAACTGCTACATTGGTGGCACGAACATCGCAAGCTATCAGGCTACGCCGCTGGCTTCCGTTCACCAAGGATGCTTGGTAGCGACTGGTTCCGTAATGACCTACTTCGTGGACGGGTTTCAACGAGGCTCGGTGTCTGCTGCTACTAGCATAACAAGTCTCGGCTTAGGAGCGACCTCCCCCAGCTACGGCACTGAAGGTTCAAACTCAGACGTGTGCGAGATTATTATTTACAACTCCGCACTAGGCACCACCAACCGCCAATTGGTTGAAACATATCTTCGCAGCAAGTGGGCAACTCCAGCACAACCAGCATCGTGAGAGAAATCCGAATCTTTATACCAGCCGGGGAGCGAGCATCCCTGAACGAATGGCTAAACAACCCCCTAGTCTTTGATGATGAGGACTTCCTAACCGCACCAGCGTTCTCCGTAGGCGACTCTGAGCAGTTGGTTCCTGCCTACTACACGCGACACTTCCATAACGTATCGGACGCTGCCTTTGTGTGGTTGAAGGATTTTGAGAACTACTTTCCGAATCTTGTAATTATGGAGAGCGAGGGGCTGCCAGAATACGAGTTCATGGAAAGCTCGTTGGCAAGCCTCGGCCTCACTTTGCGGAAACAAAACCTGTAACTTGTTGATAACATAACACCATGAAACTAGAAATCATTATCTCGGACATTCAAACCAACGACGAGGAACACGACGCGCTACTCGGCGTGGTCGCTGACGCACAGGCCGCTATTGACTCGGCTGTTGCTTTCCGTGCCGCCCACGAAGTTCCTCCGTCCGAACCGCTCCCGGCAGTGACCCCGGAGAGCTATCTGCTCGCAATGGTGCAGCAGGCGGTTGCCAGCTATGCTCGGCAGGCATTTGACCGCTCGGTTATGTCGCTGTCCACGGCGTCCAAAACCATGTCCTACGCTGACCGCAAGGCACTAATTTCAGTCATCAAGTCGCAGATTGGTTGAAATAAGTTGTTTTCCTTACCAAAAGCAGCACACCATTGCCAAGAATGACAACACTCAAAGACATCGTAGAATCCACCGCAGCCCTTAACGAACTTGCTGGAATGCCGCAACGACCCGTAGTTGCGTTCAGGATAGCGAAGGCCATCAAGTTTGTAAGCGGTGAAGTTACTGACTTCGACGAGGCCCGCAAAAAACTGCTCGACCAGTTCGGAGAAAAAGACACGGACGGCAAGTTGGCAGTGGTTGGAAACAACGTCCAGTTTGGAGGCAAGGAAGCGGAGTTTGCAGCAGCTTTCAAGACTCTACTTGACGAGGAGGTTTCGCTTCCGCCTTCGGTCAAGTCAGTGAAGATTGTTGAGTTCGACAGTCTGGTTAAACCCGCGCTCCTACTGCCGCTGTTCTGGCTCATTGACGACAGCGATTCGGACGCCAAGCAAAAATAACTATGGGCAACTCCTCCTACGCACTAAAGCGCGGGCCGCAGGGAGCCACGGGAATCAGCGGGGCTGACGCATTTATTTACGTCGCCTACGCATCTGATTCATCCGGCACCGGGTTCACGACTACGTTCGATGCGGGGTTGAACTTCATTGCGGTTCGTCGCAGCAGCACCGCACTGACACCGCTGGTCGGTGACTTTGACGGTCTATGGAAAAACTACAAGGGTGAGACGGGCGCAACTGGCACGGAAGGGCCGCAAGGCGAAACCGGCCCGCAAGGTGATACCGGACTCACGGGAACGACCGGAGCAACCGGTGACATCGGAACCACGGGTGACACCGGCCCGCAGGGCTTGATTGGCGACCCCGGCCCCACCGGAGCCGCTGGCGATTACATCTACTTGGCTTACGCGAGCGCGGACGATGGAAGCGGCTTCACCACTACGTTCGACGCCGATCTGAACTTCATTGCGGTCAAGCGGTCTGCTACGGAAATAGCCATCCCCGCTCAATCCGATTTCAGTGCGTTGTGGAAGAATTATAAGGGCCAAACTGGGTTGCAGGGAACAACAGGTGAGACTGGTTTAACTGGTAGCACCGGGATACAGGGCAGCATTGGTGAGACTGGTGCGACCGGTGCGGCTGGTGCGGATGGTGTTGTTATTTTGCATGGAGCCGGAACGCCGGGTGTGGACGACGGCAGTGATGGTGATTATTACTTAAACGTATCCGACGGCTCTTTTTTTGAAAAGTTTTCGGGGGCGTGGGAGCAAGTGTTCACTTTGGCTGGGCCGCAGGGAGTCCAAGGGCCAACAGGAACGCCCGGTCAGCACGCCGAAGCGGTTTTGGCTGTAGCCGGGGAGTCGTTTGCGGCTGGAGAACTCATCTTTCAAGACTACGACGCTGCGCTTGGGGCGGTTGGAAAGTGGTGGAGGGTTGACGCTGACGCGGCAGCCCCGGCTCGTTGCTCACGGCGTATAGGCATTGCTGTGGAGGGGGGCGTATCTCCTGACACCGACTTAGTTCCGACGATGACTGGCGAGACATCCCCAGAGGGCGAGGCGTTTGCCAGCAGCGAGCGAATCGGAGAAGAAGCGTGGCGAGCATTCGACAAGATTTCCGGCTCCAAGTGGCGCACGAACGCAGTAGTCGCTTCATGGCTGCGAATCCTGCTCGTTACCCAGCGGACAGTTATCACTTACAAAATTACCGCTGACACTATTGCAAACGCGCCCCGTGACTGGTTGCTTCAAGGTTCTGACAACGGCTTCTCGTGGACACTTGTTGACACAAAAGAAGACCAGACTTTTACGGTTGGTCAGACGCGCACGTTCACTTGTGACTCGCCGGGTGTTTTTTTCTATTATCGCCTCAACATAAGCACGAACGGCGGCGATGCGAATACGGCGGTCAAGGCACTTACGCTTCATGCCGACTGGATTGACGGAACCGTTCAGTGCGAGCCTACGCCTATTACCTACGCGCCGGGTGGCCTGACGATTGGCGAGCCGGTCTATGCCTCCGTAACCGCTGGTGAAATCACGCAGTCACCGGCTTCAGCCGGGACGCCGAAACGCAAAATTGGCGTGGCAATGACGGCGAGTGAGTATCACTTCCTGCCGTGGATGGCCCTGACGACGCCCTACAGCTTCACAGTTGCAATCGGCGACCAAATCAGCACAATCGAGCCGACAACAGCCGCTATCGAGTTCCGCGCAGAGTGCGACTACCGGCTGGATGAAGTTATTGCCAGCCTATCCACGCCGTCCTCTTTTGGATTTGTTGAGTTTGACGTAAAGAATAATGGCTCGACCATCTTTTCGACGCGACCCAAGATTAGCGTTGGCAGTAGCACCACATTGAATTCTTCAACTCCGCCAGTTATATCCAACAACTTTATCGCTAAGGGGGATGAAATAACGGTGGATATTGTCGTGAGTGGAAATGACGCTGAAGGGCCGATCATAACATTTAACGGGGAGCGGTAAGCTGTTGTGGCATTAAACACATTCATCTTCGGGCGTGGGATTGCCAAAGCGGCTACACTGTCCGCAGTGTCTTCTATTGCTATTGCCAGCGGTATAGCGTCCGCCATAGCACTAAGCTTTGTAGCTGAGTTCAGAGCGGCGTCTTCAATAACGATTCCATCGGCTCCAAACCTTAACGCTTCGGAGCATCTTGCTTCGGCATCTGGAATCACCTTCGGAAACAGTGGTTTAATTAGATTGCCGCAAATCATTTCATCGGCATCTGGAATTATCATCGGAAACAGTGGCGTGCTGAATGTTGGACAAGTCTTTGAAGTGGTGTCTGGAATTACCATCGGAAACAATAGTGCTCTTGGGTTGGCGAAATTCTTATCGTCTACGTCTGGAATTTCCATTGAAAACAACGGAAACACGGATGAACCTAAACTTATATCGTCTTCATCTGGAATCACCATCGGAAACATTGGTGTAATTGGATTGCCGCAAATCATTTCATCGGCATCTGGGATTATCATCGGAAACATTGGTGTAATTGGATTGCCGCAAATCATTTCATCGGCATCTGGAATTATCATCGGAAACAGTGGCGTAATTGTAACGCCGCAACCCCTCTCGTCGGCGTTAGGATTTATCATCGGAAACGGTGGTGTGCTGAATGTTGGGCAACCCTTTCAAGGGGTGTCTGGAATTAGCATCGGAAACGGTGGTGGCCTAAATGCGGGGTTGAGCGTGGAGGCAACGTCTGGAATTTCCATTGAAAACAAAGGAAACACTGATGAACCTAAACTTATATCGTCTTCATCTGGAATCACCATCGGAAACAGTGGTTTAATTAGATTGCCGCAAATCATTTCATCGGCATCTGGAATTATCATCGGAAACAGTGGCGTAATTGGAGTGCCGAAACTTTTCTCGTCGGTGTCTGGGATTATCACCGGAAACAATGGCAACACTGGGGTAGCTAAACTTTTCTGGTCTTCATCTGGAATCACCATTGGGAACAGTGGAGAAACTATAACGCCAGAAGGGCTGTCGTCTTCATCCGAAATTCTTGTTTCCGAAATCGGGAGCCTTAATGCGGGGGTTGGAATGGAGGTAGCGTCTGAAACCGCCATTGGAAACGGTGGTGTGCTGAATGTTGGGCAAGTATTTGAAGGGGCATCTGGAAGAAACGTGCTGGCAGTCGCCACCAATAACAATAGCGGACTTTTTAAGTCATGGAAAGCCCGCTTAACACCTCTGGATAGACCTGATTGGCCCCACAGTTGGTGGAGTATCGCTTCTTCGGCGGACGGGGCACGACTTGCTGCGGTGGATAAAAACGCTCGGATTTACACCTCGACCAACTACGGCTCAGGCTGGACGGCTCAGGCAAGCAGCTACCGGAATTGGAGCGGCATTGCTTCATCTTCAACTGGACAATCTCTGGTAGCAACGGTTGATAACGGTTTTATTTACATATCACATGACTACGGAATTAGCTGGATAAACGTGCAGACCGACGTGAGCAGGGCTTGGTCTTCCGTCGCCTCGTCCTCAAACCTTCAATATCTAGTAGCGACGGCTCGCGGAGGGCAGATTTATACATCCATAAATTTCGGCCAATCGTGGGCAGCGAAAGAGAGTAGCCGTAATTGGATTGCTGTTGCATCATCGTCAACCGGACAATATCTAGCGGCGGTGGTTGAGAACGGACAGATTTGGACTTCGACCAACTACGGCGATACGTGGTTTCCGCGTGAGCCTAACCGCAATTGGCGTTCCATCGCCTCATCGTCAACCGGACAATATCTAGCGGCAGTGGTTGAGGGCAGCCAAATTTACACATCAAGCAACTACGGTGCGACATGGTTTCCGCGTGAGAACAACCGCAATTGGCGTTCCATCGCCTCATCGTCAACCGGACAATATCTAGCGGCGGTGGTTCTGAACGGACAGATTTGGACTTCGACTAACGCTGGCGAGACATGGGTAGCGGATGAAAGCGACAGGAGTTGGACTAGCATTGCCATGTCGTCGGATGGCGTCAAGTTGGCGGCAACGGTTTACGGAGAAAAGATTTACACAACTGGAAGCGACCCGCTCGTTCCATCGCAGCTTTCTTCGGCATCTGGAATTATCATCGGAAACATTGGTGTAATTAGATTGCCGCAAATCATTTCATCGGCATCTGGAATTATCATCGGAAACAGTGGCGTAATTGGAGTGCCGAAACTTTTCTCGTCGGTGTCTGGAATCACCTTCGGAAACAGCGGTGTAATTGGGGTGCCGCAACTTTTCTCGGCGGTGTCTGGAATCACCATTGGGAACAGTGGAGAAACTATAACGCCGAAAGGGCTGTCGTTTTCATCCGAAATTCTTGTTTCCGAAATCGGGAGCCTTAATGCGGGGGTTGGAATGGGGGTAGCGTCAAGAGCTTCCATCGGAAACGGTGGCGTTTTGGTTGCGGGGGCGAAATTAACTGGGTTGTCATTTATTTGGTTTTTGCCAACACAAGTAAGTCTTTTGGATGGAGCCGGAAAGGTGTGGTCGGCTCGTTCTTATGGTGGAACAGGATTAACCTGCATTGCATCTTCACATACTGGTAAAAATTTGGCGGCAGGGACTTGGGGCGGGACGATTTGGGCTTCTGCCAACTCAGGCGAGGGCTGGAATCAATATTTACCAAACCAATACTGGCGGGGCATCGCCTCGTCGGCGGACGGGAAGAAGCTGGTGGCAGGGGCTTGGGGCGGCCAGATTTACACCTCGACCAACGCGGGCGCGACGTGGACGGCGCGGGACAGCAACCGGAATTGGGAGCCATTCGCATCTTCGTGGGACGGGACTAATCTAGTAGCGGCGGGTTACTTAGAAAGGATTTACACGTCGAACGACTCTGGCGTGACGTGGACGGCGCGTGAAATTGCCCGACAGTGGAATTCCATCACCTCGTCGTGGAATGGACAAAATATTGCAGCGACGGCACGGGGCGGTCAGATTTACACTTCTACCGACTACGGCGTGACGTGGACGGCGCGGGATAGCAACCGGTTATGGAAGTCTATCACCTCGTCATGGGATGGGTCGAAACTTGCGGCGGTGGTTCACACAGCTTGGGGCGACGCCTACATTTACACGTCCGCAGATTACGGCGCGACGTGGACAGCGCGAATGACCGACGCCAACCGGAATTGGAGCAACATCGCCTCGTCGAAAGATTGGAAAAGACTGGCGGCAACGATTGACGGCGGGCAGATTTACATTTCTAACGACGAAGGTTTGACTTGGAGAGGGTTTGGAGACATCAAAGCTTGGAGAAATATAGCCTCTTCGGCGGAGGCAAACGGTCTGCTTGTGGCGTTAAGTGACGGCAACGTGTTCACTTCTGGAAACCCAATCACTCCTAGTCAACTAGAGACGAATTCGCGCATTGAGCTTAGAGCAAACTTCAATCTTTCCTCTGGCAGCAATATTTCGTCAGCTTCTATTATTGCGCTTGGAGTAAATTTTAATCTCTACGCCGCCTCTAATTTTAAGTCAGCGTCTATAATTTTGCTCGGATCAACTGTCGAACTTATTTTATTATGGTCGGAGCGTGACAGTAGCCGCAGTTGGCTTTCCATCGCATCTTCGTCAACCGGACAGTATAAAGTGGCAGGGGTTTATGAAGGCTATATTTACACTTCAAACGATTTTGGAAGAGGCTGGACACCTCGAATGACCGGCTCCAATGGATATTGGTTAGTAGCATCGTCTGTGAGTGGACAAAAGTTGGCGGCTGTGGATAGCGGATTGAAGTATGGATTGCTTGTTATTTTTCCCGGTAAAATCATAACCTCTATCAACTACGGCGCGACGTGGACAGAGCGGGTTTTGCCTTTTCACGGTTCAAATTCAAATGAGAACTGGTCTGGCATAGCTTCATCTGATGACGGAGAAAAACTGGCAGCAGTGGTTTGGTATGGCGGGGTTTTCACCTCTACCGATTCGGGTGTAACATGGAAACAAAGCGTCTTCTGGCACCCACAGACTGGGAACGCAGCTTTTTACTGGTCTTCCATCGCCTCATCGTCAACCGGACAATATCTAGCGGCGACAGACCGGAACGGCCAAATTTACACATCAAGCACCTACGGTGCGACATGGCTTCAGCGTGAGAACAACCGCAATTGGCGTTCCATCGCCTCATCGTCAACCGGACAATATCTAGCGGCAGTGGTTGAGGGCGGCCAAATTTACACATCAAGCAACTACGGTGCGACATGGTTTCCGCGTGAGAACAACCGCAATTGGCGTTCCATCGCCTCATCGCCAAGCGGAGGAAAGCTGTTAGCGACGGTTTACGGCGGTCGAATTTACGCCTCTGGCGACTTTGGAGTGACATGGGCGGCGGAAGAAAGCGACCGGAATTGGACTAGCATTGCCATGTCGTCGGATGGCGTCAAGTTGTCTGGGACAGTCAACGCTGGAAAGATTTACACAACAGGCGATGGGGGCCGTATGGTTTCAGATTTTGAGTCGGTGTCGGGCGTTTCGATTAGAGCAATTGCCCCTCTCGCATCTCAATTGTTTCTCAATTCGGTGTCGAGCTTTTCGTTTGGTGAAATTGCAGTTCTTGGCACCGGGGTTGGCGTTGAATGGACTGGGCAGCAGAGCGGAAACAAGAATTGGACTTCTATCGCTTGTTCGGGGGATGGAAGAACAATGACCGCTGTGGCATACGGTGACAGTATTTATCAATCAAACGACTACGGCGTGACTTGGACAATGCAAGTAAGCTCAAAATTCCAACTCGCTGCTCTGAATTGGACTGACATCGCTATTACGTATGAAGGAAACCTGTCTTTGGCAGCAGCGGGAAACCAACTTTACAGAGGAGGAAATCAAGAGTGGTCTCCAATAGGTAAAGTAATTGTAGATAACAGATATGAGATATTGCTAACGGGAAACTGGAGTCAAGTGGCAGTTTCTCACAATGGGCTTCACATGGCTGCGGCTCAATCTCCCGGAAAAATTTACATCTCGGAAAATTCAGGACTTTATTGGAAAGAGGTGGGCGAAAGCAACTATTGGGCATCCATAGCCTCGTCTGGTGGCGGGCAGTTCTTGGCGGCAGTAGCCGAATATATCTACACCTCGAATGACTACGGCAAAACGTGGAAGATTTCCCTATTTGCTTATCTGCATTATAGCTCAATAGCATCATCTTTTGACGGAGCAAGTTTGGTGGCAGCAACTCGTGACGGTCACATTTTTGTATCAAACGATTATGGTTTAAGCTGGGAAACAAGATTCTACGATGTTAATCACGCTTTTTCAGGCGTCACATCGTCGGGCGATGGAAAGAAAATGGCTGCTGTTTCTGGGAGTCCTTTTAGCAATGTTGGACAGAAAAGCATTCTTACTTCAAACGACTACGGGCTAACATGGACGGTTCGAGAAAGCAATAGCCGTTGGACTTCTGTCGCCTATTCGACAGAGGGAAATGTTCTAGCTGCTACAAGCCATATCGCGGGAGCTATTTACACATCCGGCTATCCGGTATACAGAAGAGCGAGTCTTTTTACGCAGTCGAGCATTTCATTTGGAGCAACTGGCAGTTTTATCAGCGGAGTTGGCATGGAATGGGCGATTCGTGCGGAAGACAGGAACCGGAATTGGAGTTCCGTTGCTTCGTCGGCAGACGGAAGAAAGCTGGCGGCAACGGTTAATGGAGGCGCAAGCGGTGGGGTTTACACATCGAAAAACTACGGTGATACGTGGCAGCTAAGTTATGGGAATGGTGAGAATTGGACTTCTGTCGCCTCTTCGTCGGACGGGCAGAGGTTGGTGGCAGGGACTATGGGCGCGATTTACACTTCCATTAACGGGGGATTGAACTGGGTTCAATTAGGTTTCCTTCAAGCTAGTGAATACAGTTACAATTCTGGGACAGAGATCGTTAGGCAACAGTATATTAAGACCGTTGTTTCGTCGTCGAGCGGACAATATCTGGCAGCAGTTACGATTGGATATTATCACCCGGTATGGCTTACATCTGGAAGCATTTGGACTTCAAACAACTACGGTGTTACGTGGGTTCGGCAATTGACAGAAAAAATTTACAACATCGCTCTGAGTTATGATTTAAGCATCCAAAGGCAGTTCTCCTCTCAGATTTACACGTCCTATTTGGATTACACTTCCATCGCCTCGTCGTCAGACGGTAAAAATTTAGCTGCAACCAGTTCTAGTATTGGGCAGGGAGGGATTCTTACTTCGACGGACTACGGATTGACATGGGTGAGGCGAACATATGGTGCAAAATTTCGTTCTATTGCGTCTTCCTCAACCGGACAAGTTTTGGCGGCGGTGGCTTCTAACGAATATGGATCAGGCGGAATTTTCATCTCGATAAACTACGGAATTGACTGGAGAAGTATGATGTCGGGAGATTGGTCTGCCATTGCGTCGTCTAGTGATGGACAAAGGTTGGTAGCGTTAGCTAGAAATGGCGAGATTTACATTTCTAACGACTACGCTGAGACGTGGGCGGCGAAGCCAAGCGGAAATCGAAACTGGGAAGCCGTCGCCTCTTCGGCGGATGGTTTAGCTGTGGTTGCTGTGGTTTACGACGGCCAGATTTACACAGCAAACTCGTGGAAAAATCAGCTTCAGGCAGAATCAAGAATAGATCAATTTTATCAGTATAGTCATGCCAGACTCACCACCCGAGATATTTTTGCGACAGCTTCGATGTTTTCGCTTAGAGCAACCTCAAACCTAACCTTTCGATCTGGGCTAAATACAGCCCTCTCTTCATCGCTCGTTGAGCTTAGAGCAACCGCCAATCTAACCGCCCGCGCAAAGCTTGCTACAGCGGCGAGCATTGTTTTTCAAGAAACTGCAATCCTAACTCCTCGGACTAGGCTTGTGTCAACGTCGAGCAGCATTGAGTGTGTATTACAAGCAGACCTTTCGCATGGAGGTGGTGTAGTATGGACGCCTCGGATTAACGCTTCTACAAGTTATGTCGCATCTGATGAAACCGGAAAATACCTAGCGACGGCTGGCCCAAATACGTTTATTTACACATCGAGCGACTACGGGGAGACGTGGGCAGCGCGGGCGAGCGGCATCCGAAATTGGAATTCTATCGCTTCTTCAGCAGACGGCAAAAATTTAGCGGCAGTAAATTACGCTGGATTTATTTACACCTCGATCAACTACGGCGCGACATGGGTGGAGCGTCAGATAGGCGGAAATTGGAAATCCATCACATCGTCGGAGGATGGGAAGATGTTAGCTGCGGTGGGTAGCGACAGCTATATTTACACCTCGACCGACTCGGGCGAGTATTGGACGGCGCGGGCTTACACCCGGAACTGGAGGAGCATCGCCTCGTCGGCGGACGGGACGAAGCTGGTGGCGGTGGTTTACGACGGCGCGATTTGGACTTCGACCGATTCGGGTGTGACGTGGTTTCAGAGGACGACTCTCCGCTATAATTGGATTTCCGTCGCCTCGTCGGCAGACGGAAGAAAGCTGGCGGTGGTGGTTCAACTCGGCCAGATTTACACATCGACCGACTCGGGCCAGTATTGGACGGCGCGGGAGAGCAACCGGGATTGGCGTTCTATCTACTCGTCAGCAGACGGCAGAAGGCTGGCTGCGGTGAGTGTGAACAGCCAGATTTACATTTCTAACGACTACGGGGTGACATGGGTGGCGCGTGAGACTGTCCGGCGATGGTCTAGCATTGCCATGTCGGCGGACGGGACGAATCTAGCAGCGGTGGTTGAGAACGGACAGATTTACACCTCTGGTGGCCCGGCCCCAACCCGTCCGTATATTTCGACGAATTCGCGCATTGAGCTTAGAGCAAATTTTAATCTTTCCGCTGGCAGCAATATTTCGCCAGCTTCTATTGTTGCGCTTGGAGTAGATTTTAATCTCTCATCATTCGCCAAATTAAGTGCCGGAACTGGACTTGATTGGATTGAGCGTAATGTTTATAAAAACCAGACAACCGAGGAACGGTTGTGGACAGGTATAGCCTTGTCAGAGGACGGAAGAAGTCTGGCGGCAACTGCGTCAATCTCCGGTCAAGTTTACACATCAAACGAAGCGGGAATTGCGTGGACGGCGCGTGTTCAAAGTTTTCAATATTCTGAAGGAGCCTCTTTAATCATCGCATCTTCGTCAACCGGGCAATATCTGGTAATGGCGAATATGTATGGCTACATTCACACCTCGACTGACTTTGGCTTTACATGGACTCGACGTGTGGACGGCATCGCCCGGAATTGGAAGTCCATTTTATCGTCTGATAAAGGAGACAGGCTGGTAGCGGTTGGAAATGGACATATTTGGACTTCGACTAACTACGGTGCGACATGGGTCGAGCATACAGCCAGTGCTACACCCCAAGGGTATTTGCAATGCGTCGCATCTTCGTCTGACGGACAAGTTTTGGCGGCGGGGAGTCACAACGGAACGATTTACATATCAAACAACTACGGTGAGACGTGGATAGATAGTATGCCTACAGCCAACAAAGATTGGCGTAGCATTGTCATGTCGGAAGGCGGGAAAAATCTGGCTGCGGTAGCTTACAACGACCGGATTTACACATCAACCAACTATGGCGTGACGTGGCTTCCTCGTGAGACTGTCCGGCGATGGTCTAGCATTGCCATGTCGCCGGACGGGGCGAGGCTTGCGGCGGGGGTTGATTACGGCTACATTTACACATCAACAAACTACGGCGCGACGTGGGTTGCGCGTATGACCGACGCCCTTCGGTTTTGGGTTAGCATCGCTTCGACACCCAATTGGAAAAGTCTGGCGGCGGTGGCTTACGGAGATCGGATTTACACCTCTGGTGGCCCGGCCCCAACCCGCTGGGAACTTTCGGCGAATTCGCGCATTGAGCTTAGAGCAACTGCAAGCAAACTCAATTCGCAATTTCTTCTCAATTCGGTGTCGAGTATTTCGTTTGTAGCAATTCCCGTTCTTAGCGTCGGGGTTTGCGTTGAATGGGCTGGGCCTTTCTTCCAGTCTCAAATTTGGAGTTCAATCACCTCTTCTGCGGACGGGTCACAATTTGCGGCGACTTCTTGGAATGGATATATTTGGACTTTGAAAGGCTCTAGTTTAGTGCAGCGCATGGCCGACGCGCCTCGGAATTGGTCTTGCATCGCAACGTCGTGGGGAGGCACTAGGCTGGTGGCGGCGCACTACGGCGGCGTCGGCGAACCGGCGGGCTTCGGCGGCAATATTTGGTATTCGTCTGACTCTGGCGCGACTTGGAACCAAGCATGGATTCAGCGAGTGGATGAAGCAAGGACAGGCATAATTGAATTACGAAACCGTAATTGGACTGGCATCGCCTCGTCGGCGGACGGGAGGCTTGTGGTGGCAGTGCATCATCCCGGCTTAATTTACATCTCGAAAGACTACGGTGCTAATTTTTATCCGCGTATATATAGCGGGGGTAATGCTTCTACTGCATATCTCCTAATGAATTGGAAAGCCGTCGCCTCGTCTTCGAGCGGGCAATATCTTGCGGCTTTTACTAATTCGATGCTTTTGATGCATTCTGCCGTTTGGACTTCTAACAACGCTGGTGAGACTTGGACTCCAAGTGGGTTAATTAATGGGGTTTCCGGTGCAAGTTCAATCGTCATGTCGTCGGACGGAAAATATTTGGCAATAACGACGGTGGTCGGTAGCGGCGTTTTGGACGGCTACATTTACACCTCGAACAACTACGGTGTTACGTGGGTTGCGCGTATGACCGACGCCCGCCGGAATTGGAAGTCAATCACCATGTCTGCGGATGGAAAGCGGTTGGCGGCGGTGGTCGGGAACATAACAAACAGCTTCGGAATACAAGAGTCTTCTAACGGCCTAATTTACACTTCTACCGACTACGGCGCGACATGGAAGGCGCGGGACAGTAACCGGAATTGGCGTTCCATCGCCATGTCGGCGGACGGCATGAAAATTGCGGCTTGCACATCCGCCCTTGGGGTTAATGTTGAACACAATTTTAATCAGGCAATAAATTACACTGGACAAATTCACACATCTGGCTAACCATTTTGAAACAGTTAAAAAAACAAAAATATGAGCGCATCAAACTACCTCGAAAACAAAATCCGTGACCACATCAACGGCGTCGCTACCTACACGCCCCCCGCCATCGTTTATTTTGGCCTTCATACGGGCGACCCCGGTGAAAATGGAACGCAAGTCGAAGTGACGGGCGGAGCTTACGCACGGGCTTCGCTGGCGAACAGCACGGTAGGCTTCAATACGGCGGCTTCTGGCGCGGCTACCAACAAGCTCGCGGTTCAGTTCCCGGACGCCACAGCGAACTGGGGAATCATTACCCACTACTCAAAGTGGGATGCTGCGACGGGGGCTACTAACTGCCTCGAATACGGCTCATTGACAGTCGCAAAAACCATCAGCAGCGGCGACCCCGGCCCTCGCTTCAACGCTGCGAGCCTGTCCGAGTCGGTGGACTGAACAGGTTCCTCTGCGGGCTGAAAACGCCCATTGGTGCGAGCAGCCCGGCTTCCGATTGATTCGGCAGCCGGGCTTTTGTTCGTTTTCTTGCTAACGCTGGCCGTTGTGGTAACAAGCAGCCATGTCGCAGCAATACACGGTTGACATCTTAACCACTGCAAATCTTGGGCCTCTTCAGGCTCTCAAGATTGAAACCATCGCGCAGTATGAAGCGGTGGTGAAGCTGCGGGCGCAACTCACTGCCCAGCAACAGAACCTCGCCCAAGGAAGTGACGCCTACCGCAACGCTGCCGGAGCCGTTGACACCCTCAACCGCAAGCTCGCAGAGCAGGCTTCTGCGCTGATTTACGCCCAAGAGCAGCACAAGCAGATGGCGGCAACGCTGTCGAGGGGCGGCGGCGCATCCCAGCAAGCAGCGGCCAGCGTCCACACCAATCAAGCCCGCGACATCGGGCGTCAACTCGGTCAAGACGTGGATGGGCCGCTTGCACGGGCCAAGGAATCTCTCGGTCAGTTCACGGCAGCCTACAAGAATGCGGGCGGCGGGCTGTCTGGTCTGCACGGGGCACTGGAGGCCGGGGCAGGCTCTTGGTTGGCGTGGGGTTATGCGGCCAAGAAGAGCGTGGACATTGGGCGAGAAGCGGTTGCGGAATTCGAGCAGTTGCAACAAGCGGTGGTGCGTCTGGACTCCGCGCTGGCTGCCAACGGCACGCTCACCGAGGAGACGAGCCAGCGATACAGGGGGCTTGCTGATAGTCTTGCAAACGCTTCTGGCATTGGCGGCGAGCGGTGGTTGGGCGTCTTGACGCGGCTGACGCAGCATGGTGCTCCCACCGAATCAATTGAGAGCTACGGCGAGGCGGTGAGAAACCTCGCTGCGATTATGGGGACATCGCCGGAACGCGCCGCAATGATGTTTTCGAGGGTGATGGAGGGGAACAGTCGGATGCTCAAGAAGTGGGGCATTGACGTTTCGCAGTCTGGCAACAAAGCCGCTGAACTGGCGGAAGCCATTGCGCTGATTAACACCAAGGGCGCACCGCTGGCGGAAGCGGCTGGCAAGACGCTCTCTGGGATGACTAACAAGGTGGGCGTTCAGTTCTCCAACCTAAAGGAAAAGGTCGGCGAGTTCGTTGCGGGCTTCCTCCTCTTAGACAAGATATTCTATGGGACGGCTACGGCGATGGAGTGGTTAAACAAAAAAGTTGACGATTTAGGCAATGCTTGGAAGTCGTTGCCGAAGTGGATTCAAGATTTGATTCCGTCACTTGAACAAATCACGATTGAGAACGACCGCAACGCAGCGTCGGCAGCCAAGGTCAAGGAGGCGGAGCAGGCCCGCACGGAGCAACTTAAAAACAACAAGGTAGCAGCCGAGGAAGCGGCGGCAGCAACCAAAGAATACGTTTCTGAGCTAAATGCAGAGATTTCAGCCCAGATGGAGTTGGTGGATGCCGAGCTTAAATTGAAGCTTGCTCAGATTGATGCCGATGAAAAAGGCGGCAAAATCAACAAGGTTCAGGCGGAGCAGCAGCGGCAGGGGGCGCGAGCCAAGGCTGACAATGAAAAGTATCAGTTGAAGGTTGCTAAAAAAGACACAGAGGTTTTCGAGGCCGGAGAAAACTACCAGCAGGCCAAGAAAGAATCTGACGATTTCCATGCTGAGAAGTCTCTTGCGCAACGGAGGCGGGATGCTGCGGCAAAGATTGCGGCAATTGTTCAGGGGCGTGGCGGTGCGGATGTTAAAGAGCCAAAAATTTCGGATGTGTATGCCGAGTTCGGTTTAAGCAGAGGGGAAAATCAGGATTTGGAGAATGATGGAGCGGTGAGCTTGACTAAGGCAAAGGCGAGCGGCATCGAGGAAGAGGATAAGAACGGCAAGCGCACGCGGGAACTGAAGAAGGCTTTGGACAAGGCCAGCAACGAGTATTCCCGCAAGTCGAAAGAAATGTCCAATATGCCACGGGTGCGCGGCTTGACTGCGGAGGCTGACCGTATCGGCGACCAGTCGAAGATGGATCAAATGAACGCCAGCTTCACGCCGGACGAAGCTGCGAAATCACTTGAGGCTAAGAACGCAGAGCTTTCTCTTCAGAAGAGAAACGCTACCAACTTCCAACGGCAGAGTTTGGACAGGGCTATTTTCGCCAACCAGCAACAGATTGAGTTGTTAAAGAAACAATCTGCCGTAGCGGGTGCTAAATCCAGCGGTTCGCCAGCAGCGTTACGGCTTGCTCAGACAGAGCTTGAAGGAGGCGTAACAGCCGCCAACAATGCTGTCGGTCGCCAGCGCGGTGATGTGGATTTCACCACGGGTCAGTTTGCGCCCCCCGCAACAACCCCGGTCGCACCTTATACGGGGGCTAACCCACAGTTGTATCCACGGGTAACGCCTGTCGTGGGCCAGCCGGTTCCTGTGGTTCCGGCGGCTCCAAGCGGCCAGCCAATCGTTCCGGGTGTCGGCCCTACAGTTCCAGCAACCCAGACAGCTTCCGGCGTCCCTGTGGGCCAACCAAGAGCGGGAATGCCGGTTGTGGGCCAAGGGGTTGCTGGGGTTGGTGGAATTCCAGTCCCACTTCCGGTGATTATTGTGGGGGTGACAGGCGGGGTCTTCCCGGTCACTGGTGTCGGCGGCGGGCCGGTGATGGCCGGAGGGCCGGGCGGAGGTGGTGGCGGAGGTTATCGTGGCGGTGGCAGTGGCGGGCCGGGCGGAGGCGGATACACGACTAGCGGGGGTGGCGGAGGCGGCGGCGGTGGATACCCGTTCGCAGGGTCGGGTGGTAGTGGTGGTGGCGGTGGCGGTGGACAACCAAGCGGCTCAGGCGGCTCACCTACGGGTGGCTCACCTACGGGTGGCTCACCTACGGGTGGCTCACCTACGGGTGGCTCACCTACGGGTGGCTCACCTACGGGTGGTGAACCTACGGGTGGTGAACCTACGGGTGATGACGCAAGCACGCCGGGGGCTGCGCCGGGCGAGCATGGTGGTGCGAAAGACAAGGATAAGCCGTCTCCATTAGATTCCGCGATGGCGGGTGGGGCTGCTGGTGCTGCGAACGTCGGCGCGGCTGGCAAAGCTATCCTTGACGGCAGGGCAGCCGCAGCGGCAGGCACGGCGGCTACGGCGCGGGATGCGGCGAACGCGGCTAAAACGGCTCTTGGTAGCAATTCTGGGATGCAGGCTGGTCGTTACGCTGCGGCAAGCCAACTTTCAAAATCAGCGATGGAAGCGGAGGCTTTGGCGGCACGGGCTGCGGCCAACGCAGGACTCAGCAGCGCGAAGCCCCTAGTGAAAGTGGCGACAACGATGGCTAAGTCGTTGCCGGGTGGAGAAATGATTGGGAAGGTCATTAACGCTGGCGGAAAGGCTTTGGCAGCAACCAAGACTGCAACCCCAACATTGACCAATGCGGTTGGCGCGATAGGAACGGCAGCGAAGCCTGTGCTTGGTGCGCTCGGCAAAGCGGCTGGCCCTGCTTCGCTTCTGGTGGATTACGCACTCGACAAAAAGACGTTTGATTCTGACACAGAAAAAATCCTTCAAACAGGCACAGAAGCGGGAAATTCAGCGGAAGCGCAAAAAAACTTTGCTTCCGATATTTTCAAAGTTCAAGGGCGCGGCGGTCAAAGGGACGGCTTCAAGGCTAAAGCGGATCAACTTGGCTTTGGTTGGTATGGTGGAGCAGGAGCCGGTGACATTTTCAACAACGTCCTCGGCAATGCTTTCAACCTGCTTAGTATTCCAGCTAGAGTTGTTGGAAAATCTGCAAGCGTGTTCTCTGGCTTCTTTGATGCTGCTCACGATATTATGGATGAGCGCGGTGCTAGTGCATTTGAAAACTTCGCGCTTCGTGGCCGTATCGGTTCCACAGAAGGCCGCGCAGGAGAAACGAAAAGGTTGCAGCAGGCAGCATCTTTAAGCGGTGACGCTTTGACTGAGTTCATGCGTGACCCGGACAACCGAGATTTCATTGCCAAGAATGGATTAGTCATTGACCCAGAAAACAAACGTCTCGTAAACGGGAAAACTTTTGCCGTCAAACAACGCGAGAAGCAAGACAAGGCAGATAAGCAAAAAGTTGATGACGCTGCCGCAGCCCAGCGTGCAAAACCGTTTGAAGAGCAGGCCGCTGACATTGCCGCCCGGCGTGAAAAGTTCGAGGCGATGAAGTCGAAGCTGACGCCAGAGCAGCGGGCTTACTACGAAGAGTTTCTGTCAACGCAGGAGCGTGTCTTGCAACGCAGGCAAGGCGACTCAGCGAGCAAACAGAGAAACGACCTTGATGACGAGGAAGCCAGAAAACGCGGAGTAAGCGAGGCGGATATTGCAAGTGCGCGTAAAGACAGGGAAGCCGCTGAAAAGACTGTGCTGGACGAGGCCGATGACGCATCGTATTTGGCCGGTCTTAAAAAGAACAACCCGAAGAAATATGCACAGGTCATACTCGGTCGCAAGACGCTTGCGAAAAACAAGGAGAAGCAGCAAGCTGAGAAAGAGAGGATCGAGCAAGCCAAGTTAGATGCGGCGTATCGGAGTTCCGCAGCGTGGGCCGCACGCAACGCACCGAAGCCAGAACCGCCAGCGGCCCCGCCCGTAACCCCCGCTACCGCACCCAATCCGGTCGTAGCTGCCGCGCCGCCAACAGTTGCGCCAGAGCAACCAGCAGCGGCCCCGGTCACGCCCACAATCACGCCGGAGCCTTCCGCTGACAACGCGCAGGCTTTCGCCGACGAGAAGAAGCGGCGTGACGAGGCGGATCGGGCGGCGGCTGGATTGCCACACTTTTCCGAAGGCGGAGAGGTTACGGCTGGAGAGCCTATCGTTGTTGGCGAGAAGGGTAAGGAGGTTTTTGTTCCCAACGAGGACGGAAAAATTGTTCCAAATCCGAACACCGCTACAAACATTGTAGATAAGGTAGATGCTATATCTGGTATTGTTCATAAGGGTGAAACGGCTCTACACGCTGCTGGAGTTTTAGCTAAGGCCAAGCCTTTTTTGGCGAATGTAGCACCAGCAGCAGCTAGTCTTGTTGGAACGGCTGGAGGATACGCGCACAGCCTACTCAGCAAGGTGCCTAAACTTGGCCCAGTATTGATGGCTATTGATGCGGCAATTCTTGCCAGCGACCCCAAGGGGCAGATAAAAAAAATCGAAGATGGAATATCAATTTTGCCTGAGTTTGTAACAAATAATACCCCTGAAAGTTGGCATGATAATCTGCGCGTCGCAAAAGGAGGGATTACAGGGTTCTCTGCACCCATTAGAACACTCGCAACGGCGGGCAGTATTTCTTATGATTTCTACGCAGATGCGGAGAAAGAGAGACTCAGGCAGGAGGAAGATCGAAAGAGGCTCCGCAGCGGTGGCCCGACTCGGGATGAGTATAAGAAAGCCCGTTTTCATGGCGTGGGCGGCACTGGGGCTGGCCCGATTGATATGTTCGGCAATCGCGGCGGCTTCTCGTTTGATCCGACTCTCCCCGCACGCGAAGACGGCGGCGATGTCGAGTCGGGTGTAACTCATGTCGTTGGCGAAAAAGGCCCAGAACTGTTCGTCCCTAAACAGGACGGCAGCATAGTTCCCAATGATGAGCTTTATGACGGGGTTGCACAAAGTTCAGAATTCGTGCGACAGTCCAACGCATCGGTAACTAAGGGCATGATTGACATGAACAAAGCAGCTATGCAGTCGAACACCGAAACGCTCTTGTCCATACGCGAGTTTGTTTCCATGCAGCAGGCTCAAAGCAGAGAGTTGGAAGAGCTTCGTGCTTACGTGAGGAACGGAAGATGATTATCTGGAATCTGACATACCAAGCGACTCCGACAAGCGCGGTGGTCACGAAAACATTAGCTGCTTGGGGCATCACCAACTTCAAGCGCAAGCGCGTCTCTCAGGCTCCCGATGAAATCAGCTTCACCACTGCCGAGAAATCCACCACAGACCCTCAGTTCGCTTACGATGGAAAGGTGACTGTGACTGCGGTGAAGAACGGGATTTCAACGATATGGTTTGTTGGATGGATTGGCGACCCGTCTCAATCGCTTTCTGGCACACAAGAACGTCGCAACTACAAGGCCAAGAACGCTTGGAAATGGTTTGACCAGATCGTTTTTCAAAAAATTTGGTATCGCGCCGTTAATCCGGCTTCCGCAGACTCTTCACTCATCGGCGGCTACCGCTCAAAGATGATTCTGAACATGGGATTTAACGGAAGCCACCAGACAATCTCGCAGCAGATGACAGAAATTGTTGCGTTTGTGAACCAAATGGCAACCGCCGAGGGGATTGGCGACTTGCTTCAGCTTGGTGTCTGCCCAGTCACAACGCCGCCGTGGAGCGACGTAAACGACATCACGGTGGGTGAGGCGGTCAAGCATCAGATGCGATGGACGCCAGATGCGGTGACAGCGTTCGACTACACCACGACGCCGCCGACATTGAACATCAAAAAGGTGCTTGTCCCACTTACTATAAACCTTGCCGACGATGTGATTGGAACCGTAAACCTGACTCCTCGCAATGATCGTGTAGTTGACCGGGTGCGAATAAAATATGCGCAGCAGAACAACACGAATGGAAGGGCGTGGATTTATGACGTGTGGGATATTTATCCAGTTCCTCCAAATGGAAGCGGCACGTTTCTCGCAGAAGCGGTTGGGGGCGGCTACTACTATATCTCACCAGCGGGAACCATTGTCAAGTCAAATACGCCTCCGCTCAACGGAGTAACAGGCGTAATTCCCGCACCACCAACCGCACCAGAGAACACATTCAAAGAACTCTTGTTGTCGGTAAATATGGTTGGTTGGGTGAGCAGCTATGTATCTGCCACAATCGAAACAATGCCGTGGGGTTCAGCAAATTGGTTAAGGCGGAAGCTACCGTTTCTTCGTGCAACCGGATCATCTCTGACCAGCTATGGGTTACAACAGGTGCTCAACCAAGATGGCAGCCAAGTGGGGGGTTATCTCCTCAACGACGTGCTTACCGGATCGGTCGTAGATGGACTCAAGTTCGCCAACGGCAACCCGTTAATAGCACAGCAATACACTGCAATTTACGCGCTTGACCACCAACAAACTATTGCTGGAACCAAAAACAGCAAGTCTGAGACGCAGACGATAAAATTTACAGCCACAAACGCCAGTTCAGGAACCTACTCAGGCTTGCAGTCGTCAAGCAGCGGCGACCCGATACCTTCAGGTCTGGCGCAAAGCCTTTACGACGGTTTGAAAATCTTGCAGCACGACGGAAGTGTGACAATTAAAAGCCAAGAAATTGATCCATCAAAGGTATGGATTGGAAACAAGTTGAGCATAGCAGGCGGGAGTTCTTATTGGCAAAACATGATGATTCAGACGGTTGAAGAATCTGTTGATACGGCCTCCGTCACCGTGTCGGTTGGAGTGCCGCGTTACCTGTCAGCAGGCGATTTGGTTGAACTCCTTCGAGTCACCCGCTTCCGCCAACGCTTCATCGCACCTGACACAGTTCAGACCGGGCAAGGGGCGGGGGGCACGGCCAACGCGCTGCCGAAGAACACCAACGCTGACAACAGTGTTGGAGGCCACTCGATACACAATGTTCAGACATTCATATCAGCCGCTCCGGTAAATAACACTTTGCCAACAACGCACTTAAAAGTAGTGGTGAACGCCGAAGCGGGCAGTTTCAAAATGGAATCAGTAGGGGGAACATCGCAAAACAATTCATTAGGAGTAACGGTCGCGTCGGGTTCTGCAATTTCGATGTTACTGTCAGCCTGTAATGGCAAGGAGCTATCAGTAAGAGAATACACCATCTGCGTCAACAATGTAACTAAGAAAGTGTTGCTTTTAGGTTCGGCTCCATACTAATTATGAGCCTTGGACTTATAGGAAATTGCTGCGGCCCGTGTAACACACCACCGCCGCCACCGCCAGACAACGCTGACCCCGGAACGCAGGTTGGACTCACGTTTTTTTCTTGTGATTACTATGTGGCTACGGCCATTGGCACCCCAACTATCAATCAGCGTTTTTACGCGCCACAGAATGCCAGTTGGCACGAAAGTATCTCACGCGCATCCCCAAGAAATGATGATGACTACACACTGACTCTGGAACCCGTCCAAGGTGGTTATATTACATTGCAAACCAACGCGAAGGGGAAGTTTTTCGGAACTGCTGGCTACACGTTGCTGCTTGATGGCGTGTCATACGCACCAAACGCAACATTCCAAGCCGCTGAATCCGCAACTGGAGACCCTCCGGTTGCAATGGTAATCCCTCCTCCGGGCAGTATTTCGTCACCAATCCAGACAGAAGGAAGCGGGTATGTAAAATTGTGCAGAACACATCAGAACACGGCTTCTTCACTTGGCGGGCCTAGATTTATCCCTACATTTACAAAAAAGCCAAATGTTCTGGGGGGCTTTGACCCTGCCGCTCCGCTCGCGCCTTCGGGTTTGAACCAAAATTACGAAATTATACCCGGTAATTCAATTACGCCGGGGTCTTCCGGTGTGAGTGGGGTTGTCGCCGTGAACTTTGTAAGAAAGTTGCAAATTGTTGATGAGTGGGATGACGATATGTGTGAAACGCGAGATGAACACACTACGTATAAATCAATTGTATCGCGGCAGTTGCTCACGTCTAAGCACGCAGGTAGAATACTAATGACGCGGAGGTATGCGTTTGAGGAGATGCTGTGGAATGGCAGCCCGCTTCGGCTTGACTGCTCGCAGCCAGTGCTCCCTGTTGGGAATTATTACTACGCAACTCAATACACAGCCTCGCCTGTTCATACCAGTTTTCGGGAAGCGAGCGGTGGCAGTTTTACACTCAGCACCGGATTTCCAACGGTGGCCGGTCGGTTCTACAAGCTTACGGGAGGGGTTGCCTACAACGGATTACTGTCTGACGGGCCTCCCGTATATTCCTCTGACGGTTGGCTTTCAAACTTGTTTTACGATTCTAACAATTTGCTACCACTGCTCGCCGCAGCGATTCCAGACGGAGGGGTTTTCATGGCGCGAATGAACTTCGTGTATTGCGGTTTTACTGGAGCGACGCTGACGGAAACTCCAAAACTTCCAAATGGCGATTTGGTGACTCCCGGCTCGCCTATTTCGGCAAGAAGCGTTTTGGAATCTTGCCTAACCCGGCTTCCGTCAACTCAGCTAATGATGTTTCAGGGGCAACAGCGGCGCGGATACTTTCACCCGCAAGGAGCAGTGTTTCCTTGGTGGTGTCCGGGCAGGAGTGGCCCTATTCCCGGCCCTGACCCTACGCAGCTTCCATTGGATTCCTCATCCCTGCAAATGGGCAATTTTGATATGCAGGCTATTGTGGGACGCTGGTATAACCTTTACTCATTTTTAGGAAACCCTTTTGTGGTGGGTGGCGTCACTTATTACGACACGTTCACTAAGGATAACACGCTTGGACATTTTATCGTTGGAATCCAAAATCATCAGCCCAGCCTTTTCGGATTCGCCGGAAACAGACTGGTTCAGAGTGCTGAATGCCCGCTCATTGGACGTGACGTGCGGGACAACTACATTCTTTTGGGCGGATCGGATGTTTACAAAGTTGTCATAAGAGTGCCAGAACACTCAACTTACACGGGGCAATTGCCGTCAAATTCGACAGTGGTTTCTGTTGCTCCAATTGGAAATAACGAAAACATCACAGCCGGGCCACAGGAGGTTGTGCTTCTTTCGCCGGGAGGGTTTGTTAATAGGCCCGGAACAGTCAATTACGAGTGCGGCGGAAACGATGTAAACATTGGCGATATTTATTCAGGCAAAGCTGGTTTGGGAACATCGCTTAGGTATGCCACAACAACGGGTAATGTGAGAGCAAGTGGGCCTTATATCAACGGTTCAAGGGATTGGCTTAATGGCACCGGAACAGATGAATCCGACGTGGACGCGGAAACTGGAACGGTGGATTTCGCATTTGCCAGTCCCCCTACGATTGAGCAATTTCAATCAATGATAGCTGGCCCTTCTATTACTGTATACGCTATCAGTCGTCTAAGCGATACTGGGTGCGTTATAATCCTTGGAGGCTGGGAAAAAGACATTTCTTTTGAGATTCGCCGTTACATTCCGGCGCAGCCTTGGGAGAGCCTTCCTGTCGTTGCAACTGTTCAAAACGGAACCCTTTTCAATTCAATTTATTGGGGCTGCCGTTACTTGGATGATTCACCAACAAACGGTTTTTATGCAGTAAAGGCGAAAAACCTTAGTGGTGTTTTTGGCAACCCAATTTACTACATCGATTCAAGGTATATTTACGCTCCGATCGAAATGGTCAAGCCAAAGCTGACCTTCGTTGCAAATGGACTTACAGGACTTCCTGCGCCGATTTTTCAATCTGGAGTTGCGTGCGTAAAGGAGACTCCGCTTGGAGGAAACGAGTTAATTCTGCGAAACGCAGCCGGTCAAATCCTACACACCTTTACAACAGAGGATGTAGATTACGGATTTTATCACGGAGATGCCGTGACTACTTACCGAGAGCACATCACGCTCGCGTCCCCAAACCCAACTATCTCCGATGAAGAATATATGACGTTTTTTTCATGGATAAAGGACAAGCGGCGGGTGGACGGGGTGCCCTCCCAACAGCCCGGCAACATTAACTTGCCATACGCGAGGCTTGTGCGCGTAGATTCTAGGCCAACCAACGGCGACTACAGAATCGCAGCCGGAACATACGAGGTGGAGTGGTGAAGCCGCACTTGGAAGTCGCAGCGAAGTTTTACCGGGCTTTCTACGATTGGACTTCGCAGGGACTTCCGCTGCGTCCGAAGCTTCTTCATTCGCAAATTGTCGCGCTCTGTGAGGCGTGCGAATTCAGAGATGGAAACACCTGCGGAAAGTGCGGCTGTTTTTTCTATGTAAAAGCCAAATTAGCCTCCGAGTCATGCCCGGTAGGGAAGTGGCTGGCTACGGCGGACGCGACTCCCGAAGCGTCGGTCACGAAGGCTGTTTCAGGAATTTCCAGATCAGACTGTTGTGAAAAACAATAAACCGTTTTTCTTAAAACCCTTGACAGCCGAAAAGATTTGGCAGCAACTACACGTCGCCATGCTTACCATCCTCTACGCGCTCTTTGGCATCACCACTCGCCGCAAGCTAGTGTGCCGTGGCGTTGGCTTTCTTACCGTTGCCGCCATGTGCCTTGGCGTGGCGTGTAACACCGCGCCGCCGAAGCCGGAAGCCAAGGCTACAGCCAAGACAGGAGCAGCCTCCCCAGTGTCAGAAGCAATCGCCACCGCCAAGGCAGAAGCGCAGACCGCACTTTTAGCCGTGGAGCAAAAGGTAATCGCAGCGGAGGCGCAGCTTGCGGCAATCGAAAAACGAAGTGCTGTCGCAGCCGCACAAGTCAGGGCCGCACAATTCGCAAACACCAACGCGCCGGTTGGGCCAGCAAGGGAAATCGTCGCCGGTGAAACTGGCCTTGCTCTTGGGAATCTGCCACCGCCTGACGTAAAGGAGGAGCTTGAGGCAGCAAAGCGAAGGACGGCGATTGAGGCGGGGAAGGCAGCCGAGGCGGAAGCTCTCTACAAGTCCGCCAGAAGCGAGTCAGAGCAAATGAAGACGGAAGCCGCGAAGCTCCGCACCGACGCCGCCACAGCCCAGCAGGAGGCCAAGATTGCCGTTCTAAAGGCTGAATCCGCTCAGGCCGCACTAAGCACTGCCGAAAAGTCCAACCTTGCCGCATTGGAGCGCAATCGGGCAGCTAATCAAGCATTGCTGGACGCCGCCGAAGCGAGGGCTGACGCCGCAGAGGAAAGGGCCAAGAGCGAGCGGCACAAGTTAATTTTCCGGTCACTGCTTGGGCTTGGTATCTCGTGCATAGTTGCTGGCATCGCGCTCGGAGTTATCACAAGCGGCACAATGCTGTTGAAGTCGCTTATGCTGGCCGGTGCGGGGGCATTGTGCATCGGCTTGGCGTCCGTCATAAGCCACCCGCTTTTCGACATCATCTTTGGAACGTGCATTGGCGTCGCGTGCATCGGCGGCGGGTTTTACCTGTGGCACGAACGGCGTGACGCCATGAAAAGAACCGCGTTTGAAAAGCAGTCGAAGCTACTGGACAAGGTTGACCTTGATGCCATCCCGCTCAAAGATGAAGACGGCAAAGATTCCACATTAAGGCGCGAGTTTCTTCGCAAGATGACCGACGGCGAGAAAGCCGTCGTAAAACTGGTAAGAGCGACGGCTAAAGTCAAAGAAGCAGAAGCAGAGTCAGGTGTGTAACATCAAAGCTGCCGCCAAAAGAAACCACTGAAGCCGCGATTGATTGTGACACACGCTCAGAAAATGCAGGCGTTCCGACGCCGTGGTGGGGCTTGCGAGCGGTGTAGTCTGCCGATTGGTAAGCTGGAGGCCGAACTCGCTGTTGCGCTTGCAGAGACTAGGATGTGCAAAGAGGCTACGCAGCATAGGCTCACGGCGGTTGAAGTTCAGTTGGAAAGCCTTGGTTTCAACCTGCGCAAGCCGTTGTGGAAGGTGCGATTCGTTGACGGTCAATCGTCGCTGTTCTGCTCCAGTTGCGAAGCTAAGAATGTCATTGCTGATTCTTCCCCGGTGAGTTAAACAAGATGAATGGCAATCAGAGAGCATCTTTAATGTGAAGCTAAAGCTCAAAAATTTGCTAACCCAGTCTAGTGAGACCGCTGCGCTTCAGAAAGCCATGCTTGATTCCGCCAAGCGTGAACGAAAGCGGGAGTTGAACCGACTCGAAAAGCCCAAACCATGTCAGCCAACCGAAAACGCTCCTACGGAATTGAATTGGCTGCGGCGGCTAGTGAAGCGGCTGCTGGGATGACTGCCTGTCCGCACTGCAAAACGGTTCACGCTATCGTGGGTGCGCTGGCGAGCCGTGAGTCGCTTGCGTTGCGGGCCTTGGAAGAGATTGCCAGCATGGACTGCGTGGGTGGAAAGTTCGCACGCAAGCACCTGTCCATCATGTTCCCTCCAGAATGGAAGACGGATACAAACGGTCATCACGATTAAAAAACCCTTGACGTGACGTTGTGGTGGTGTAGAGTCGTAACAGTTAGACAACGCAAACACCAAAACACTATGAACGCATTCCTGAAACAATCCGGCATACAGCTTAACGACAGTGAGCTTGCTGTTCTTCGCACGCTGTTGAGCAATGATGTCCCGCTCCGTCCTTCTGCGTGGTATGTCACGGCACGCTACACGTTAGACGAGAAGGCGCATGAGCTTCAAGCGTTTCAGCGGGCTGCCGCCGACGCCGACGCCGACGCACGCCATTCCTGATTCGGAAACTCTCGGTCAACAACGACAACGACAATATGAAACGACTACTCGCAACCGCCGCCCTCGCCGTCGCCATCGCCGCCCTCGCCCTGAACTGTGACCGCATTGGTTACGAGTTCGCAGGCGGGGCCATCCTCCTATTGACCGGACTTGCCGGGGGGTTCTGCCTCACCGTGAAGGGAGATAAGTGAAGGCCAAGGAAATCGAAACCATCGCCCGCAAGTCAATGGGCGTCACTTACGGCGTCTGGACGGCCAAAGGCGGCGTTCTGTGCTGCGATGGTGTTCCGATGTTCACCGCCGCCCCCGGTGCGACTGAGTGGCAGGCAGAGGCCAACGCTGGCACGCTGGCGAGCCTGATGAATGCACGGGTAGAAATCATCTACTCGCTGGAAAACCTGCCGTTGCTGCACGAAGCCTTGAAACAGGCCGACCTCACTAACTGTCGGCTCCGGTCTGAACTGGACGCCATGCAACCAACCGCCCTCGCCGCTGCCGCATGAAACCATGAAACACTACCTCGTAAAATGGCCTAACGGCACTGTGTCCGTTGTAGGAGCAAGGACGCTGTTGGAACTCGCCGACCATATAGACCGTATAGGCAACCCAACTGACCCTGAAACGCTGATTCAAAAGCTCCCTACCGTTCCGTTCATCGTGGACTGCCCCACCGGGGAGCAGCCGCATTTTGCGGACGGTAAGCACAAGGAAAACTTTGTGCCGGGGTCAAAAATGTTCAGTGCGAAGTTGCTTGAGGCAATTGTTTTTAGCCACCGTTCGTAAATAGAACTGTTCGCCGCACTCGACGCCGCAGAAAAACTTAAAACCAAGTATGCTTAACGACGCACCCGTTGACCATGCCCAAAGTTGAAATCCGAATCCCGTCGGTATTGGAGTTCCTGCACCCGCTGCCGGGTCATGTCCACGAGTCAGACAAGCCTTCGCTGCGACCGGCTACCGGAACACCGCTCCCCGCTTCGCCACGGCGGAGAACGGCAAGTCGCGTAACAGAATTCGTCGGTTTTACGCCTGCACTGGAAATACAAAGAGGAAATTCGGACGCTTTCTTGCAAATGACAGCCTTGCTGAACGGCGGTTGGCGCAGGTATCGCCCGCAGAGCAGTCTCGAAGCTGAGTTCGTGTTTGCTCACCTTTGGCTGTGGCGGCGACCGTCTGAACACGGCGCGGACGCAACGCTCTTTCGCAACACCCAAGAGGCGCATCGTCAATTTGAGCGGCTTCCTAACGCAATACTGACCGTGCCGCCGCGAAGCCGTGCGGACATGGTGGTGATTTTAGCAGCGGACGGCTGGCATGAGTATCAATCTGAGTGGCAAACTCCAGACGGTCGGCCTATTTCACCAGTCCACTACTTCAACACCCAAGAGGCGTATCAAGCCTACCTTGGCGGCGTGGCAGTGCCGTCCGAGGGGCCGCAGCAAGTGACGCCGAGGCCGGGACTTGTGACGACGAGAGACGCCATTTTTCAGGTCGGTGCATTGCGGGCCTACGGCTGGACGCAGGTTCCTCCACTGGGGCACAGTGAAGTCGGAGTCATGTCTTACCGCTGGCGTCGCCCCGGCATCGGCAACCGTCAGCGTGGAAGGCTGTATCGGTCAACGCAGCACGCTTACAACCAGCTACGACGTGACAACGCACCGCAGCGGATTCCGTGGCCTTCGCCAAACGAGAGGGGTGACGAGCGGCCCGCTCCGTTTTAATACACTTGACAGCGGCGGATTCATGCCGCATAGTCACGCCATGAAATACGGATACTACAACGCAGATACGGGCGAACTGTGGGTCGGCAAGACGGTGGACGGCCAGCAGAGCCACGGTGCCGCCATGTCGGTTGGCACCTTCAGTTCGTTTGCCGACGCCGCCGCCTACGCTCTTACCAAAGGAGTAAAGCTGTGAGCCAGCACGCACGCAATGACCCTGACAGTGAAGCGAACCAAGCTGCCACACGGGACAGCGAGCGGGCGGTGTTCGCCGCCAAGATGCAAGCGCAGCAGGCAGCGGACGCCGCCGAAGATGCCAACTCGAACCTTCTCGCCGAAGCGGAGGCCAACGAGGTTTACGGGGACGCCCAATGATTGAGATTGCCTAGTCCATCGCTCGCAAGGCGCACGCCGGTCAGTTCCGGCGTGACAGCGTGACGCCCTACATCACGCATCCCGAAGCCGTGGCAGCCGCCGTGAGAACGTAGCCGTGGGTGTCATGGGCGAGTTTTGGCTTGACGTTTTCAAAGAATTCTTTACGGTTTTTTCAGCCGAAATAAAAAAACCGGCGACAGTTCAGCATCGATGTTCTTTTGCTTTGTAAGTAGCTGGTGCGGTGCATATTTCCCGCGCAGCCTCCGTTGACTTTTATTTATAGTTAATGTATGCCGCGCACCACCAAAGTTATCGTAAAAAAGTTGGGCCGTGAGCGGTGTGTCGGTGAGGCATATTTCGGGGAGAACGAAATTGCGATTGACCCAAGGCAAAGCGCAACCGAATACCTCGATACGTTGATTCACGAAGGAATGCACCTTGCGCTGCCAGACCTTAATGAAGAAGCCATTTCCGTTGCCGCTACTTTTGTTTCTCGCATTGTCTGGAAACAAGGTTATAGGAAATGCGAGTTATGAATATTACCCGTAAATGGAAACGCATCCTCGCTATCGGTTGCAGCCACGGGTTACACGCAGACCCGCTGGCTCTAAAGGCCGTGCTTTCGTTCCGAGCCAGCTACAAGCCTGATACCTGCGTCCATTTAGGGGATTTTTGCGACACGACCGCGTTCCGCGCTGGAGCAAAAGGTAGCGCAGACGAGGCCGAGCCAATCCAGCCTGACGTGGAAGGCGGTTTAGATTTTTTGGAACAGCTTCGGCCCACGCTGGTATTGGCTGGAAACCATGAAGACCGACTTTATCGCCTTGCCAAAAGCCCGAACGCCATCATTTCGCATTGCGCGTCGGCAGTGTTGGGTGAAATCGTGGACACTTGCAAAAAGTTAAAGGCGGAATTTGTTCCATACGACGGTATCTATCAGGGAAAAATGATTGGAGGGTTCCGATATATGCATGGTGTTTTTTACTCCGAAAACGCTATTAGAGACCACGCGGAAGCCTTCGGCAACACCGTTCACGCACACACCCACAGAGCCGGTGTAGCTAAAGGCAGGCGTTCCGACAACCCTACAGGGTATTGCGTTGGCACTTTGACTCGCAAAAAAGCGATGGAGTTCGCCAAGACCCGCAAATCTACGCTGTCGTGGTCGCAAGGTTTTGTCTGGGGGGAATACAGCGGCGAGACTAGCGTGCTGTGGCTGCACGAGCAGCCCAGCAACGCGGCAGTGTGGAGACTTCCATCGTGACCGCGAACGAACTTTTGAAACGCATACGAGACGTTGCGTGCCGCAAACCTGACGTGATCCCGCCCGGCTGGTTGTCCGCTAAACAGTGGGCCTCGCTATGGAAAACTAGCACTTTTGCGTCGAGGCGTGCACTAGCCATCGGGGTGCGCGGCGGAGTGGTCGAGAGGAAGCGATTTTTGGTCAAGCTCAACCGCACCACCGCCCTCGTCTCCCATTTCCGCCCTATCGAAAAGAAGAGCGGAAAGTAGTTTCAAAAAATCTACCACAGTCAACGCCAAGCTTTGCCGTCCCTATGCACATAACCGTTCAACTAACTAGCCACTCCGACCCCTCTCGCGGAGAAACCGACCGAATGGCCGAAGTGTTTCCCGTCCAGTTTGCATTTCCGGTCGAATTCAAGCGCAACGGCGCGGCCCGCGACAAGTTTTTGCGCGAGATAGCAGATGCGATAAGAGCCATCGCCAAAGAGCACAACGCACGGTTTGCAGCGGCTCACAAATGACCATCTCTAACCATTTATAACCATTTATAAGGGTGTATAGCGGTTTTCAACTAGAGAGCACTATAAACGGGTAGAATCGCTACGGTAGATAGTCTATGGCGAAGATTTGCGTTGCGTAACCTGTCCGCTCAAGTCAGAGTCTTGAACGGACAAGACGACAATGCCGAATGACCATCTTGAAGACCTGAGAGAACGTGGACGCCCGTTGCATGAAGTCTTCTCTGCTGAGAACGCCGAGCCGCACGAACAATGGCAAGCCGGGTTGCGGGAGGAGATGCACCTCCATACCGCACGGATTTATGAAATTGTGCCGGGAGCGGACAGCGACGAGGAGGTTGACCGGCTGATGAATCGGTGCGCCTTCATCCGGGCCATGCTGTGCGTCGAAGCCCCGTCGCAAACCTTCACGCACGCAGCAGCCCCCGAACAGGCGCAGCGGGAAACCGACGACGCTCGCTCTGCAATCTCCCGTGCCGCCTCGCTGATGGGCAGGAAGGGTGGCCTCCGTGGTGGCCCAGCCCGTGCCGCCGCCCTGTCGCCAGACCGCCGCCGTGAAATCGCACGTAACGCTGGACTCGCCTCGCAAGCCGGTCGCCGTGCCGCAGCCGGACTACCGCCCGAACCGATTGCCGCAACGTGACCGCTCAAGTCTGCACTGTGGGCGACACCGTAACCGTGAAGCAGTCAACTGGCAACGCATCCGTAGGCCACAGCTTCGGCTTCACCGAAGGCTTCATCTTGCAATTCGGAAATCGGGCCGTTGTCGAGCGTGTCACCGGCAAGTCTTACGTCCTACGCTTCAACAACCTGCTCATTACAGCCATGCAAGAAGACCTTGCGGCTACAAAAACCAAACAATTATCCGAAAAGTCCAAACATAGGCAACCCGAACAGCTACAACCAGTTGCAACAAAATAACCAAGAAACACTTGACAATCTTTGATTGGAAGCGCAATAGTGCAAGCGATACGGCAACCCGATACGTCTATGAACACATACACGAAACCAGCAGTTGAGGTGGGCCAAGCTGACGCCGCTTTTTGGCGGTCAGAAGCCGAGCGTGCGCAGATGCAACTGGCGGCAGTGTCCATCGCTGTCAACGGAGGCATGAATGGCAACGACGTGCTGAAGCCGGGTGCCTACGCCTACACGTCCACGCTGGCGGAAGTGCTGATGCTGCGGCAGGCTTTCGACCGACTTGCCCTTACGGTAGGCGAGGAGCAGATTCACCTGTCGGACTTGGTGGACGCACAGTGCGAAGGGGCGGCAGCGTGAAAGAGCGCATCTTTGAACTGGCGGGCCTCGTAGCCTGCAAGTGCGGCTTCCATCGCTGGCGATACGATTGTGCGTGCATCACGGACGAGACGTATCAAGGCGAAAATCCGCCCGAAACGAAACAGTTAATCGCGCTGGGCTGGCGCGTGTGCGAGCGGTGTTACGAATCGGAATTGCGGTTTGTGTTGCGATGAAATTCTTACTTGCACTGTTCTGCTTCTGGCGCGGTCACGATTGGGTCAACACCAACAAACCTTGCCGGTTCGTATGCCGAATCTGCGGCAAAGAATGAAACCAATCGGTTGCGTTTCTAGCGCAATTGGCAGCGTGGCAACGCTTGCCTTTGACCTGATTATGTTCCTGCTTGCGGCGATGTGGTTGCCGACAGCATGGGTGATTGGCGGATGTGTAACGGCAATTTGTAAAAAAATAGGATGGTTAAAAGTATGAGCGATGAGCTTTACGGCGACGTGTCAGGGACTACTCACAACGAGCTTCAACGTGAGTGGAGGATTCAGAAGAACCGCGCAGACGACGCCGAGGCCGCGCTGGCTGCCGTCGCCGAAGACCGCGACCGTTTTTATCGCATCTCGATGCTCGCTTTCGATGCCAACGGTGAGTCGTTGAAGATGCTTCAAGGCACGATTGCGCTGGCGAACGCTGCTGAGTCGCCACTTTTGGTGGCGGCGAATGCCTTGGATTCGCACGCAGCGGAACTCGCGGAGTTCTACAAGCAAAACTCAGATGCGGTTGAGGGGAACCTTCACCGCATGGGTGGTGACGCAATTCGGGCTGGCTACAAAGCAGAACACTTCAAGGACGCAGCTAAGTGGCTGCGGGAAAGAGTGGCGTGTCTTTCTTAACCGTTTTTACGCTGGCTACCGCCGCGACGGAAAACGTGATGCTGGTTGCGGAACCTGTCGCCAAAGATGTGGAATCTGAAAGTGCGCCGCATGGTCAACCCGTGGCTGGTGCAATTGACGGGCGTGTTGAGGTGATGCACGACGCCCACGACCTTATTCCACCGGAGCCGGGCGAAGAGCCGTTGACCGATGCGATGCTAAACATCACTCCGAGCAAGTATGCCTCACGTCGGACTAAGTGGCAACGTGAGGTTGACCTGTTAGAGATTGCCGAGTGCCTGCTGAAGCGTATGACGGCGACCGAGACGAAGCGGCTGATAAACAACCGGCTCAGAAACAACAACGCGCCCTACGAGCTTTCCTACGCCCAAGTTCGGAGTGACGGAAAAGAGGTTCAACGTCGCTGGACAGAGGAGTTTGTGGGTGGCACGGCCAAAATGCGAAAGGCAGCCGAGCTTGCGTTCCTTGACCGGATTGAGCGAGAGGCATGGGAGGTGTATTCCCGGACGCTGCGTGACGACCAAAGCGGCTCTCAAGTGACAAGCGGAACGGCAGCGGAAGTTAATGCGGCAGCAGACCGCGCAACAGGCCGTTCGGTGAACATTACAAAGACGGTAGCCAAAGCGCAGCGGGACGGCGAGGTTGGGCCGCTGTTACTGCTGCTGAAAATCAGCGAGCATCGTGCGCGATTGCTGGGCTTTAACAACGTCGTGGAAGCCACGGAGGTCGCTGACTCATCCAAGCAGGCTCGATTTGATTCGATTCGCAAGGCGTTTGCGGCTAAGGTATTGCGCGACCACGCAGCTAAGGAGCGGGAGGCTAAAATGCTTGCCGATGCTGATGCCGCAGCGCACGCGCAGACTCCGCGCTTGCAATCAGCGTGATTTTGACTAATCAGCAATCGCATGACCGACATGACGAGCGACACCACAAAGCGTATCCGAAGAAAATACGTTTGCAACCTGCCTACTCAGCTTCTCGAAGGACTCCCCGCTGATGTTCGCAGAAACTACGAAGAGCAAAACATCATCAACCAAAAGTTGGACGACGTGATGGACGGCCAGTTTGAGGCGCGGGAAGGGCGCAATAATATATTTGAAATCCTGCAACAGTCGGCGGCTGAATTCAGGTCGCATGAGGCGCAGAACACGCTTAACTTTGACAGAATAACTGCGCAAGTAGCAGTTACACAGACCAAGATTCTTGAGATTGGAGAGTGGCGTAAGACTTGGTTCGGACGCAAGGGAGTCTTGCTGGCAGTTGTCGTAACCGCTTTTAGTTGGGTTATCCCACCGATGGTAAAGAGCTACCTTGAACATAAATAGCCTCGCTGATACGGTGGCGCGGATGTCAGACGAGACAACGACAACCGACAACGATACAGAAGTCAGCGCGATGCTGGAGGAAGCTCGCAACGACCTTCTTTTCTACACGCAGGCGTGCAACCCAGACTACATCGCGTCAAAATTCCACATCTTCCTTGCAAACAAGTTGCAGCAGGTTGCAGAGGGAAAAATCAAGCGGCTCATCGTGACTTGCCCGCCCCGCGTGGGTAAAAGCAGATTGATAGCCGTCGAGTTTCCGACGTGGCTTCTAGGCAGGAAACCTGAGACTGAAATCGTGCTGGCGTCCTACGCTCAGGACTTGTCAATGAGCCATTCCAAGCAAGCCCGCGCACGGTTAGCAAGCGAAGAATACGCTGCCATTTTCAACACACGCATTGCAGATGGCGAGGCGGCAGCTAACGAATGGAAGACTTCTCACGGCGGAATGTATAAGGCGGTCGGTGTTGGCGGCGGACTCACCGGCAGGGGTTGCAACTGCCTGCTGGTTGACGACAGCACGAAGGACTTTCAGGAGGCCCATAGCGCAACCATCCGCGACAATGTGTGGAACTGGTTCCAAGCCGTCGCGCTGACACGGTTGCATCCGGGCGCATCGGTAATCGTGCTGCAAACGAGATGGCACACCGACGATTTGGTTGGGCGGTTGCTTGACCCGGCGCGATGCAACGAAGCCGACGTTGCGACAGACGAGAAGTGGGAAATCATCAACTTGCCAGCGATGGCGCATGACGATGACCCGCTGGGTCGTGCGCCCGGTGACGCGCTGTTTCCTGAACGGTATCCGGTGGAGCGGTTACGGAGTATCCGTGCCAGCGTCGGGAGCTATGTTTGGTCGGCATTGTATGACGGCTCACCTGTGGTGCGTGGCGGCAACTACATCCCGGTCGCCAACCTGCAAATCGTGGACGCCGCGCCAGACGGACTGCGCTGGGTGCGCTTCTGGGATTTGGCGACAAGCGAGAAGAAGACCTCTGACCACACCTCCAGTTTCGCCGCCGCATTAGACACGGAAGGCACGCTTTACCTGCGTGACTGGATTGACGGGCAATGGGAATGGCCGGAGTCACGGCGGCGTATCAAACAAACTGCCGAGCTTGAGGGAATTCCGGTTGGTATCGAGGCGGTTGCCGGATTCAAAACGGCGTTCGCAAACCTCATCGAAGTGCTGCCGCCGCACATAACCTGCCGTGAGTATGGGGCAGACCGGGACAAGCTGACCCGTGCGCTGCCGTGGATCGCTTTGGTTGACCGAGGCAAAGTGGCGTTGGTGCGGGGGTCTTGGAACATGGACTTCATCATGCAAGCGGAACAGTTCCCGTCGGGTAAATTGGACGATGGCGTTGATGCGGTATCGGGCTGCTGGATGATGCTGCGGACTGTGTTCAACCTCCCGGCGTCGGTCAACGTCCACGACCGACTTCACCGAGCGATGGCGCAGCGACGGGAGCGGGCGTTGACAGGCTAAAAAGATTTTCAGAAAAAACATTGACTCAGTGCTGTGCTGTGTTATTGTGGCTACAGATTCGGATGCGGTTTAACAAGACAACGACAAAGACAACACCATGAACACACTGAGCAACATTGAAGCGGTGGCCCTCACCAAAGCGGTGAAGGGCAAGGCGGACGAAATCAGCCCCGGCTCCTACAGCGGCAAGTTCACGGTCGAGATTGACTACTCGCTCGTGAAAGCGGCGGACTACGACGTGCCGCCGACGTGCAACATCTTGAGCAAGGCGGTCATCGCCAAGCTCGGCAGCATCGCTGGATTCCAATGGGACAACTTCCTTGTGGCCTTGGAGAAGGCGGCGTTGGAAGTCCTCACGAACGGCGGCGAAGTTGCCGACGAGGTTCTTAACCCGGCGGTCGCCGCCAAGCTCGCCGAACTTGAGGCCCGTGTCATCGCCAAGCTGCCCCGTGCGGCCCGTAGCGGTGCCACGAAGGTCAAGGCGACGGCCAAGGTAGTTGAAACGGCGTCGGCCAGCAACGTCATCACCCTTGCGGTGGCGGCGTAAGCCGTGAGTTGAATACACTTGACACGCCCGGCGGCTACTGCTAGTCTCCGTGCGTAGTCTAAAACACCAAACACCAAACACTATGGCTGCAAAACAAATCCTAGAAATTAAAGTAGGGCGGGACATGGGCGGCTGCTACCTCTCGATTCGCAGTGAGATTAGTTGGACGCCAATCACTCAAAACCCAACGGACGCCAATGCGACGTTCCTCATCGCTGGGGTGGCTTGCCACAACCCTATCACGGCATCGCTTCCAACCAGCCTGCCATTCGTTGTGCGACCGGGCACGACGGCAAAGTTGTTCATTCAGGATCAACTCAACATTTCATTCCTGCTGGCTCACGACATCCGCAACGGTGTCATGTTCCGTCTGGACGGCCCTGTGTCGTTGGACAAAATGAAGCTGTTCACCACGCAGCTTCGCCAGTTCGCTAAGGCGGTCTATGTCGAACACCTGAAGCCCGTCAACATGGTTTGCACTCTCACCGTGTCAGAGCAGGAAGTGATTTAATACCCTTGACACGGCTACGCAGCCGTGCGAGACTCAGCGCAGTTAGAAACACCAAACACCAAACACTGAAATGAACTTCAACTACATAGACAAGGTCGGCGTGGAAATTGAGGGGGGATGGGATATTGCGCCTCCCGGCGGGCCTATTGGACATGATATAAGCGTCACGGTAGCCGCTCCCATCCGTGGTGAAATGCGCAGCCGACCGCTGGCCCGGTGGGATACCATCGAATCCTATGTGACTGCGAACTGGCCGACGCACACTGACCGCACTTGCGGCTTCCACGTCCATGTTAGTCTTAGGAACACGCACCTGTATGCGTCGCTGATGGATAAACGGTTTTACGACTTTTTCCTCGCACGCATGGAGGCGTGGGGTAAGACGCACGACATTCAGAATTCTGAATTTTGGAACCGGCTCCGTGGCGACAATCGTTTTTGCACTAAGGCGTGGAATCCCGACAAGCAGGCGGACGCCACTTTCAAAGACAGTGTGCGCTATGCACATTGGAATTTCTGCTACCTACAGCACACCACGGCTGAGTGCCGACTGCTGCCGACGTTCAAAAAGCCGCACGTTGCGGTCAAGGCGATTCGTGAAGTGCTGTCCATTGTCGAGGAGTGGCTAGACAAGGCTCCCGATGCTGTCGAAGTCGTTGCGGTTCTCGAAGACTAACACCAAACACAAAACAAACTATGTGCGTTATCGCAATTGCAATCAAGTCGTCCATTCCGTTGAACATCCTCCGGGCGTGCCAGAGTTCCAACCCGCACGGGGGCGGCTGCTCGTGGATTGAGAGCGGCCTAGTCCGCTGGCAGAAAGACGTGAGCGCAAACCAGATTCACGAACTTCTCAAAGACAAGCCGTTGCCACACGTTGTCCACTTCCGCATTGCGACTGCGGGCGGCGTGCAACCCTCCCGGTGTCACCCGTTCGTAATCAAGACCACAAAGAACGACGAACTAAACGGAGCGGCAAAATCCGTTCTGTATCACAACGGTCACTGCTCCGGCTGGGAATTCTACGCAAGCATGGCGGGTGTCGGCTACCCGCCAGACGCATCGGATTCGCAAGTCATCGCACGCATTGTAGCTCACCGTGGCGAGGCTTGCCTACAGGAGTTTGTAAAGCGTGGGGCGGGCAAGTTTGCAGTCATGCACTCCAATGGCGAAGTGAAGCTGTTTGGCGGCTTCGTGGAGCTTGACGGTGCGATGTTCTCCAACACGAACTGGGCGCACGGTCTGTCCTGCAACCCGCTTCACGACAAGCCAAAGCACGGTCACGGACTCGGTAACACGGCGACGCAGCTTGGCTTCAAGACGAACGGCAGTCACAAGAAGTCGGACGTGCCCAAGGAACACAAGGCTTACACTCCTTGGTGGCAGGAAGAGTTAGACAATGCCCGTCGAGACGGATGGAGCGACGTGCATAACGACTGAACGCTTTAGCGGAACAGGCCGGGGAACCAGTGTCCCCGTTAGGTGCCCGCTTCGCCCGGCAAGGTAGCCTGAGAACCTTCGCCGGGACACTTTCAAAAACCGTTAAAATAACAAAACAAACACTTGACGCGGTTAAAAAAACTAGCAAAGGTGCGCAAGCAACAACGACAACGACATGAAAACACTAAAAACAATTGGGACAGCAGCAGAGCCAATCCGAATTAACTCGGCAGGGTGCTTTCCACGGCTGGTGGACGGCCTCTACCGGGTGGCACTCGGCAACGGTCGGCAATACGAGGTCAGCATCCAGCGGGTCGGGCCGACGTTGTTCGTGGGCGTCATGGGGCAGGGCTTCTGGAAGTTCACAAGCTACGTCCACGCTAGCTACGCAATGGAGAAGCTGAAGCTGGGCCTGAGCGACGCATCGCTGATGGCGAACTTCATCAACGACCAACTGCCGACGCCTGAGCTTGACCGTCAGGGTTTAGACTTCATTGAGGCCGACCTGCATCGGGTATGGTTTCAGAATGACTACCCGGTTGAGATTCGTCATTCAGCCGTAGTGCAAGACGTTGACAGCGAGGTTGTGTTGTTGAGCGTGTCAGCTACATCTGAATCCGGCGTGACATCGCTGGCTGAAGCTGTGGTGGTTGAGGCTTTGAAGCTCGCCGTGTGGGGTGCGGAGAAGCTGTTCAATGACAGCGTGACCCCGGCCCCAAAGCTGTTCGGTGACATGGTAATGGTGGGCGGCGCAAAGGCGATAACGAGCCAAGAGCAATCCATTTCCAACGCCTTCACGAAGCGGCACGCTGCCCGTGTAAAAGCTGCGATGCCTGTCTCCCTATGAAAACCATTGCACTGCTATTGCTGTTGTCCGTGAACGCATTTGCCGTTACCGACCGCGAGATTGTTGCCGCCGTCCTTGTTGCAGAGGCGGGCTGCGACGGAGAGGTGGGCTTGCGCTGCGTAATGGAAGTCGTGAACACACGCTCGTTCCAGCGCAGCTTGTCGCACGCTCAGGTAGTCCAACAGCGTAAGCAGTTCTCCGTCCTGAACGGGGTGTCGCCGTCAGCCTTGGTTGCCAAGTCAAGCCAGCATCGGCTTTGGCCTGTGGCATTGTGGATAGCGAGCAACCCGGTGACGACTCGCTACACGGGCGGGGCAAACCACTTTGAGTCGGTTCACTTCAAGACGCCACGTTGGGCGCAGGGCAGAACAGAGGTTGCGACAGTTGGTCAGCATAGATTTTTTCACCTGTGAGAATCGTAACTGACCCGAAAAAGCTGCGCAGTCCGACCGGCTACTTCTACATCGCCAAGATGCCATGTGGCTGCGTCTGTGCGTCAGCAGTGGACAACGAGGGGTCGCGCCAACATAACGCCGACGACGTAGCGGAGTGGATTCGCACCGGCCTCGCAGTCGAGCGCATCACCCGCGAGGAGTGGCGAGCCAACGTGGTTGATAACTTGGGGAAGTGCGCCCACGGAACTCTGAAAGCGCGGCAGGAAGCGTTCGTTGCGCGGCGCAAGATTCCTCTGGAGGAGCGGCTGACCGACATTGCGATAGCGTGGCTAAAAGGAAACAACGCCTACGAAGATGACCGCGCTGATACGCAAAGAAGCATTAAAGCGGCAGTCGAGTCCACGAGTGTCACGCCACCAGACGCATTCGAGATTTGCTACTACCTGAAGCATGACGGGTGGTGGGATGTGGACATGGATTTGTGCGGCAGGTTCAGCAACGAAATCGCAGCGACGGAATCATAATTATGAAGAAGAAGCAGAAAGCGCGTAAGCGCGTCACTCGGCCCAACCCAGCAAACAAGAAGCACGCTTGGAAGCCCAAGAAGCTCGCCAAGGGAGCGGTGGCGGAGCCGCGCAAAGTAAGCCGCCAGCGGGCGTGGCAATTGCGGCAACGCGCTGCCGGGATGTGCTGGAAGTGCAGCCAGCCCGCCATTGGTGCGCTGTGCCTGCGTCACACGAAGCTAGAACGCGAGCGGCAGCGGAAGCTCCGTGGCTGGACGAAGCGCAACAAGGCGAGCCTAAGTTACCAGATGTGACAACATGAAAAAAACTCAGACTGAATCCCGTCGTTTGCAGCAGCGCATGGTTAGCCTCATTCGTCGCCGCTACGTTCGCACCGTAAAAATTGGAGACAAGTGGAACACCTACCTGCAAATAGACCATCAGGGCTTTTGCGTGGTGGAACAAACCGACCACCATCGCGCCCGGTGGTTTGGTAAGAATCTCGCCGTTGCGCTCGAACGGATGCTGGAGGCTAAAGATAGCCTTAGTGCTGCTTTCAAGGCGCAATAGCCCAGATTTCCGACTCAATGCGCCGTTTTAGACGTTTAGCAGCAACCATGTCTAACGAAAAGCTCACGCAAGACGCTTGAACATGACTCCCAAATCCACCTCACCTACCCGGCCAATGAAGAATCCCAAATTGAAACCGAAGTGCGATGGCCGGGTTAGGTGCAGCGCATGGTTAGCCGACATGGCGGAAATATACGGGGAAATGCTGACGATGGACGGATACGACGACTGCATCGCTGGAATCTGCATCCGTTTCGGTCAAGAACCCGTAATCATCTACGACCGCGCCAAAGTAATTGCACGGCTGATGAATGACGGCATGACGGAGGATGAAGCCGAGGAGTTCCATGAGTTCAATCAGGCCGGTGCTTGGGTGGGCGAGCGAACGCCAGCGTTTTTGTTGTTGCCTAACGCAGAACTGAGCAACCGCCGCCCTCTATGACTGCCGAATCACCAACGACGTGCGGGGCGGCTGTTCGCTCCAGTGATTTGCTCGGTGTAAAGTTTGGATTTACTGACAACAACAAGTATTTCGGGTTTCCTGTTTTTACTTGGAATCTTCCATCCGGCTTTACTTGTCCCGGTGCGCTGGAATGTCTGGCGTATGCAGACCGCAAAACCGGCAAGATAAAAAATGGAGAACACCAAACTTTCAAATGCTATTCAGCAACAACCGAACGCTACCCAGCAGTGCGCGAAAAGGCGTGGCACAACTTTGAGTCTGTGCGCGGCAAAACGCCGGAGGCTGTGGCAGAGACACTGCTGGCGTGCTGGCCGAAAAAAGCAACCCACGTCCGAATCCACGCTGGCGGCGATTTCTTCTCGCAGGACTACTTCGACGGATGGCTGGAAGTATGTAGGCAAAAGCCGTCTGTAAAGTTTTGGGCGTTCACGAAGTCAATTCCGTTCTGGATGGTTCGCCGCGACCAGATACCCGCCAACTTATGTCTGCAAGCCAGCTACGGTGGCAAGCATGATGCGCTGATAAAGCAGCACGGGCTAAAGTTTGCAAAGGTGGTCTATTCAAAGCAGGAGGCTGAAAGCATGAGTCTCGAAATAGATACCGACGACAGGCTGGCAATAAGCGGCAACGAATCATTCGCCCTGTTTGAGAATCAAACGCGCAGGAAAAAGCATCGGCAAACCAAGCGCGTCGCCGCGCCACGATGAAAATAACAACCGACCCCGGCAACGCAGAACTGAGCTACAGCCGCCCTCTATGACTACAACTGAGCCGCGCACACTGCGTCCGTCGTCGTTCTTGAGATGGAACGGCGGCGTCCTCGAACAGTTGTGGGCAGACTCAGGTGGCGGTCAACGATGGTTGAAAATCCCTTATGTTCGCCCCCCTGAAAACCGAGAGCGGCTGGTCGGTGAAGACGTGGATGCTCAAGAGTCATGTGGGAAAGCGATGTCTGGAACTGGCGGGAGTGCCGAATCACCCGGAGGACAACTTGACGGAGGCGGAGGCGGTCAGTTTGGCGGCGACGTTGAACCGCTGGTATCACGGGCAGAGAGAGCCGAAGAAGAAAAAGGGTTGACTGGAGACGAATACACTTGACGAATGATTTCACCCGTGCGAGGATGGCGATGTTGAAAGCACAAACACACAACAAAAAGACAAAACTATGATGGCACAACTCCTAAACCTCGACCGCAAGTTCAAGCCCGCCGTGGTGTCGGCAATCCGCACCTTCCGCCACTCGAAGCCGTGGCAGGGAACGCTCGAAGAGCGCAAGGCCAAGTTTCAATCGCTGCACGATGCGCTCTGCGCAATCTACGGCAAGAGCATCAAGCTGAACATGGACGAAGCCGGGGATGCGCTGTCCGGTGGTGCTCACGTCAACGACGATTTCGGAACGATTCACCTTCTCGGAAACCTGTCGGTGGTGAACTACCTGAACCGCTTCCGCTACGCACAGACCGGCGGCAACGGGCACGCCGCCTACAAGTGGTCAGCCAGCCTCTACGTCCGGTTCTTCAAGCTCAGTGCGAGCCGGATGTATTGCATCGGCCCGTTCATCGTGCGACCGGAATTGGCGGAAGGAAATCCGAACGCTCTGCGTCTCGCCGACGTGATTGAGCAGGTTCGCAGCGGCGTGGTTCCGCCCCCGGTCGCAATCCAGCAGTCGGTGGAGGCCCAACTGGCCTCGCTCGGTAACTGTGACGAAAACTTGATTAACAATTAAGTTTTGAAAACACTTGACGCCAGCCTGCCTGTGAAGTAGGCTGGCGTTGCAATTAACACCAAACACTATGCGCTCAATAACTCTTCACAACAATGCGGACGGGCACGACAAGATTTACGTGCTGGAAATTACGCAGGCTGAAATTGGCAATGCCTTCAGTCATATCGTGACGGCCCGGTGGGGCCGCAGAGACGGTGCCTACGGCAGCTACGGGATTTCACCATACGCCCAAAGCAGCGTAAAATTGAGCGGTGCGTCGCTGCCGTCCGCACTTGCCTACGTAAGCAGCAAGCAAGCGGCCAAGCAGTCCAGAGGCTACCGGGTGGTGGCCCGTTGTGACACGGTGTTTCGAGTTGCGCAGAACGCTCCCGCTTCCGCTCCCTCCGTTGTCGGTGCGGCGTCAGAGGAGCAACGTGAACGGCTGGCGGCAATGATTCCGCCTCCCGTGTTCCCGGCTACGCAAAACGGTCGGACAATTTCTGCCGACTATCCGGTGTCCGCTGCGTTCCCGATCACGTCCGCCTTCCTCGCTGCCGTTCAGGCGGCAATCCTCACTGGCGACTTGGCAAACGTGCGGGCGGTCAACGTGCCCGGAGCTACGCTGTCGCAGTTCGTAAATTGGCATCGAATGGTAATCGCCCGATGGGAAGGCGCACAAGCCACGGCTCCGGTTGCTCCAGTTGCCCCCGTGCAAAGCCGCCGCTCCCTTGGTGCTGTCCGTGCGTGGGCTACCCGCCGTCGCCGTCGTGAGCAAGGCTACTATGCCAACCGTCCGGCTCGCCAAGCAGCACGTCCGGCTACGCAGTCCGACGACTGCGGCAGAAACCCTGTCGTAGCGGGCGCAATCTGTGCGGCTGACTACTGGAAACGCTAACTTAAAATAAAAACTGCGGTAAAAACACACTGATATGAACTTGAACCAATGCACTTTTGCCGGAAATTTAACCGCCGACCCTGAACTACGCTACACGCCAAAGGGCATGGCAATCGCCAGCGGGCAGTTGGCAGTCAACCGCAAGTGGATGACGCCGGACGGCGAGAAGAAAGAGGAAGCCTCCTTCATTCCCTACACCGCTTTCGACAAGACCGCCGAGAACATGGCGAAGCACACAGCCAAGGGGTTGAACGTGTGTCTCGTGGGGCGCATGAAAACCGAGACGTGGCAAGACAAGCAGACCGGCCAGAACCGCAGCAAGCTGTCGCTGGTGGTTGAGCAGGCGCACTTCATCCAGTGGAAAGACAGTGGAGAAGAAGGCCAAGCCGGGCGTCCTACAGCCTCGCCAGCACGTCAGAGGCCGATGACCGGGCCAGAAGCGCATCCGAGCGGTGCGGCGGCTTCTGTCGCCGATAAAAGCGGCGAAGATTCAATTCCTTTTTAAGACACTGCGCCTGCTCAATTAAACAAAACACGGCAATCGTTTAATTGCGGGAAAAGCTATTAAACTTAGTTGAACAACGACAATGACTGACCGATGTGAAGCAATACACTTGACAGGTTTAGAAACCTGTGCGAGACTCCGCACATGAACGCAACCGAATCCGCCAGACCGATTAAGAAGTCTTCCATCGTGAAGTATCAAGGCGGCTACCATCGTGTGTCCGCTGTCATCGCCGGAACGATCAACCTCGCCGCCGTGTTCGGCAGCAAGATTTACCACAAGCGGGTGCCGATTGCGGACGTGGTTGAGGCGCACGACGAATGGTATGCCAAGTGGCAGCAGAGCGAGTCCTACCGCTGTATGTAGGCTGTGCGGTCAACCAAACGACAATGGAACAACTCCAAATCTCAAAGCCGGTCGCCAGCGTGGACATTGCCATCGGAACGAAGGCCCGCATTTCCAACGTCCGCAAGGTTCCCGGCAAGCTGACGCACGAACAAGATACTGTGTTGGCGTTGCTAGAGGACGCACACGCTCCCGACGCACGCCTTTCGCAGCGGGACATCGCCCGGTCAGCGGCGTGGCTGGGCTGCCACCCCAAGCATGAGGCTGATGTGGTGTCGAACGAGTTCGAGTCCACGACTCGGCAGGTTCGTGAAATCATACGCCAGCTTCGGATTGAGCATCAAATCCCGGTGCTGTCTGACCGGGGCGGTTACTTTCTGCCATCGTCGCAGAACGAGGCGGACGCCTTCATCAAGACGCTGGAATCAGCGGCCAAAGCACGAGCGGCGGCGAGTATGGTCACTTACCATGTCATGCGGGCCACGCTGGGCGTTACCAGTGCGTTCTTTGAGGCTATTGCGGCGGTAGATGCGCCCAATGTGGTAAACGGACACCGTGGGCAGACCGCTCCAAACCTTCTCAATCACGTCGGGGAGACGCAGTGCGTGCGGAGTGGAATAGACTCTGTGGCAGAGGTTGCCCGTCTGCGGGAGGTGGAGAGGCGGGCTGCTGCCGCCTTAGAAATTTTCAATGACTTCGGTCACACAAATTGCGGTTGCGACATCTGCCAGTGTGTGCAACTTTTGAAAGGACAACCTTGAAACGCACCCGAACCCCGGCACAAATCCAAAAAAGTGCGAGAGACGCGGTAAAGCAGGCAGCGCGTATCATCCGCCGACACCAGAGACAGGAGGCTATTGCGTTTCGTGCGGCTGTCGAAGGCAAGGCGCGGGTGGCTGGGGCTAAGTTGCGGCGTGGGGTGTGGGACGTGTCTGCCCGCCCAATCGCGCAGCGGCCCAAGAAGCCGGACTCGGAAGAGACACAGACACGGGTAACAATTTTTTGAAAACCGTCATCCACGTAAATCAAAACAAAATACGCTCAAACCAGAAGACCGGAGAGCGCAAGCCGGTAATCACGGTGAAAACCTACAAGTCCAATCGCTACGCGCACTCGGTAGAGATCAAAGGAATGAGCAAGGTTTTCTACAGTCCCGACAAACCGCTAGGGTGTGGGGCGAGGGTGTGGATTGAAACCGAAAGCGAGGTTGTTTTGAGGTGATGAAATTGCAAACTTTGAAAAATAAAACTTAATGTATCCGCACTGAGTAATTTAACTCAGTGTAGTGAGTAATCCGTATGACGCGCCAAACACTCCATGATAAACTGCTGAACAAGATATGAAAAAAATACTGAAATTGGTTAGTCTATTTGTATTAACCGCGCTGGCCGCTTGTCGGGCACCGTTCAAACAACAACAGTTAGAAAGCCACTCTGTAGATTTTGACCGCGTCCTGTGGCACGCGAAGCGAGCGAGCCTAGCCTACTCGGATGAAAAAGCCATTCGGGCAAGCCTGCCAAACGTAGTTAGAGTGGCAGAGCTTAAAAACTCGGTTCAATACTTCTTGGAGACGGACGCCGCTAACAGGACTCAAATTATCGCAGTCAGGGGAACAGCAAACCTCAAAAACGCCAAAGAGGATGCAGAGTATGTGCCTGTAAAGGACAAGGAGCTTGGGGTGTATGTCCACCGTGGCTTTGACTCCACCTCCAAAGACGTGTATAACGATGTCAAGCCGTTCTTAAATAAGGACTTCACCATAATCTGCACGGGTCACTCTTTGGGCGCGGCAATCTCAACACTACTGATGGTCAGGCTTGAAATGGACGGATTCAAAGTGGGCCAGAGCATAAATTTTGGACAACCCAAAGTCACAAACAAGACAGGAGCCGCTAAATACGCAAAACTTCCGCTGATAAGAGTGGTGGATAGAAAAGACCTAGTTCCACTGTGTCCCCCGGCAACCATCCTCGACTCCATTCACGGAACATACCGGCACTTCGGGAGGGAAGTGCTACTGTTAAACGGAAAGCACTATTCGTATCTTGAAGAGCACGACGCGGAAAGGTTCGCTGCCTCAGACTTCTGGAGCCATATCGGTGAGAAAAGCCTGAAGGATCATTACATGGAAAGCTATCTAGCAAACATAGAAGGCAAACTCAAAACGGGCAGCCTTGAAGTTCCATACGCAAACAGGGCAAAATTTGAGTAACAGCAGTAACCAAGCAGAACTAACCAAGCAAAAACATGAAAACCATCATCATCATCTGTGCGTTCCTGATTACAGCCGCCGCAGCCATCGCAGTTCCGGGAGACCGGACGAACTTGGGATTCATCGAGCGGGGCAGTCTCGTTGATGCGTTCAATGAGCTTAAAGGCTACGCGGTCATTGACGGCTCCAAGACGGAAGACGAGAAGGGCTACACCATATCCGCGTCCGCCAAGAAGAGCGGAAAGACCTACCGCGTGCGTGCGTGGGTGAGCCGGGATTGGACTAAGGGCCGCATCATCAGCATTACCCCGGAGTGAACACACCTACCGACGAGCGGCAGATGCACTGGCGCAACAGCGAGGGCACGGTGACGGTGGGGGCGTTCTATGCCGGTCGCTGGATTGCCTACGCCGAAATTGTCACCCCTGAAACCTCCATCGTGATACAGCGCAGAATGACCGACGGAAACACGCTGGAGACAGCGCAGGTAGTGGCAAGGCAGTGCGGTGAAACGATTTTGAAAGCGGCTTGAAACACCAATCGCCTACCTTCTGACACAGATTTAACGTGGAATCTGTGTCAGAACGGTCAGGCCGTGAACATTGGCGATTCTGGATTTTGTATTGCACCGCTCTTTTTTATTTTGCGAAAGTTGTTGACTGTGCGAGTTTGTGGCTGCATACTCCATGTGTAATCTGAGTAGCACCTAAACAAGACAACGACAAAAACAAAATGAACGCACTGGCAATCATCCCCGACGAGCTTCACGACTTCGCACACATCTCCTGCGAAGAGCTTCCATTCCTCGTCATTGACGGCGGGGACTTCTCCGGCCCCCGCCCTACGGACGTGGCGGATGCGATTGACCGCCTTGAGGGGCGGGGCGCATACGCTCCCGTCGAGGCCAACGACCCCCGGTTCGCTGGGATGACGGCGAAAGAGGTCGCCAACTGCAAGGCTTGGCTGCGGTGGGCTGACAAGGTTACTTTCCTGAACGGCATTCACGCCGAAGTTGCCGGGAAGATTCCGGCGTCCGCCCTCTGCGCCTAACCACTATGCTCGCCACCGTCGCCGAAATTCAACCGCTCGCCAATTTGGTCGAGGCCGGTCAGCTTGCCGCCCTGATTCGCAACCATGTGGACTGCGACACCAATCGGGAGAACGCCAAAACCAGCATCAAGCTGGGCAGTAAATATGCCCGTGTGGACGTGGGGCATTCGGGCAAATACATGGTGAATCGTCTCACCCGTGAAATTTTCTCCATCAAGGCTTACGGGGTTGTCCACTTGGGCCACCGCTTCGGCACGTTGGACACGGTTTCCGAGTGGAACTGGAGCGGCTACATGGCGGTTAAGTTCAAGGCGTCCGAATTGAGGGAGGCGTCGTTGTGAACTGCATAAACCAAGTGGACTTAACGGTGACATGGGTTCACCCCTCCGAGCCGATTTATCGTGAGGTTGAGTATCGGAAAAAAGTAGTGGTGAACTTCACGCTGGACATGGAATTCCGTTCGTGGGGATTGAAGTCGGTTGAGGTGATTCCGTTCGGCACAGCAACGGTTCAACTCACCGTAAAAGACTTTGCATCGGCAGATGATGAAATCGGAACTGAGCGTGAAGTCGTCGTGTCCGTGGACTATTCCAAGTGCAAAGTGAAACATGAAAAGGGCGACGGCTACGGCACTGTCACCGTGACCGGATTCACGTTGCACCTGACGCCGGAATGGTTGCCGGACTACCGGTTCACCAAGATTCACGTCACTAGATAATAGCGGCTACACTTGACACACTGAAAACCCTATGCTACCGTCCTTACCAGTGAACCGCATTGCCGCCTTCCAACACGAACGCCAGATGACCGACTTCAAGCAAATCTCAATTCGCACGGCGCAATCGCCACCGACGTTCGGGGTGTGCGCCTCGAAGGAAATGCGAGAGTCTGTCGGCAAGAGC